CACTTAATAATATAAAAAGTAAAGGAAGGTAAAACATATATGATATATATAGATAATACTCAATTAATCGCAACCATTAAAGAATTGCAATTAAGAAAGAATTATACACAAAAACAACTTGCAACGGCTATTGGTATCTCCCCAGCTAATTTATCTAATATCCTAAAAAACAAAAAGTCGTTAAGTTTTGATGATGTCAATAAAATATGTAATGGTTTAGGCTACAAATTGGACTATAGTTTTATAGATACAGATAATACCAGCAAAGATCAATAATACTGTTTACTCTGCCGTGTGTACCTATAAGCCCTTATACAGCCGTTTAAATGCTTGAGAATATAAATATGCAAAGATCATTATTGTTATATAGAAAAAACACGTATAAAACAGTATTATAAACGCAATATATAAATATATCTATTATAGTATGATGCATAGTGCTTGTCTATGCCGTAGGCGTACTTTTATATAGTGTTATGTATATGTACTATATCTATATATTGTGTCATAGGTGTATGTTGTGTATAGTTGTATGTTATACTATTATATGCACTTGTATAATTATAGTAGTTTGGATCTAGTTTTGCGTGGTAGTATAAGATATACTATCGTGTTATGTTTATTAAGTTGTTTATTTAGTTTTGATAGCTTGATCTTGTATGATTTCTATATATTAATTTGTTTAGTTTGTATTTTAATTTGTGTAGTTATCGCAAGTGCTGGAAGTCTGCCAAACATCGAACACTTGTTTGGTTAGTAGTGTAGCATGGTTTGGCTGTGCTGTCAAGTGGTATAGGCAAAAGTTATAGCAAGGTTGGTTGATATAGGTTGGAGTTATAGGTGGGTGGATTGTTAACTTGTATATGGTTTAGTGGTTAACAATGATATAATGTGATCTATTTTTGATTGTTTATGATTTTGTTAGATAGAGAAATATTGTTTTGCTGGTGCTGTGTGACGTGAAGTTTTATTTTGTGTTAATGGTATAGATAGACTATCCAACACATTATGTAAAAGTGTCGGATAATAGACAAGTGTTGTGTAAATAGTCGCAAAGTAGTAGTCCTATTTTGGAATACTACGACACGTCGTAAACCATATTACATTATACAGCATCTGATACACTATCACGTAGTATCCTATACTATGTGGAAATAGTTGGAAATTATCTGTACTTCTGATCCTGATCTGTCTACAAATTATTTACAATCATTTACAAAATCTATTTGATAAAATTATAGTATTTCAAATGAATTTTTACAATTTTAACCATGTAAAAATATGGTTGTGAAAGATCTCAAACCAGCATAACGGGGGGGTTGGTTTACATTTCAAAAATTGGAAATAACTGTCATTTTAGACAGACGTGTTCAATCACCGTGTCAACAAAAATTTTTCGACCCTGCCCACAAAATCCCAATTTTCCCAAGCAATTTCCTACACTTTCCTAGATAAACACTTTCTGCTAATCGAAAACATGTCCTCGGAGGCGTCGTCGAGCGAATCGTTTATTTTACTACTCTTTTTTCGACGCTCTCAGAACCCCTTCTTTCAAAAATCGCACTTTTTCAAAAAATCAGCCCCATTTCCTCCTTTATTTTCCCCAATTCTCTCGACGACACGTTTTTGTTTTGCGCCATTTCATGCAAGTTTTACCATCAAAAGCCTAAGCAATTCCTTATATTTTTCACACCAGATTTTACACAGCTTCACACAATTTATCGAAACATGATTTTTGGCTCTTCTCGAAGCACGATTTTGACCATCGGCACCCTCATAAATCCCAGTAAATTCCTACACAAACTACCTCTCAACCTTTGCACAAAATTACTCCCAGAAAAATGCATAAATTCAATCTATCATGTCATAAAGCGATTTTATCTCCACAATCAATCGCATAAAATAATCGTCACTTCTGCTTTATAATCACTACAATTTTAACAATTTTGCCTACGAAATTGGCGACACCCTATATAGAATGGTCACAACAAAGATATGCACAAAAATATATAAATTACAAGAAACCACTTACAAACACTAAAGAAAACAACAACTACCTCTTCTCTCTTATCCCAAGTAAACAAGCAATTTATTGCGCAGTTTAGGAGAGACAGGATAAGCATCAGCGTTCCTTCTCGACATTGCTACCGCAGGTAATATCACTTACACTCTTCCATTTCTCAGACAATCATGTTATACTGCCATTGAGGGCTTAGGCAACCCTTGGCATCTACGCCAAAACAGACATAAAAAATGATATTAATGGGTTCAAGTTGGTACCCCAGATAATGTATCTGCAAATGCATTATCGGAAATTATGCTCAGGGAAATTTTTCTGGGCATATTTTTTTACAATTAACAATCTCTCATTGCAACAAAGTATCTTATATGATATAATCGTATATATGGCATTGAACAAGATATTCAATGTATTCCATGTATCAATAAAAACAATCCCTCGCAAGGCAAAACATTTTAATAAGATGGAATCCCTTGAACTATCAACCAGATTTGTGACAGATAGTGAACACAAGCAATCTATCAATCAGACACTCAGCCTTGCAAGCAGGGATTATTTTTATGCAAAAAATTATCTTTCATACAGTCCTATAAAAAATCGCACTCTACAGATCATAAATCCATTTTACCTATCTACTCTAACAACTCTCCACGACATACCACAAAATCCATATTTGACGGATATACTCTTCTAAACATTGAGAATCACATATAAGTAGCAGCCACTGTTATGACAAATAATCAGCACACATCATCATGCAGCAGATTTCCAAATCAAACATCTGTCATAACACATCTTAGATCCATGGCAAAAATATCTCTTCATTATACCCTTAAAAAATGTACTCTGAGAGAGCAAATTTCAATTCTACTATCTTACCTTAACAAGTTATCGCCAGAACATATAAAATGGAAATTAGCATCCGATTTCTCGTCTAAACATTGCAAAAGTATCCTAAGTAATTTCACACATAACCTAGCTCTCGCACTCATATCACATAGGGGTACACTTTACATTGAAAAGATCATTGTCGGCACCAGTATATATTGTACATAAAAAAGTACAAGGATATTTCCTATGAAAAAATGCACTTGAGAGATCATAAATCAATTTAACACCTGTCATCTATCAACAATACCAATTTACCTATAGAATGGAAATTCACCATGAAAACCTCTTCTAAATGTACAGAATCCAGTATCAAGAAAATTACATTCTACCCAAATAAAAATACAACTAACTTCCCTCATTGCACCCGTTGACAAGGTGCAGAAAGTATGTTAAAATACCAATATGCTTAAAAAGAAAACAAAGAAAGAAAGGATATATAATGTGAAGAATATGAGTAATTTAAAAAGTAATTGCAATGAAGAGACAAAACTCTCTTTCAATTTGCCACCAGATATCACACCAGATATGATATGCCAGATAATCAATTCTGGTAATCTGTGTAAAGATTCTCTCAGAGAATATATGCTGGTAGATACCAGAAAAGAAATTGCAATGAAGATTCATGATTACTGGAAAGATAATTCTGAGATATTATATCCAAGATCTTCAAGATTATATATGTGGTTGTACTACAATGAGATAGCAAGAAAAAGATTACGGACATTGCAGGAAGAAAATATAAAACAATTATCATATATGATCTACATGATGAAAACAAAGAAAGGAGAAATGAAAAGATGATCAATACAATTATCAAGACAGATAATACAGACAAAAAAGAAAAGACAGATGAAAGATCAAAAGAGAAATGAGATGAGCGTCAGCGAACAAAAGCAATGGTGAAACCATTGGCTAGAATTTGTAATACCGATTTTTGTTTTTATGAATAGTGAACGTAGTGAACTATGAATAAAAATGAAAATCGGTATTACAAATGTTTAATATGCTTAGGAAGTATTATCTCCCCTAATAAGGTTTAATCTTCTTTAGCACCCCACTTTCCACACAATTTTGTGCGGAAATTTTACACCATTAACGCACATTTTTGTGGGAAAATTTTTTCTTGTCCCACATATAGCGTGGGTTTACCAATTATTTACAATTAAACTTTTACACATTTAAGAAAGGAGCGTAATATGACGATATCGCCACCAAAACAACGACCATTTTTTAAAAGGATTCCTTACGATATAATCTACGACCATGCAAGGTTTAATGATTATAGAGTCTTGTTCTTTCTACTACTTCAAAAACATACGTTGACCAATTCATGGGAAGAACAAACAATGATATATTTAAATTATAGCTCAGCATTTAAATTAATCGGAATAACACCAGATAGACATAAAAACGCAAACATTGATCAATTCCGTGAATTAATTAATCAATTGATTTTATTCGGAGACGTAACAACTTCTAACATAAGCACATCCAAAGATGCAATGTTGATTATTAATCCAGATTCTCAAATGTTTTATCCAAAGGAACACTTTGCGATTTTATATGACTTTGAAATTGATTTTATTTTAAAATCATGGAATAGCCCTTCGTATTCTGGAATTAAGCCATGGAAACTATTACTTGTCCTGTCGTATTTAAGATTAAATATTAATACAAGATATGGTTCGGCTTATAATACGAAGAAAAATCGAGAAAGATATCCAGAAACATATCATCAATATTACACTAATATTAGCGATGACTTGGGTTTAAACCAAAGCACAATTGCAAAATGTGTGGATGATCTAGTAGAAATGGGAATTATTGCATGTAAACATACGTCTGGATTTAAAGGCTCTGCAAATTTATTAACTGGAAGAACTATTTTTGCAAATCAATATAAATACGATTTACAACAAAGAGGACGCTTAGATAGTATTTATGACTACAAAAAAGAAATTCAAGAATGTGAAGGACGTCTTACTTCTAAGAGAAAACAATTAAAAGCAGATAAAATTTACGAACATATTGAAGATGATATGGAACTTCCATTTGATTAATCACTTTGTTGGCAGCATTGTGAGTAATCAAGTAAACACAAATTAAAAATTAACTAAACAATAATATACATAACGAAAGGATCTAACAAATTTTCATGACAACACAATTAAATACAGAACTCAAAGACTTATTGGCTACTTCTGACCGTATCTCATTTGAGAACATGACGCAAGAACAGTTTGCAGTAAAACTAGCAGCACAGAGACTACGCACTACTCCTTCTTCAAAGAAAAGATTAAAAAGAAATGATGGTATTCGAGCAAGAGATAGTACAACAGATGCCGTGGTCTATAAGCCAACGCATGACCAGTATTATCGAATTTTCATCAACGATATCTTGAGTAACATTCGATCAGGTGGCATTGATTATTGTTTCAAATGGTATCAGGTGAAAGAATTGCTGCGGTTTCACAAGCACACGCTGATATGCAAAATGGTCAAAGAAAACAAGAGTGCCCGTGGCATTTATTTCAAGGTATCTCTTCCCAACGATTGGCGAAAGATTGAGAAAAATATTTTACCAGAACAGTAAGCAAGAATTATTGAAATACATAATAAACACAAATTAATAATTAAACTAAACAAATACATAAATAAGGAGACTTTTAATGAAATCCAGAAAATTTAATAAAGAAAAATACGCAGAACAGAAGGCAATGAAGAAAAAGAATCGTCCACAACGCAGTTATAAAAGCCTTGGGACAACCATTGAGATTCCGATCAATCACAGAAAGCATAAAATTTTGGCTACTGCCCGACATAATGACGAAAATGGTAAAGAGGACGAAACTTTTACTGTAACGCTTTCAATTGCCAAAGAGACAGGAGATTTCCCAATCTGGCATCAGTTTGAAGATGATTTACAGATCACAGCAAAGAGATATTCTCTTAGAACAGCTCTGATGGCTAAGGTAATTGAGCTTGAAACAGCTGATGATCTTGATATACATATTGAATCTGCTGATGCTATCTACAAGCTTCTTGAATGTGCAGGCGATTACCTAAGCGGTAAGTCAAATACAGTGGAGGTGCAGTAGAATGATAGTTTTATCTACGATTCTGATTGGCGGTGCCGTACTGTTTTGTGCAGGAATGTGTCGTTCTGCTGCTACCAGAGAAATGATTACGGAAAATATTTATTGCCAGATCAAAGCAGAAAGTTTACATAAAAACGCTTTCAGGAAACCAAGAACTGAAATGGAACGGATGACAGACATGATTTTTGAAGAAAGCGAGGATGATGAATAGAATGGCAAACACAGGATATGTACCAATTTTAATTGTGGCACAAGATGAAAATGATAAATATATACATATTAAAGATGCAAAAGAAAATGCCAATTACTTCTGCCCTTGTTGTCATCAACCTGTAAAAATGAGAGCAAAGTCAAGTAAAAAAGTGCAACCACATTTTTATCACATAACAGAAAGTCCATGTGTAAATTCGGAAACACTTATTCATTGGACGTATAAAAATTGGCTATTTTCTGAAGGATCACTTTTTACGATAAAAGATGATGATCAAATTTATATTGTAAAGAATATTGAGATTGAGAAAAATCACACAACAAAGTTTGGAATATATTGCCCAGATATTACGGTAATTGATACTACTGGGAAAAGATTTTTCTTTGAAATCAATTATTCTAATAAGAAAAAATACTCAAACTATGCTGATCGTTGGTGCGAGCTAAATAGCCCTGTCGTAGAAATCAATGTAAAAGATCTGATTAATTCTTCTTTTACAGACGACATTCCAGAGTTCGATCTGTTGTTTGAAGATGGAAAGTATTATGGAAGGTTAGAAAATCGCAATAAAAAAGATGGGTATATTGAGTTGCAAGAAAGAAAGAAAAATGTATTACAAAGCAAGTCTCATGATTTGAGTTACATGAACAAGCTCGATACAATGTGGAAGTACACACAAAAATATACAAAGCAAGAAATTGACGAAGATGAATTTATAGAGATATCTGGTTTTAAAAAATTGGATTATGACGATCAACGGTTTTTTGCAATTACAATTAAACGTATGAAATGTGTAAAGTCTTTCGAAAAAATTGCACAAATCGTGATGGATTCATATTTACATCAGTACCGTACAAAGATCATGAATTTTTGTAAGACCATGAATGTACCGATACCAGAAATCAAAATTGCAGACGTTAGCACATTAGTAAAAAAAATATATTTAGCAATTCACGCAGAACAATTCAGCAATCCAATATGTTTTATTTATAATTGGCGATGTTTTAAGATAACAAAAAATGGAATTCCAGAAGATACAGTTTGCCGTAATTTAAGAGGAGAAGATTATTTTCACTTTAAAAAATATGGCACTTTTGTAAAAAATGCTATATCAATGATAGAAAACGGAGAAAATGCAGAACTAAAATATATTTCTGTGGAGTTATATCCAGATCAAATTATCGAATATTGTGATAGCGGTCGTAATATGGTATGGGTCGATTTTGTTTTTAAAGACATTCAAAAAAATAAAGGGATTACTTCTCTATTGATAGATAAATGTATTATTCGTAGAGAACGCAACGGGTTTGATAATGATATTGGCGCCATCAATAAGTATCTTGAAAGAATTGATATAGAATACGCTGTATTGACCAATATTGAATATATAAACAGAAATTTAAAGAAAACTAAAAAATATCAATTGTTAAATGAGCAGATTCAAAATAAATTAAAAGAATTAAATATTTCATTTGACAAGTACAAGAGCCAAGTTGTTTTTTATAAATTTAATTATTTTATTGATATCAACAAACGGCTAAAAAAAATCAATGTACATATCAAATATAACGATTTTATCATAAGTGGATTTTGTTCTTACCATAATGTAATTACAACTAAAGAACTTAATGACTGTATTCAATTGATGCTGAATAAATTTAATAATACATATCAACTTATCGAAAATGTTTATAAGATTAATGATTTAATTAATAATTCATCAAATAAAGACTGGGAATCTTACATAGAGTTCTCTAGCAATTGTGTATATCTACATATAAAATTTTTATGGCAAACTGCACGTGATCTGAATTTAGATATTTTATATATGCTGGATTATGACAGATATCAAGAATACTATAATTATCCTTGGCGACGAGGTATTTCAGAAAAAGATTTTTCAATAAAAATTCCTTTATTATCCAGCGATATGCCATATTGCGAAAAACAGACTATTACATATAACATTTTAACATGTGATCAAAACAACCAAATAACATTTGATTCAATGAAGCAGGTCGTAGCTTCTTATATGACAAAATTACAACATCATATAGAATCAAAAATTCAACAATTATACAATGGTCATCAAATTCGAATTATTGCAAAGGAGAAAAATTAATGAATTATCAAGGAAATACTAATTGTTTGAACATACCTAGTATTGATGCAAAAGATTTATATATTGCCAATCATCAAAAAGATAATGACATCGGAGAGGTAGCAAACGGCTACTCTCTCCAATATAAAGCTAATGGAAAAATACAAGAAAATATTTCAAAATATATAAACACATATGATTTTAGTTTAGACTTAATTGAGCTTCGAGATTATGTACAAAAAAATGGAAAACATTTTAATATTGGGAAAAAAGACTTTTCCTTTTCCAATCCTAAAAACAGAAAAAAAGAATATAGTAAAATGATTATTAATGTAACTTTTAAATATAGTGTCAAACAATTTAACAGAGTTCGCAAAAATATATATATTAAACATGGCTATGAAAACCATAATCTTGAATTTAATGATTGTGTCGCTACGGAGACGGTATATGACAATAATGGGAATGCTATCACAGAAGTTATTGGAGTAAAAACTAATCAAACAATTGATGCCGATTGCCAATGTGATATTTTGCCATCATGTTTTGTAAAGAAATTCAAAAAGAACTCTCCAAAACAATTGTGTTACAAAATCAAAGAATCAAGTAATACAACAATTAAAAATGTGTCTGATTTACGAAAAGATTTATATATGAACGGATTTGTATGCGATGGTAGAAGCTACGTTAGATTCAAGAGATCATCAGGAAGTAGTCGTGTTGGAAAGTGTTTATTTATTGAAAAAAATCTATACAATCACATGCATCGATGGGAAATGTGTGGACTGAACGTAAAGATTGGAGATGAAGTTGATCTTGCAGCACTTGAAGCATATATTGCACTTCCAACAAGCAGCATTATTGACGCAATTGATATCGACCCTAAATCAATTTTAATTATTGATGATTATGAAAGCGTCTTTAATGATACCGTAATTGAAACAACAATTGGCGACGATGGTTGGCTTCATACGGACGAAAAAGCAATTGAAATACATAATTCGATTTGGGATGGACAAAGCTTAATTGATAAATCTATCATGGGAGAATATTCTTGCTATGGGATGCTTCTTTTAAGAAATAAATTTTTTAAATCATGTTGTTTTAACACCAACATTCAAAAATGGTTCCATGACAATAATATTACAGAAGTTTCACAACTAAATGGTTTTACACTCGCAACTGATGTATCTGAAATTAAAATGATTACAACTCCAAACAGTGTGAAATATTTAAAATTTGGAACAATGGAACAATGGCTAAATAATTTACCAAGTACATTTGGAGTTGTTAAGCATGAGAAAAAAACACATTTTTTTGATGGGGATATGGTACAGACGCATTATCAATTATTAAATACTTTACAATTATCTCAAAAAGAAACAAATGAGCTATTACAATTATCTTTTGATTATATGAACAAATTAAATACAGATATTAATGTTTTAAAGCGACATATCAAATGTAATCAAACCATAACAAATGAAAATGGATACACATTTAATTCAATTAATGATGCCATTTACACATTACTGAATATTTCCGAGGATTTTAGTAAAACGACTACCTTTAATAAATTCAGACATAATCTACTTGATTCGTATAGAAAAAATTTAAAAAGAGGACACGTTCTAGTAAACGGAAATTATTCTGTTTTATTTGGAAATCCATTAGAAATGTTACGCTCTGTTATTGATGATTTTGATGTAGATAATCCATCATTAAAGGTAGGAGAAGTTTATAACACAAGATTTCCAGACAAGCAGGAGTTATTATGCTGTAGAAGTCCGCATGTAACGATTGGGAATATATTAGTCGCACAAAACACATATGTAACCGAAATTGATACATATTTTAATTTGACAGATGAAATTATTTGTCTGAATTCTATAAATGACAACATTTTAGAAAGATTAAGTGGCTGTGATTTTGATTCTGATCAGATGTTGATTACAGACAATCAGATATTATTAAGTGCTGCCAAAAAGAACTATACTGTATTTAAAGTGCCAACATCTAATGTTCACGCACGAAAAGTTCAGAGAAAGTATACGCCAGAAGACCAAGCAGATCTTGATATTCGAACAAGCAATAATCTAATTGGAGAAATTATTAACCTGTCTCAGCAGTTAAATAGTCAGTTGTGGCACATAGTAAATAATACAAAAATGACAGTACAAGAGTTGTATAATTCAAACAAATTTTTTCGAGAATTATATTTTGATATCTGCCAATTAGATGTCATGTCTTGTATTGAGATTGATAAAGCAAAAAAAGAATTTGATGTAGACTCCAAAGCAGAAATTAAACGCATTCAGAGTAAACATATTGCACTTGATGAGGATACGGGCTTAAAAAAACAATCACGATTTTTAGGTACAATTTCACAAATAAAGGGATATGATAAAAAACGAAATGTATCATATGTGAAGTATGATACAACAATGGATTACTTGCTTGATGAGATTACAAAATATACAACAGCATATGTTTCAAATAAATTGCTTCCAATTTCGAAGATCTTCGCTCCTATTGATTTTGATTGGAAAAAAGTAAATCAAAAACAAATATCTAAAATTGTTCATATGTTTGAAGAATTATACGTGTCCCATTATAAAATCATGCATTTAGACTCGTTATATTATTCTTATGAAGAAAAATTAAAAAGATATACTAATGAAAAAATAAAAGTTTTCGACCAACTTACCTCGCTGAAAATAAATTCTAGTACGGCATATCGACTTTTAAGGTATATAGATGATGACAAAGTTAAAACAAAATTTTATTTGTTAGAGTATCTTGCGTTTTATATGGTTAATTATAATTTTGGAAAAATTCAATCAATTTATACCTTGCAAAGAGTAAATTCTGCGAAAGACCCTCATTATTATACATCATTGTATAATATTCCATATGCCATTCATGAATTGTAATCTAATTAATTTTGGAAAAAAAAGCCCAAAAAATTCCTTGGTTTTATTTTTCGATACCGCTCAAACCCAGTGTTTATGCGGTGTCTGGGGTTTGGCAATCTTCCTGTAATAGGGAGACATGAGAAGACGGGCAGACAATCCACAATCATGCCAAACTCCAAAGATTAATCAGAACGGATAAACTCTCAAAATACCAATTTACACTTTGTGTAAATGCTCACGCTGTTTGCAACTAAAGAAATTTCACACCGTGAGTTCCGAGGTCTATGTAATCAAAAACAAAAATCAGAGATGGTATCCGAGACTTGCAACTGTTCTATTAATATAGTAGACCTCCAGAGGAAACTGAAAAGCAACCAAAGGAGAAATCATGAAAAAGAAAATTTCAATTATCACATTAGTTATGGCAATGTTACTGGCAGTCGGTGGATTCACTACTTCTACTGCTGTCTCTGCGAAAAATAAAAAAGTCAAATGTTTGGGAACGTACAAGATTACTGCATACTGCGGTTGTCGGTCATGTTCTGGCGGTTGGGGAAACCGAACTGCTTCAGGTCGCAGAGCAAAACAAGGCAGAACCATTTCTGTTGATAGGAGAAAAATTAAATTAGGTACTAAGGTAAGAATCAATGGTAAGACTTTTATAGCGGAAGATGTTGGCTCAAAAGTTAAAGGGAAACATATTGACATGTATTTTTCATCACACAAATCCGTTACAAGATTTGGAAAAAAATATATGAAAGTATACAAAATTAAATAAGGAGTGTTGTATTATAGTTAAAGTTACGAAAGATCTAACTGGATTACATTTTGGAAGATGGACAGTGTTAAAACAAGCTGATGATCTTGTTTCGAAAAATGGGCATAAAAAAGCAGCATGGCTATGTAAGTGTCAATGCGGAACAATTAAAAGAGTGGATCAACACAATTTAAAAAGTGGTGGTTCTAAATCGTGTGGATGCTATGTATCAGATAGTGTTAGAGAACGATGTAAAAAATACAATACATATGACCTATCAGGAGAATATGGAATTGGTTATACTTATAAGAATGAACAATTCTTTTTCGATTTAGAAGATTACGATAAAATCAAAGATTATTATTGGACTATACATAATGGGTATGTACAAGCAAGAACCAGCGACGGGCATTGGATTAGTATGCACAGATACATAATGGGAGTGACTCGTAGGCAGGATGAAATTGATCATATTCACCATAAAAAATATGATAATCGTAAATCTGAATTACGAATCGTCACAAGTTCCCAGAATAATATGAATAAGCGGTTGCAATCAAATAATACAAGTGGTTGTGCAGGTGTTAGCTATCACATACGAGATAAAAAGTGGAAAGCAACTATTAAATTAAATGGTAAGACAACAACTCTTGGATGGTTTAAAAATAAAGAAGATGCAATTGCTGCTCGAAGAAAAGCAGAAAATGAAATTTTCAAAGAGTATTCATACTTAAATAGTCAAAAAATATCGTAACAAAAAGCTAATTTTATCACACGTAAGAAATATCGCCTATAGGGCATCAATGAAGATATTTTGGTGAGCATGGGACGCCATGCAAAACACAGAGGTATAAAGCTCGTATGTTTGGGGCTTGCGTATAGACATTTACCATAGAATTTACAGGAGCAATATAACTCTGATTTCAAATGTGTTGGACGCCTTTTAGTGCATACGCAAATTATTTGTCGGTAACTCATGTACACATCAAGTAGTGTACACCGACTAATGGATATTTTCTCGGATAAATACCGAGCCTCCATTTATTATTCTGGCAGGTGGCGAAATGTCATCTGTACATTATATTAAAGGAGAAAATAATTATGAATACAACAGCAATTACAACATTCAATAACGAAGAATTTGGTAATGTGAGAACTCTTACAATTGATGGAGATCCTTGGTTTGTTGGCAAGGATATTGCAGAATGTCTTGGATATTCTAAGGCACGAAATGCTATTTCTTCCCATGTTGATAACGAAGATAAAAAGGACGCCCCAATTCAGGGCACCCTTGGCGGAACACAGACGATGAAGGTTGTTAACGAATCTGGCGTTTACTCTCTTATTTTTGGAAGTAAACTGGAATCCGCTAAAAAGTTCAAGAAATGGGTTACATCTGAAGTTTTACCGTCTCTTCGCAAGACTGGTACATATACAGTAGTGGCGACTCAACCGAGTGCAACTTCTTCTATTATTGTTCAGCCAATGAGTGATATCGAATTGCCGAAAGCAACGAATACTTGGTATCTTAAAAACAGAAAACGTATAAGAGAACTATGTGATCTCATGGATATCGAACGCAGAACACTATATCATCTGATTCTTACGGAAATCGGCAAGACAATTGACATTGAGCAATCAAAATCAATCTATACAAGAGATCACGGGTTTCCACCAGAATTCATCATGGATGTTGTTGGTTATTTCACTAAGATGCAAGAAATTGCTGATGAATATCTTGACAGATTATTAGAAAAATATGAGTCTTTGAATTCAGATAATGATGAAGAAGATGAAAGTGTATGGTAATTTACCATATTATAAAACATTGCACCTTGCGTGCCCAACAAGAAATGAAGTGATCCGACTAAGATCGGTGGATTTATGCTATTAGCTGATAAAAGAAAACACAAATCGTTGAAAGAGTGATGCCGAAGTACAAGGTGGAACTCGTGTAGAAACTTGCGATACTCTAATCCAAGGTGTTTTGGTCGCACAAGAAATGTGTGTCTTTTTGATGGAGTTGTCTACAAAAATTACACAATTAAGTGTATGGCATATTCTGGAAATGTTATATTTCGCTTATTGTATGAATAAGTATGCCAAAAGTGAGGAGGAATCACTCACTAAAATTTGTGTTAGTTTTGTTGAAATTAATACAGATACAGAATGTGCATGTGGCAGAGCTGGTTTAATGCACCTGATTGCTAATCAGGCTTACGTGGGAATGCACGTAACAGAGGGTCGTAGCCTCTCATGCACGTTTCAGCTGCGATAAGCCTAATTTTGGTAAGGCAGTAGTCTTGAAAACTACTAGTAGCCGTAGTGATACGGTGTCTCAGTTCGAGTCTGAGTCGCAGCGCTAGTTTGTCCTGTGATGTCTTTCGAGCTCACGGGCTTATATCCCTGTTTATCCCGCTAAGGAGGCGGATCTGACTGTAAATCAGATGGCTTCGGTCACGAGTGGGTTCGATTCCCTCAACAGGGACGACTAGATCTGAGAGGCATACGATGCGCAGATCAAAAAAATATGCGAATGCCCTGATGGCTGGTGAATATTGGTAACCTGTACCTCTACTGATATTCTGATGAAGTTCATCGCTTCAGTTCGTCTTGAGAGTACCTCAAGCTCCTACGTGGATTGAGGTCGTTTTTAAAGATATCTTTACACACAATATCTTTAATAATCAACATTATACTGTGTCGCCAGTGTGTACGAATGAGACATGGTAAATGTATTGACATGTAGCTCAATGGAACAGAGCACAACGCTACGGACGTTGGTGTTGCAGGTTCGACTCCTGTCATGTCAACTTCAATGGCTAGTAGCTCAAATGGTAGAGCACACGGCTGTTAACCGTGCGGTTGCAAGTTCGAGTCTTGCCTAGCCAGTTTTCCTACATACCTCAGAGGCTAGAGGGTCATCACAGCAAGGATAACATTAGATGAAAGTCGTTGGTTCGAATCCAACTGTAGGAATTGCATTTATATAAAAAATGCCCAAAGGGATATGGTGTAACGGTATCACAAGACACTTTGACTGTCTAGATCCTAGTCCGACTCTAGGTATCCCTGTCGCAGAATGGAGAAGTTTGGTTATCTCATCAGGTTCATACCCTGAAGATCGGTGGTTCAAATCCACCTTCTGCTATTTTCTAGGTTTCATTTTGGTTATTTACATAACTATCTCCTATCAGGTAAGGACATTTATGTCCCTACCATTATTGCACAGTGGAAAAGTTGGTTAATTCGCTCGCTCCATTTGGTTCGTGAGGCGTAGGTTCGAAGCCTACCTGTGCAATCAAAGAGCTGTTTGGTGGTCAGTTCTTTTTTCAACAAAGATTTTTCATTGTTAGCATTCGGCAGATGGGTTAATCATATTCATCTGCCACTCCTTTCTGTGTTCGGTAGCTTCAAGTCTGGTAAAAGCACGTACTTTTAATACGAGAGAGCTGGTTCAAATCCAGTCCGAACACTTCTGCTTCTATAGCTTAATGGAAAAGCAAAGCCCTTCTAAGACTTAGAGTGTAGGTTCGAATCCTACTAGAAGCTTTCCTATCCAGTATATATGTACGACGACTGCTATATGCAGCGTCAAGCATCACTGGAAATATTTTAAGAATGGAGGGATCTTCTATAATTAAGATCACCAAAAATGAAGCTTCCTATCTTCGCTCAAAAGGATTCAAGGACAAATCTGATATTCATCAGACGTATTCTGGACATCCTACTTACTATGCAAGTGAGAAAAGAAGTGTAATGAAAGCTCTAAAGAAGTATAGAGAAAGATAATCTTACAAAATTTAAGAAAGGTGGTATCAACTTTATTTGGAATATAAATTATTCTTAGATACCAATGCTCTGCTCAATCTACAGCAGGCAGCATTTAAAGAGCCATTTGTAATTTCACAAAAGACTCTTGAAGAAATCGAAAATATCAAAACATCTGGTAAAAAAGATGGAGAAGTAAAGTATAAAGCAAGATTGATCGCACATTTACTTGATGAAAATTTTGGGAAATATGAAGTTGTTAGAACTACTTCTTCTACCAAACATGTGATTGAATCATGTGATTTAGAAGAAACACCAGATAATATTATTCTGGCATCAGCTTACTTATATAATAAAGACACTGCTCCGATTATATTCTGTACAGATGATTTAAATTGCAAATTTTTGGCAAGAAATATTTTCGCATTAACAACAAAAGGTGTAAACGATATTAATCTTGTAAAAAATATTGAAGAATACACAGGATATAAAGACGTTACGCTTTCAGACGAAGAAATGAGTTATTTCTATCTTCATACCAATGAAAATATCTATGATTCGTTAGTAAATGAGTATTTAATTATTCGTAAATCTGATGGAGAAATTGTGGATTATAGAAAATGGAATGGCGAAGAATATCATGCAATTTCATATAAAACTGTTAATAGTTCATTTATGGGGAAAGTGAAACCTGTCAATCCACAACAGACTTTGACATTCGATATGTTACAGAACAAAGATATCACGATCAATATGGTCTCAGGAAAATTTGGAAGTGGAAAGGACTACATTATGTTATCCAATGCCTTAAAATTAATTGAAGCTGGAAAATTTGATAAATTAATTTATGTTCGTAATGCTATCGGTGTTAAAGATGCAAGTGAAATCGGATTTATACCAGGAACAAAATTTGAAAAATTATTACCGTTTGCTGCTCCGTTAGCAGATCATCTTGGAGGAGAAACAGGATTAGAATTTCAAATTGCTCAAGGAAATATTGAGATTGAATATCTTGGATATATGCGTGGTAGAGATATAAAAAACTCAATCATTTATGTTAGTGAAGCAGAAAATTTAACAAAAGAACACGTACAACTATTGATTGGACGAGTTGGCGAAGGATCCGCTTTATGGATGAATGGAGATTTTAAACAAACAGATTCTACATTATTTAGAATGAATAATGGTTTATTATCTACTGTTCAAAAATTAGCAGGGCATAATAAATTTGGATACGTTCAGTTACAGACTACAGAACGAAGCGAGACTGCTGCTCTTGCGGATTTATTAGATTAATATATCGAAAGGATTGATAAAGATAAATACAAAACATATTTTTAATGGTTTTATCGCAAAACAATTATTAAAAAAAGGAAATGTAATTGTTGATTTGCAGAAAAATCATAATTTAAAGAATGCCAGTGTTTTTATTTTTGAAAACACAGATAAATTAAATAAAGATCTTACAGATATAACTGTCAAAATTAAATGATAGTTATATTTTTTTACTTAAAATTATTCAACGAAAGGACAAGGTAAAAAATATGAAGATTGATTTAACAGGTCAAAAATTTGGGAGACTTACAGTTTTAGAACAAGATTATGATCATCCATTATCGAATAAGAGAACATATTGGAAATGTTTGTGCGATTGTGGCAATATCATTAGTGTTGCTGCTCAGTCATTAAGACGTAAAACAAATCCAACTAAAAGCTGTGGATGTATTAGAAAAGAAAACAATAAAAAGCGCAAAGGTGTTCCACAGACTGGTAAAGTACCGATGATTGGAAAAAGATTTGGCAGATTAACTGTTTTAAGAGAATCGACTAAGCGATCTGGCACTCGGAAAAAATTAATGTATCATTGTATTTGCGATTGTGGTAATGAATGCGATGTTGTTGGAGAAGGACTTCGAAATGGATCAACTAAATCATGTGGTTGTATTTACGAAGAAACTAGAGGAATCGCAACAAAAAATTATTGTACCTATGACCTAGATTCTTATAGCTTTGGAATTGGATATTGTCAAAATAACACTTATTTTTTCTTTGATAAAGAAGACTATGATAAAATTAAAGATTATTGTTGGTGGTATGACGGCAGATATGTATGCGCACATACTTTAAAAGATGACAAATACACAACAAAAATTATAAGACTACATAGAGTTGTTATGGATATTAAGGATCGTGAAAAGATTGATGTGGATCATATAAATTGTGTCCGATATGATTGTAGAAAATCAAACTTAAGGAGATGTACTACCGTACAAAATGCAGCCAACAAAAATTATAGTGAAATACATACTACAGGGAAAAATATAGTTCCTGGAGTGTCTAAAACATCAAGTGGGAAATGGTCGGCATGTATTGGATACAACAATACTGTTATTCGACTTGGAGTTTTTGACAACGTCAAAGATGCAGTTAAAGCAAGAGTTGATGCTGAAATAAAATATTGGAAAGATTTCAGATACAATCCAAATGCAGATAAAATAGATGAAAATATGTTATTTTTATCAAAAGCAGTTTAAATTTTTGTTCATAAAAATGTTCAAAATTCCTCTATATACACTATATCACATTTTATATCAAGTGTATATAGGTTTTTAAAAAAATAATTGTAAACCATAAAAATAATTTAACAGAGAAAAGGAGAATGGATATGGCAAAAGCTTTATCTTATAAAAAATCTACTACTGTCACAGTTAAGGCGGCAGGTTATGTAGACATTGAAAAAGGAGTTATTGAAACAGAAGAAGGAAATGTATCTTTCAAAGATTTATTAAAAGACTTTGATGGAAAATATGGTGAATTCCAGATGAAAGAAAAGACTGATGAAGATCTGGAATTAAACGTACCTTCTGACGAAGAATAGATTGGAGTGAAGATTTATCAGTATCAATTTTGAACAAGAATTAGAAAAAATCGGATTAACTCCAGAAACATATGAGGCTGTCTGTGCAGATATTGATTCAAAACTTGACGGTGTAGTTGATATCGACTGGCAGGAAATTAAAGAAAAACATCATGTACAATGTGCAAGCGATACAATTCGCAAGTCCTCTTCTACTCCATTTGGTGGTAGATTCAGAGATGCTTATTTTCGCAGCAAGCAAAAATCTGGTAACGATGAAAAATCTGAAGATCAGTTATTATATGAAAAAATTCGTAAGGAACGACAGAAATTACAGACAGTTAATTTAGAGAGAAATCGTATTTCTCGCCAAGAAAGTCGTTTTGAGCTGTTCAATGAATATGTGGCTGAAGCAATTCAGATGCTACCAAACCCAGATTTCAAACCTCTGAGAGTTGAAGATAAATCTAAAGGATATGTGCTTTCTATTGCAGATATTCATTATAATGCAGTATTTAAGAGTGTTAACAACGAATACTCTCCAGAAACTTGCATTGAAAGATTTCAAAAATTATTATCCAAGACCATTGTGCTGATACATAGGCTTGGCATTTCTAAACTCAAAGTCGTCACATTAGGTGATGACATTCAGGGTATCTTACGTCTTACTGACGTTAAGCTCAACGATTCTGCCGTTGTTAAGGCAGTTGTTGATATTTCAAAAATCATTTCACATTTCTTAAATGAATTATCCAAATATGTTGAAATTGAATATTATTGCGTAGGTCGAAGCAATCATAGCCAAACACGACCTATAGGAACAAGAGCTTCTGAGTTATGTGCGGAAGACTTTGAGTATATTATTGGTAATTACATCAATGAATGTTTGGCAAACAATGATCGTGTCGAAGTACATCTTGATCTGGAATCTGATTGTATTCATATTCCTATCGTTGGCTTTAATATGGTTGCAATGCATGGACATACCTTAAGAGGAATTGATAGTGCCATTCAAAATATGGAATCTATATATAACGAAGATATTGATTTCTTATTGGTTGGTCATTACCACGGAATGCTTGAAAAATCTCTAAGTGAAGGTATTACATGCGATAAAGAAATTTTAGTGTGTCCAAGCTTTGTAGGTAGTGATCCTTATGCAGACAGTATTTTTAAAGGGTCAAAGAGTGCTTGTAAGTTATTTGAGTTCACAGAACGTGAAGGACATACAGCATCATTCAAGATACAGTTAAATTAGCAATTCGGCAGTCATTTTTTAGGATCAATCTCTCAAAACAGGTCGGACAGACTGCCTATTATGAGCAGATGATGTTACTTCTTCTGCTCCATTTCTATAAATATTTACGGGTACCCAAAAGTGGGTAGCCGTAGAAATTAGTTAAAAATAAAACATTAATTACAAAAAGGAGAATCGAACTATGATTACAACAAAAGAATTAGTAAAATCAATCGCAACAAAGAAAACAGAAACAGAAGGACGTAAAGTAACTCAGATCGAGGCAAAAGAAGAATTAGATAGAGTTGTTGAATGCATCGTTGATGCTATTGCGTCTGGAGACGGTGTTCGTTTAATGGGTCTTGGAACATTTACTGTTGAAGATAAACCAGCTCATGTTGCAAGAAATCCAAGAACAGGTGAAACAATCAATGTTCCTGCTAAGAAAGCTCCAAAATTCAAAATCTCTGCTTCATTAAAAGATGCAGTAAACAAATAAGATTGGAGTGATTATTATTTCTTATAAAGATAAATATAACAAGTATGAGGACTTGAATATTACAGATTTCGAAGACCAAATTGAGCTTTTATTTACAGTTAACGATCAGTTGGTCGATGGAGATAATTGTGTAGATATCATTGCAAACGCTGAGACAATTCGTTATATATTGTCCATTGCAATGTCAGAACTTGACTATGCTCCACATAAGATTAATATGGAAAAAGACGATGCCACATATTGTCTTGAAATGTTTGATGATGGAAGTCTGAGAGTTTTCTTATATGATAAATATAATGATTCTTTACAGGGAACTTCCATTTATTTATATCAAGAAGAGGTTACTCAGGATATTGTAGATTTTGTGTTAAACTTCTACTCTGATTCTGATATCTGGCTTTTTGGATATGAAGATGAAGATGATATTCCGATCAGCAAAGAAGATGTATCTGACTTGGATATCGTTGCTAAAATTATGGAAGATAAACATTTTGAAGTTTTGCCAACTATGTTGCCTTTCGAATATCTGTTAAAGGATCTTTGGAGATTTTAATATTATGAATTATATGCAGTAGGTGAATGATATCATCTACTGTTCTTCTATTATATAAGGAAAGGAGGGACTTATGGCAAGAGAATTAACGCCAGAAGAATTGGTAAAAGCCCCAATGTACATTAATAGAGACGTGCAATTTGAGATGCCAAGGCGATCTACTAGGGTAGATAAAAAATATAAATGCACATGCTGTGGTAAGAGTTGGGATAATCAGAGAAGCCATTTCGCTAAATCTCCTTCTCCTTTATACCAGAGTAATGATGGGTATATCAATATCTGTAATGATTGTATGGACTTATATCTACAGAAGTTGATTAATTACTACAATGGAAATGAAGTCCACGCAATTAAGCATGTGTGTCAGCAATTTGATGTAGTGTTTCATGTTGACGCATACAAAAATGCAAAGGTTGAAAATCAACCAATCACATTTTCACAATATCTTTCAAAGCGTAATCTTCATCAGACAACAAAGGTCGGTAATACATATCTTGATGGAATGAAGACGAAATTTTATGAAGATGGATATGATCATGTTATGAGTGCAGAACAAGCTGTAAATGATGATAACATATCTATTTCTGGTTCAGCTACTAAGAGATGGGGTGCTGGATTTACACAAGCAGATTATAAGAATCTGGATGAACATTATAATATGCTAAAAGACAATAATCCAAACATTGATCAGAATCAAGAAATCTTCGTAAAATCGTTATGTAATTTATACATGCTACAAATACGTGCTCTACAGGCAGGTGATTCAAAAAAATATATTGATCTTAGTAGTCAGTATTCTAAAACATTCAACGACGCAGGTCTAAAAACAGTTGAAGAAAAAGATGAAAGTCAGAATACTACTCTTGGAGTAACATTGGCTACTATATCAAAATATACGCCTGAAGAATTTTATAAAGATAAACCATTATATGAAGATTATGATGATTTGGCAGACTATGTGGACAGATTTATGCTACGTCCATTAAGAAATTTACAATATGGATCTTCTGATCGAGATAAGGAATTTTATGTTCCAGATGAAGAGGATCTTGATGATGAATAAAAAAATAAGTAAGAAAACTGCTGCCAAACGTCTTAGTAAAATGATTGAACAATTCCCTGCCGATAAATATCAGCAAGAATTGTATAAAACATTCCCATCTACTCATTATCTAAGTAATCCTACAAATGTTATGCATACATTGGCATGGTGTACGTTTTTTAGAAAAAATTTACACAGATTTGTACAAGATTACTTAGGAATTGACATACATCCATATCAACAGTTATCGCTATATTATATGGGTGTTTCTAACTCAATTTGTATTGTTGCAGCACGTAATGATGCAAAATCATTCTTAATTGCCCTATATGCATGTTGTAGAGCAATTCTTTATCCAGGATCAAAAGTTGTTATTGGTTCTGCTACTCGTGGGCAGAGTAAATTGATTATCACTGAAAAAATTCAAGGTGAATTAATGGAAATGTCACCTGTATTGAGAGAAGAAATTGAATACGTCAAGACAAATGGACAAGACGTTGTCGTTAAATTCCGTAGCGGATCTACGATTAAAGTGTTTACAGCGAACGATAACGCTCGTGGTATTCGTTCCACAGTCGCCATTCGAGAAGAGTTTAGGCAGATCAAGAAAAACATTGAAGATAATGTCATTTCACCTTTTCAGATGGTACGTCAACCAGGTTATATTAAACTTGCACAATATAAGAATGATCCAGTTATAGCAAAAGCTTTACAAGAAGATCCTGTTGATATTTACATTAGTTCATCTTGGCAAGATCCTAGTCACTGGATGTGGACTATTGTGGACATGAACTATGAATCAATGTTAAATCATGGAAAAGGTATGCTCTTAGCATTTGATGAAAGTATATGTCTAAAACATGGATTTAAAACAAGACAACAGTTGATCAAAGAAAAGAAAAAGCAAGATCCTACCAGTTGGAAGGTAGAGTTCTTAAATCTTAGAATCAAGGAATCTGATTCTGCATATTTTACATATTCTATGCTGATGAATCGGCAAATTTCAAAACAAGTCTTTTATCCAAGAAATAATTTGGATGTTCAAATCAATAAGAAAAACCGCTATACAATCCCTAAACGTGACAATGAGGTAAGAATTATCGCAGGCGATATTGCATTCGTGGCAGGTTCTCAGAACGACAATTCAGTTTATTCTTGTATTCGTGCTATCCCAGAAACAATGACGTATGGAGATAAGCAAATGGAACAAGGATATCGTAGACAATTCCCTTATATAGAATCTAACCAGATAGGTGACACAACGAAACAGGCAATTAGAATACGTCAGTTATATGAAGATTTTAACGCTGATTATATAGTAATTGATGCGAGAAATGGTGGTTTGCAAATTTTGTATTCTTTACAAAAAGTTTTATACGATGAAGATCGCAGTGTTGAATACGCACCATTAAAATGTATGAACAATGATGAATACGGTAGATTATGCCAAGATCCAGACGCAAAACCATGCATCTATGCTATCAATGGTACACAAAACCTGAACAGTGATATTGCTATGAACTTCAGAAAGAATCTGGTTGAAGGAAAGATTGATTTTCTTGTTAATTTTGAAACCGCCAAAGAAGAAATTCTTTCTAAAAACAAGGAATATAGACAAGCCATCGAAGTCGATGATGTATTCGATTTTGAGCGACCATTCTTAGAAACTCAGGCGCTTGTTAGTGAATGTGCAGAATTACAATATGAAAAATTAACCACAGGTGGTATCCGAATTAAGGAACGTGGAAATAACCGAAAAGATAGATATTCTTCATGTAGTTACGGATCATATTTTATAGACCAGTTGGAATTAGATATGGCAACTACAGATGAAGAATACGGATACGCAACATTTGTAAACTAATGGAAGGAGGGAAAATGGAAGAAAATGTAAAGCAAGACACTGCATATGAATACAACAGTTATCAATATACAACAACAGATATATTTAACGCTATCTTTCAATGTGGTGTTTATGATTATTTTAATAAAGAAGAAATACGCAGTGTTTTAAGAAATCCAATTGAAAACCACGAAACCGCCATTAGATTGTCAAATTTTGTGTATACAAAAAACGGAGTTGTTACAAATTCTGTTGACTATATGGTTGCATTGCCATGTCTTGATAGTATATTAATCAATAAATCGAAAGCAAAAAAGAAAAATAACAACAAGGCAAAAAATAACAAACGCTTAATGCGCTCTACTCTTGAGACAATCGACGACAAACATTTCATTAGAGATGCATTACATACCGAGATGTTAGACGGAATTGCGTTTTATTACTTCGAAACCAAAGTAAGACCATCCGATATTGATAATACAAAATACATGAATGATTTTGATGTTGAGCGTATTATGGAGATAAATGACATCGGTGTCAATGTCTCTATTATTTCTTTGCCTTGGCAGTATTGTAAAATTGTTGGTAAGAAAAATGGGCGATTTGTTGTTGGTTTTGACTTGAGATATTTTGATGATTTCACAGACGATACACGAGAAAGAAAACTTAAAAAGTATCCAGAAGAAATCAGGAAAGGGTATTACGATCGCAAGAAAAGTAATGGCGTAAATGGCAATTGGTTAATATTAAATTCGGATAAAACAATGTGTAGAAAAATCAAATGCAAAGACTCAGAACCTTGGGGAAGATCATTGGTTATTGCTGCCCTTGAGGATGTATTATACAAAGACTATTTTACAGACACAAAACGAAATGTTTTGGATGATATGAATAACAAAGTTGTCTATCAGACATTTCCAGAAGGGAAAGAAAAAGGACTTTGTGCTTTAACCAAAAAGCAACAGGAAGCCCAACATAACGATGTTAAAACCGCTGTAGTTAACAAAAACAACAAAGGTGGATTAAGTTTCATTAGTGTTGCCGCAGGAACAAAGATTAATTCTTTAGATGTTTCTACAGATATTTTTAATGATAAAAATGAATCAAATCTTAGCAATCAAATCTCTTTGGATTTAGGTATTTGCGCTTCTTTACTTGGTGCAATGGAATCAGGTAATTTTGGAGCTGGAGCGAATAACCTCGAAATGATCACAGCCCAAGTATATACATGGGTTTATGAATGGCAGAAAGAATTAAATTACGTCATTAACAAAAATGTCATTAAAGATCAAAACAACCCAGTGGAAGTTTACTACTTCCCTACTTCTTTTGTAAACCGCAAAGCATTCTTTGATATGTGTAAAACATTATATTCAGAGGCAAGTGGTTCTTTATCTTATCTTGTCGCTAGTGCAGGAATAAATCCAGAAGCATATTTTAATGTGTTAGATGAAGAAATTGAAGATGGTATATATCAAAAATATTTACCTCATATGACAGCCTATACAAATTCTTCAAATAATACAAATGATCAAGGCGGTCGTCCAACTACGGACAACCCTACCGAAAACACAATTCGAAGTAGAAATAATGACGGGAACAATATCCCAAGTCCAAGTGACTCTAAATAAATATCAATAATGAAAGGTCGATTTTGTTTAATCGGCTTTTTTGTTATACAAAACTTTTTAAAGGAGGATACAACATGGCAATCGTAGAGTTATCTGAAAAGAAATACAAAAATGGGCGCAGACCATTTAAAGCCGTATTGTACGAATTACAGCCTCCTGAATCAGTAGAAAATGGTATCGGAACAAAATACAACAAAAATGGAATTACCTTTTTAGAGGAATATTGTGCGCCACAGCTCGGCAGTATCGCAGATATGAGTGTTCGTGTTGAATTTTTAGATGAAAACAGAACAATAATCTGCGGTCACGGAGAAACTGGTGTCAACGAAGATGGCTTAATAACATTTAGAAATGCAAGTGTTGTTGGACATTTTACAAGAGGCTATATTGACGACATTGATTACGAAGGTGAAACAAAGAGATGTGTATGCGGTGAAGGATATCTTGATGAAATGTGTTATCCAGAATTCGTTGCAAATCTTGAAGAAGACCTTAACAATGGCGTTACCGTAGAAGGTAGCGTAGAAATTTTCAAAGCAAAAGGTAATACAGGAATTGTTTATATGAATGGATGGAGAGAAACAGGGAGAATCCCTGTGGAATTTATTCACTCTGGTTGGGATATGGTAATGAACCCAGCTGATACTTCTTCTATTGTATTGGAATTAAACGAAAATCAAAACAAGGAGGACAAACAGAAAATGGACGGAACAATTGATATGAAAGAAATCACTTCTGCTATCAAAGAAACAATTTCTGAAATCAATTCTAAAGAATCTGCATTAGAAGAGAAAATTTCTGAGCAGAATTCCGTGATTGAGCAGAAAGATTCTGTTATCGCAGAAAAGGATGTAAAGATTTCCGAACTTAATGCAAGTGTCGAAAAATTGCAGAAAGCTCTTGAAGACACAAAGACAGAGAATGAGACAGCATGGGAACAGATCGAAATTCTTAGAAAAGAAATTGCAAAAGCTAAAGTTGCAGAAAAATTAGGTGAAGTTGACGAAGCTTTAAGCGAGTTCAATGAAGACGAAAAAGCAGTCGCAAAAGAAGATATCGACAAATTAAAATCTGATATTAACTCTTGCGAAAATATTGACGAATTAAACGAAATTGCTTCTGAAGTTAACTCTATCAAATCTAAGATTTGCATGAATATTGTAGCACAGCAGAAAGCAGCTGAGAAGCAGGCATCTGCCACAGAGCCTACAGCAGAAACAAATTCAGAAAAAGTTGAAGACATCTTTTCTGAGGTATGTGAATCTATCGAAGTTGTTGATGATGACGAAGATGTAAGTATTTTTTAATAAGGAGGATAGATAAAAATGATTAAATTCCGCAATATCTCTGAAATCGAGAAATTATACCCATATGTAAAAGCTGTTGCAGGAACGGATGTTTATAATGGCGATTTTGGAACAGTAACAGAAGGTACATTTGCTTTAGCCGCTAACGCTAAACAGGTAGTAATGAATATTGAAGTTGGTGACGACGAAGGTTTAGACAGATACTTTATCGCAAAAGGATCAGATTTAAGAGTTTTAGATCTTGATAAATTAGATGGAAAAGAACTTGAAATTTATGGAAAACAGATTCCTACTGGGGTGGCTAAAGGTGACAAGTTAAAATCTACAGCAACAGGGGATCTTGTTAAAGGAGCTACTGCCGCACCATATGTAGAAGTAACTGAAATTATTGGAAATCACAAAGGCATTGTTGTAGGAGTTGTTGCTTCTGCTCCAGCTACACAGTCAGTATCAAAATAGTTAATTGAAAAAGGAGGATAGTATAAATGTATACATTTGAATTAAACAACGAACGTAAGGATGCGAACTTTGCGAGCGGTCGTGTGTCTACAAAATCTCCTGTAGTAGAAATTTTCTCTGCAATGAGAGACGGAAAAGACTTAGCGCCTTTCGGAAGAAAAGCGGATCAGGCTGCTAATTATATTAAAGAATTAAATAGTAAAGCTTCTGCTGGTGATTTATCAGCAGTTTCTGAATTAAATGAAATCAGACGTTTCTCAATGGAACCTCAGATTCTTCAAGAAGCTAAATTATTAAGCATCTATGGAAATTATAAAGCAATCGGATATAACGATTCTTGCGAAGTTGAAATCCCAGAATTTGTTGGAAACCCAGCAAACAAACAGGCTTTAGGTCAGGATGTTAACTTCCCAGTAATCAGAAAGAAAAGAACACCTATCGCTACAGTAGCTATTTCTGCTGGTTATGCAGTAGATTATAGAAAAGCTGCTATTGGTGACATGAGCGATGAAAACGAGTTAAAGAATCAGATCGCTATTCAAATCAGAAACAAAGCTGCTGCTTATGTTGTAGAAACAATCTACAAAGCAATCAAACATGCAGATGGAGTTAAATACTTCTTCGAGGGAGACGGATTAACAAAAACTGGTGTTGATGGAGTTATCACACCTGTAAGACGTTTTGGAAAACCAACTATCACTGGTGATTATGCTTTAGTTTCTCAGCTTAATGCATTCGCAGGATATCAGGGAACAACACCTGCTGTTACAGGTATCTCTGAAGCCGTTATGAAAGAAATCCACGATACAGGATTAATGGGAATGTACAATGGTGCAGTTGTTTCTGAATTACCAAACCCATATGATACTTCTCTGATGAATGCAGCTGGAACAGACTTCCAGACAGTATTACCACAGGGACTCGGATATGTAATTCCTGCTGGTGGACAGTCTCCAATCTATACAGTAACAAGAGGCGGATTAACATCTATTTCTGGAACAGACGTATCAACAGGTCAGTTAATCACAAGATATGACCTTGAAGTTGGTGCTTTAGTTGCTCCAGGAAGAGAATATATGATTGGTTTACTTGGAGACAAGAAACTGTCAACAGAACTTGGTACTTACTAGAATTCGTAAATAGTTGAAGAAATGTAGACCTTATGGGTCTTTTTTATTTGCAAAGATATATGGTAATTCTGTATATCTTTGCAATTAATTAGTTAAATAGAGGACATAGACCATGAACGATATTTACTTTTGCTATTCCAAAAAACTACACTATTTTTTAATGGGGTTAGGCGAAAGTTATATTTCTTCTAACATCAACAAAAATACTGGTGTACGTTATTGGACATTCCAAAAGTCGAAAGATTTAGATGAAAAGATTGAATTGTATAATTCTGTAAAATACAAATTCAAGTAAACGATAATTAGTTGTGAAAGGATAAATAATTGAAAGAGATGGAAAATACGGAAGTTGTAAAAGAGTTAAGCATGGAAACAAAAATTACAGTACGCAGCCTTGCCAATTGGACAACAGGATTTCAGCGAATTGAATCCACAGGAGATGTAACAATCACACCAAATGGTACTACCCGTTTATCTCGTGGAGAAGTAATCTCACAGGTGCAGAACGGGAATATGCTTTTTACTGGAATTGATGGTGTTGGCTCTCATGCAACATTATATATTGAAGACGCTGATACTCGTGAAGAGTTAGACTTTGACAATAAAAAAGAAAAGAAAGTTCAGAAAATTTTAACGCCTGAATTAGTAGCAAAATTATTTGCCTATAAAGGGATGTCAAAAACATTTAAGGACAAAGTTTCTGAGTATATTGTTACAAGTGCTGAAAAATCAGCTGTCATGATGATGATTAAAAAAGGTAATTATAACGATTACGAAAAAATTCGATTCATTGAAAACTATACGGGACACAAAATGAAATAGGATGTAGGTGATTATAATGACAACCGCAGATGATGTAATTCAAAGTTTTGAATCTACGTTCGCAGATAAAACGCCTTTGCCAGACTCTTTAGTTTTTCAATGGCTAAAAAAGGCAATTGCAAGATATTCTATGGAAATTGATGATCTTACATTCGATGTAGAAACAAAAGAATTTTCAGAAGATCTTGATCAATATGTCATAGATACAATGGCAGAATATATGCATCAATATTATCAGGAGCGTTACTACTCTCTTGTAAATAAACGAGTGAGTATTGTAACAAAAGAATTAAGTATTGATGGAAATAATGGGTCAAAAACTTCAGCAAAGAATGAGCTTGATGCTATTAAATATAATGCTGAAAAAATGACAAACAATCAGAAACCTACCGCTTATACATAGGAGGTGCGATAAATGCAAGATTGGTATTTAATAACACCTAATACACGACCTAACTTAACGGGCGGTTATGAAAATGATGCATATAACGATTATAAAGATGATGAATTTGCAGAGATCTTAGATACAGACATTGCTTCTACGGTTGAATTATGTAACTCTGATTTATCAGAAAGAACGACTATCCGATGTGTGGTTCAAGATAATGATTCTGATACCGCATTAAAAACTATGCAGAGAACTGTACTATTCCCATGTAATACTTCCAAAGCAGGAATGTATGTATATTTTGAGAATAATTACTGGATCATAGACGGAAGACCTGGACAATGTGGTGTATTTGAAAAAACAACAATGAAGTTGTGTCAGTCTACTGTAAAATGGCAAGATGCAGACGGTAATATCCATGAAAGATGGGCTTATTATCAATCGGCATCTAAATATGATGTTGGTAAAACAGGTAACAATATTATATTTGTTGGGTCAAATAACTATACGGTAATTGTACCGCAAGACGATGATACTCTTGGGCTTGATGGAAAAAGAGTATTTCTTGATATTCGTGAAGTTCCAAATGACGTATTTACATTCACTCGTGATGATAATGTTTTATATCATTTTGGTACTGAACATGGTGGTGTATTATCTTTTATCGTTGATAAAGATGAATTTAACCCAGCGAAAGACAGAAAAGACTTGCGATTATGTGATTACTTTGAGCCTAAAAAAGATCCTGAACCAACGCAGCCAGAGAAACCAGAACAGCCAGATGTTCCAACTATAGAACAGACATGTACTGCTACTATTAAGTATAGATACAAGAAAGTTTTTGTAGGAAAGAAATCTACATTTACCGCTTCTTTTAAAGACTTAGATGGAAACATAGTTACAAAAGATCCTCAATGGGATCTTGAATGTGAATTAAAAGACTCCATTAATATAGAAGAAACTGGTTCAAACATTGGAATCTCTGTGTCAAATTCTGCATTAGTTGGTCAGAAAATCATCTTGAAATTATCTGCAAAAGATAGAACTTCTTCTACTGCTTCTATTGAAATAACTATAGAAAGTCTTACATAGGTGAAATTCAATGACGAAAACAGAAAAAATGATGGAAAATCCTCTGGTTTCACTTGGATTGATCAAAGAAGCCGTAGGAAATATTTTAATGACAAATGACGATGTCAACACTCTTGCTATGCCATATCTTGATGATGAGGATTATTCTTTCGAGGATAATTGGTTTGGATGCAAAATTGGCGAAAATATACATGGGCAAGTGAAAGACAATCGTTTATTAGGACATTGCAAAGATGTCCCATATATGGATGAAACCATTACAGATACACGATCTATTATCTTAATGGAAACATATCCTAGTACATCAACATCTATTATTGATTACACATTGGTTATCAATGTCGTATGTCATAGGGATGTTATCAAACTAGATGATGATGAAAGGTCAGAATGGCGTGAAAAAGGATACGCTGGCAATCGTTTAGATATGATTTGCCAAGCAATCAATCTTGCCTTAACTGACGAATCAATAAAAGACTCATTTGGTATCGGGGCTATGAGATTAGATACTCGTACAAGCCAATTACAGTCTTTTAAGCCGAACACTAACTTTTATGGCAGGACAATGGTGTATCGGATTGATGATATAAATATGGAGTTGCTTTGTAAGTGAGTGACGTAAAACTTACTTATTCACAGCTACTGTCAAGCGAACCAATACCTGTTGGAATCGGGCATATTCAGCCACCTAAAATCAGTGATCGTAGGAGAATTGGTGAAGGGCTATGGATGCAATATGCTAGTTATATGACATTGACAGTAGATAGCTACTACTCTGCTCTCCTGCCAGATAAATATGATGCTTTTTTGGCATTACCTTATGAAGAACGAACAGATGTTAAATTATTTGATTTGGTATCAGAAAACACAGATGTTATACGGATTTATGTGAGAGCATTTTGTTTTTATTTTGTCGAAGATGTTGTGTATAGATTAAGAGAAAAAAGATTTGAGATCTTAAAAACACATGAGGACGAAGAAACTGGAGAGGTTGAATCACAGATTGTCGGGGTTATTGATCGAGAAATCTTTGATGATGTATTACATATTCTGATGCAAATTTCAAATATTAACAATGAACGCACAGTGTCCGAAGAATTATCAAAACAAAAAGATCCTGTTGTTATCCAAATGCAACGTAGACGTGATAAGGCAAAAGCTAAACGTACTCGTGGCAAAAACTTAGATAAACAAGATCCTAAATATGATATCGGAAATATTATCTCTGTTGTATGTGCGTATCACCCAAGTATTAATTTTACTAACGTAGGGCAATTAACAATTCCTCAATTATATGATAACTTTCAAAGAATTTTAATTGATAGAAATTATCAAATCATGGCTCTTAATGCCAGTGTCTGGGGAACTGAAGGTAGTGACTTTAAAGAAGATTCATATTTGAAAAACCTTAACGAGGAAAAATAAGACCTATCTTTATAGGTCTTATTTTAATACTAAAATTTAAAAATTCTAATGAAAGGATGTGACAAAATGGCAGCTAGTAAGAAATATGCAAGCCGTGACTGCGGTGTATTTGAGTTAACTAACTTAGCTACAAGCAAAAAGGCTTTAAGAGTTGATTATGCAAATACAGTAACATTAAATATTACAGCAGATTCTGTAAAAGCTAAAAAGAGAGGTAGAGATGCTGTAACATTTGCTAACCCAATGGAAGGAACACTTGAAGCAGAAATTCAGGTATATCCATTTGAGTTATTCTCTATCTTTGGTAACGGTACAATTACAGAAGGTGGAGATCGTGCAGAAATGAAGACGATCACTGCTACAGAAGCAGGAAAACTTACATTACCAGACGATCCAAAAGCAGGAGCTTTATTCGTTTACGAAAAAGGTGATGTTGGTGGAACACAGATCGAAGGAAGTGTAGCAACAAAAGTATTCACAGCTACAACAGATAGCGAAATTGCTGTTAGTAAGAAATACGATGTATCTTATATCGTAAATGATTCTACACTTCAGTTAGTTAAGATTAACGATAATCAGGAATTAGCTGATTTCAGAGTTGACGCAGAAATCAATCAGAAATCTGAGCAGGGAGTTGTAACACCATTACATATCACTTGCTACAAAGCTACTCCTCAGAGAAATATCGAATTAGCTTTCGCAGCTGAGGGAGATCCTATTACACTGAAGATCACATTTGACCTGATGACAGATGCAGATGATGAATTTGTAGATATTTATCAGATCAAGTCTTTAGCTTAATTTAAGGACATTATTTATCACTACTGGTTAGTTTATACTAATCAGTAGTGTATTAACTTGGAATATTGAACATGAAAAAATATTGCAGTAATCATATTATAGTTTTACATTTTAATTAGAAGATAGGGAAGAGAACAAAACTTTAATATGGTTCACAAATTGGATTATATGATTTTTTGTTTTCTTCCCTATTTTTTACGATTTTAAAAGAAAGGGTGTATTTATTGAATTCAGAAATTACAACACCTGAGCAGTTGCAGGAAGCCTATAAAGATACAAAACTCATTCCTGTTACAAGTTTAGCACAGGTTAAGTTCTATGTAGAACATGGTGTGCAACCACTTCTGGTCTATCCATCTGAACGTGCAGATATCATGGCGTTCTGGTATCCAAAGAAAGATACATATAGATTGTATGTTGATTATAGAAAATATATTAACGATAAATATCAGGTAGGTGAATAGGTTGGCAAAGAATGTTGGTAAGAGATTTGAAGAAAATTGGAAAGCCAGTATTCCTTCAGACGTATTCTACTATCGTTTAAAAGATCAAGCACAGTCTTTTGGTGGTTGTAGTAATTTAAGATTTTCAAGTAAGAATCCTTGCGATTGTTTCTTATTTTCCTCTCCTTATATGTATGCATTGGAATTGAAAAGTGTTGGCACTTCTTCTATTTCTTTTGAACGTACCAAAGAAGAGAAAGGTGTAATTCATTATCATCAGATTAAAGGTTTAAGAGAATTTATTGGTTACAGAAATATGGTCGCAGGGTTTTTATTTAATTTTAGAAAGAGAGATAACACAGAAACTACATATTTTCAGCATATCAATGATTTTGACAGGATGATTGCTTCTATAGATAAAAAATCATTCAATGAAAAGGATTTGGCAAAATTTAATCCAATCATTGTTAATAGTCGAAAATTAAAAGTCAATTACAGATATCATGTATCTGAATTGCTTGAGAAGTTAAACAGAGAAATGGAGAGATAATTTTATGGGTAAAATTGATTTTGAAACAAGACATTATGAAGATGGGTCTTTAAATAGATTTGAGGCAAATGATTTCGTTGAAGCCGTTGTAACCTCTGCTTTTCCTGTAACTCAGGACGAAAACGGAATATCTAGTATGGACTATGATCCACTGAGTAAACTTATGGGAATCAAGATGAATATTATCAAATTTTATGGAAACGTGGATTTAGAAAGCATTGGTATTGATGAATTATATACACTTGCTTCAGATATTGATGTTGACGAATTTGTTGATGAAAATGATATTAACAAAGTACAGTTTAAAGATATGTTAACTGCAATTGATGACAAATGTGACTACATCAAACAGCAGTTAATTGCAAGTGCAATTGATATTAAACTTGACAGCAAAGATGTGAATTTCAAGGTCGAAGGTGTTGACGATTTAGTAGAATCTGTCGTGGCTTTAGCACCTGCTCTTGAATATATTAATGAAGTATTTGCCAAAGCTGATCCAGAAGTAACTCAGAAGATGATGCAGTATTTTGCAGAGCATGGTTTTGACTTTACTGCCGAAGACATTACAAAAGCTGTCGTTGAATCTGATGATTTCCAGAAAAATAGAATTGATGCACTTGAAGCAATTAAACAGGGTGCCGCTGATGCAGTCAATAATAATGTAGTTTCTATTGACAGAAAGTAAGGTGATCTCATGGGAAACATGGGTGCAATGGCTGGGTTATGGAGACAAATTCAGAATGAAATGCGTGATGCGGTAAGTGAAGCTGAGAGTAAAACATTCTTAACAGCCAATCAAGAGCTTACTGCTTCTTATGCAGGTGGGGAACCAATACCTCCAGAGCAAGGTGGATATGTAAGAACATATCAGATGAAAAACTCTGCAAGAACAACTGGCGTTGTTGGTGGCGGAGATTCTGTTAGTGCCACTGTGTATCTTGATCAGGGATACAATTATAATACTGGAACTTATTCTACTCCTCACGTCTTTTCAGAAGCGGAATCTGGGGGATCTGGTATTGTATTAACTTCTGGATTCTGGCAACGTACAGAGCAAAAAGCTCAACAATATGCTGAACAGGCATTTGCAAAAAGATTTAAACAATAATTTCTTTTCACATCAAATTTGATGTAAATTTCACAAAATAAAACCAAGATTTTATATGCTTATCAACCGCAATATATATTATTTATTTTTAAGAATACCACTATATATTGTGGTTGTATTTATTTTACACATAGGAGGTTTACCGTTGGCTAGATTTACGGTATATAACAAGATTACATCTCCAGAAAAACTAGCATTGGTCAATAAAGATAACAAAGATTTAGGCAATGAGTGGTTAGATTACCTTGCTTCTGTTGATCGTGCGCAGAGTACAATCAAAGGTTATCGCAATGACTTAGATATTTTCTGGTGTTGGAATCTGGAACATAATAAAAATAAGGACTTCGCAAAATTAACAAAGCGTGACATTGCTAAGTTTCAAAATCATGCAATTAACGTATGGGGATGGAGTCCTAAACGAACAAGACGTGTTAAATCATGTCTTTCTTCTTTATCTGATTATATCGAAAATATGTTAGATGAGGAAGAAGAATTTGAAGGATTCAGAAAAATTGTAAATAAGATTGAGAATCCTGCAAATGAGGCAGTGCGTGAGAAAACTATTCTGCCAGATGAAAAAGTTGATGACTTATTAAAAACTCTTGTCGAACAAGAGAAATATGAAAAAGCGTGTGCTATCGCTATTGCTGCTTATTCTGGAATGAGAAAGTCCGAAATTATCCAGATGAAGATGTCTTATTTTACTGAAGATGCTCTTGAATTTGATGGTGCTTTATATAAAACACCAAAGATTCGTACCAAGGGTCGTGGTAAATTAGGTAAGCAGTTAAACAAATTTATCCTTGTTGATGTTAAAAAATACATTGATCTATGGGATAAACAACGTAAAGAACTTGGCGTTGACATTGACGATATCTTTGTAACGAAAGATAAAAATGGTTGGCATCGTAGATCCAATCTTGATAAATGGACAGCTGAATTCTCAGAGATGTTAGACGTAGACTTCTACTACCATTGTATGCGACATTATACTTGCACTGCTTTCGCAAAGAAGAATATTCCGATTGATGTTATCAAAGAATTCTTTGGATGGTCTTCTACTGAATTGGTTGGTATTTACAACGATTCATCCGCAGAAGATGACTTCGGAAAATACTTTACAAAAGACGGTATTAAAGAAGGAAAACAAGGTTCTTTGTCTGATTTATAGTATTGGAAAAATATACCTGTATACATACAATATATTACTATGATATACTCAAACTCGCAATGATCAATTACACAACAAAATCTATGACGTAACACCACTTATATAGTAGGAGATGATGTTATGATGATAGAGAATAGAAAAAATTACTATACACTTATTTGTGCTGAATGGAGTATGTATGGCGGAGGAATAGTTATACATACAGAGGTAAATGTTGGTTCAGTTATCGAAGCACATGAATATGTTTTATCACATCTTTATGACTTCCCTACTGGTACATGGGTACTTAAGCCATGTTTGACAGCAATTAGTTAAACAACAAGTAACAAGTAATTGATCATTGCTCTCACGGGCGGTTGGTATAATGGAATTATACTGGTCTCCAAAACCAGAGATCGGGGTTCGATTCCCTGACCGTCTGTTAATTATATACTGGAACTAAAAGAGTCTATTTTGTATAGGCTCTTTTTATTATGCACAAAATTATGAAAGAGGTGAGTAAATGGATTTTCAAGCCGTCATTAAAGCAATATTAGAAAACAAAGGCACTGTTGAAAAACAGCTTAACGATCTTATAAAAGACAGGGATGTTCATATTAATCCTACTGTCGGGACAAGCGGATCAACAAATACAACACTCAATAACCAAATTAAAAGACAGGCAAATGCTCAGGCAAAATCATATGTACAATATAAGAAATCTGCAATTCAAAAGCAGATGAAACATGCTTCTGGGACATTCTATACTAGCGGAGAAACATCTATTGATAAAGGGCTTGTTAAACGTCAAAAAGAACAAGCCGAGGAAATGGCATCTGTAATTACTGACATTGCAAAAAATGAAGGTATTTCAGATAAAGACGCTAAAAAATATGCAAAAAATGTTTCAAAAATACAAGAAAAAGCGCAGGATCAAGCACTCAAGGAACAAGAGAAAAACAACGCTAAATTTCAAGCAAAGCAAAAAGCTTTAAACGAAAAAGCTGCCAAAATTGAATCCGACATTCAAGCCAAGAAATTTGCATCAAAATCAAGCAAATATCAAAAACAATTTTCTGGGTATGTTGACAATAACAGCAAAGAATACAATGAGTTTGGAATGAACGTCATTGATTACGATAAACAGCGAAAAGAACTAAACAGAATGTATGGCAACTTTCAGAAGAATCGAAGCGCTGAGAATCGTGATCTGTTAATTGAGGCACACGCCAAACTTGAACAATATGATAAAAACACCGCAAGTAGTTTATCTTTATTAAATGCTTCTCCTAATAAAGTTCTTCAGAGCGATGTTCAAAAACAAGTTGAAAAACAACACAAAGAACAAGAAAAACAATATAGTAACTGGTTTAATCAAGCACTCAAGGAACAAGAGAAAAAAGACTCTTACGTAGAAAATGTTTCTAGGAATCTTGGAAATAAATCGTATGATGCTAATTTAGCCGCACAGCAGAATAAATTAAATAGCTATTACGCAGGTACTCAAGAATATAAAAATGCAAGTAAATCTTTTAAGGAATATGAAAAGAATGTACAAGATTTACAAAAGTTACATACTCAGTATCAGGCAAAACCAACTACTGCAAATCAAGATGCAATCATTCAGCAGAATGAGAAAGTAATTCAATCATATGAAAAACTAAATAATGAGATGAAGATTCTCAATTCAACTCAAACAAAAGCACTTAATCCTGGAGAGGGTACGATTCAAGCAAATAAGATCAGAACTTATTTAGAGAATAATACAAAAGCTGCAAAGGATTATGGCGCTGCCTTAGAAGAGATTGCAAAGAAGTCTGAATCTGCAACAACCAAAGGTGAATTGCAAGGAGCAAATCAAGACTTTAAGAAAATACAGTCTGAAATTTCTGCAAAAGGACTTACTGGAAATTCAATGTTTTCAGAAGTTAAGCGTGGATTTAGTCAGATTTCTCAGTTTGTAGGAACATATGGTATCTTGCAATCTGGTATGAACAAAGCACAGGAAATGGTGCAAAACACATACGATGTAGATAGTGCCATGACTCAGCTTCAGATGGCTACTGGTGTATCAAATGACAAAGCCAAAGATTTGATGAAAACATATTCAAATATGGGGCATCAATTAAAGGCTACTGGTACAGATGTTGCTGCTTCTTCTACTGAGTGGATGAAACAGGGACAAAGTGTTGAAAAGTCTAATAAACTTGCTGAAAATTCTATTAAACTGAGCAAGGTTGGTGATTTAACATCTGAAAATGCTACAAAATATTTAACTTCTGCGAGAAAAGGTTATGGCATTACGAGTGCAGAAGATACCTTGAAAATCGTAGATAAAATGTCTTCTGTAGATATGGCTTCCGCTACTGATGTTGGAGGTTTGGCAGAAGGTATGTCCGAAGTTGCAACGAATGCAAATTTAGCGGGTAAAATAGATGCCCGACCATATGGCGACATATGGGCTATTTTTATAAATAGTAGTTATTACCCAAATCGGTTAAAACCTGACTGGGCTATCGTAGCCTAAAAGATAAGACCGAGATAACTTAATAATAAATATTGAACACGGCAATGTCGTGTTATTTTTATGCCTATTTCTAAGTATTGTAACGACTGTTCGGGTAGCTGTCTCTCTGAGACAAATATACAGTCTGAACTATATAGAAATATATAGAAAAATGGTCAGTAGTAACCAGACTACTTAAAGAAGAACCATTTTCGCCACATTGTACCTTTGATGTGGTCTGTAGCGTAGAGCAAACGTGAAAGTAACAGCTTGGTCAGCATGGACAAATTGCTCGGTTATTTAGCAACTATCGGTGAAACAACTCAGGAAGGTATGAGTTCAGTCGGAACTGGTTTGAACGCCATTTTCTCCCGTATGGGAAATATCAAACTAGCACGACTTAAAGATTATCAAAATAATGGCGAAGACCTAGACATTTGGGGCGCAGTGGCATAATACATAAACCACTGTGGCAATTCTTTCTTATGATCATATGAATTTTCATATGTGCTTAAAAGCCGAGGGAACGGTCAATAAGGAGGAAGGATATATTTATATCCGCCTTGAACGACTGAGCGAAAGAAGGTCATTTCGATGACTATGCGACAGTCTGAACACACTTCTATATTTCCCATAATTCCTTAAGAAGTGGAGTTGCGGTCAAGTGTAAAGACACTTTTGGAAGTACCGCAACCGCTTCTATGTAATGAGCTTCTTCTTATTATATAGAAGTCATATTGTCTCATTCTACAGGACAAAGTAACAGCATGGAGTGATGTAGAAACAGTCTTAAAAGGTGAAGGAATTAACCTAAGAGACAAACAAGATAAATTCAGAAATTTCGGTGATGTGCTTGATGAAGTCGCTGGCAAATGGACTAGCTACAGTGACGTATCTCAAAGAGCAATTGCAAAAGCGATGGCTGGTAAACAAAGATTGGTGCCTGAACATACGGTGACGTATGAACGACGCTTTCAAAATATATCGTTAAGAATGATGCCATATCGGAAGAGAGCTGGGGACAGAGAATTCCGAGGAAAGACTGATATTTTGGTGAGATGTGCATAAGCACGTCTTTTTTATTTTACACAAAAGGAGATGATTATATTAAAGTTGGGAGAAATCCATTTACTGATGAAGAAGAAAAATATTTAATTGAGAACTATGCTACAGCTACATGGGAAGAAATACTCAAACATATACCAAATAAACGAAAAGATTCGATTGCACACAAAGCTATGAAACTTGGTTTGGTGCGTCGAAAAACGTGGTCAGAAAAAGATGTAGATTTATTGAAAGAGGTTTATCCGTCTGATTTGTCTATTGAAGAAATTTCACAACTAATATTTCATGGTAAATATACCGTTGGTGCTATTCGAACAAAAGCACATAAATTACGATTAGAAAAGTCGGCAAGATGGACAGATAAAGAAATGGAATTATTATTTAAATATTATCCTATCTTGCAACCAGGAGAAATGGAAAAAATGCTACCAAGACATACTAGGGGAAGTATTATTTGTAAAGCACATGAAAATGGACTTGTTTCGTTTCGGTATTGGGGACAAAACGAAATTGATTATTTATTAGAACATTATTCTACTCAGTCAGATGAGGAAATTGCACAATATTTACATAGAACTTCTGAGGCTGTTCGTGGGCAAAGAGATCGTATGAAATTATATCATCCAATTGAAAGATGTATCTACGAAGATATCCCAAAGTTTTTAAGACCTAAAATTAGACCTTGGAGAAGAAAATCAATTGAACATTGTAATAATCAATGCATTATAACTGGAAGTAAGACATATGACGTACATCACTTGTATGCATTTAATTTGATACTATCTGAGACATTAAAGAAGATTGATTTCCCTTTAAAAGAAAACTTTACCGATTATAGTGAAGAAGAATTACAATATTTAACTGATGAATTTTTAAAAATGCATAATTCATATCCGCTTGGAATTTGTATTGATCGAAATTTACATAAACAATTTCATAGTATGTATGGACATGGAAACAATACACCAGAACAATTTAAAGAATTTTTAAACAAACAAAATATCAGAATCCGTAACGACTATGTGCTGGCACAGTGATGTGTCAGCCTACGCATCATATCTTATATCCATAAGATAAAGATAGAGTCTGCTCTGCATTTATAATCCTAAGCTAGTCCCTTAGACGAAGATGCAGAATCAAGAAGAAATTCTTGGTCGCCACATATTGGATTGTGTGGTATTATGCAAAAAAAACGCATATAAAGTAACAAAAAAACCAATCATATGGAGCAATTTCTCGTCCTAATGGGCAACTATAAGAAAGCTCAAGAATACGAGAAAGTATCCGAAAATTCTGCTGGATCTACAGACAAAAAGTACAAAGTTTATGAGAATAGTTTGGAAGGACGAACAGAAGATCTTAAAAACTCATTCCAATCTATCTCAACAACATTTGCTGATAAAAACCTTCTTGGTGGAGGAATTACTTTACTATCAAATGTTCTTAATGTAGTTAATAAATTAGTAAGTAGTTTTGGATTATTGCAAACTGCTGCCGCTGGCTTTGCTGGCATTAAACTTTTTAAAAACCTAGGTTGACCCTATCTCAAAATCATTAGGGTGACAGTGAGCCTACTATATATAAGGAAGAAACAGAAATGGTGTTTCGAACAAATATATAGGATACGGGGTTTTAAAATACACGTATCAGGAGTAATTGCTGGAACGAAAAAGAATATCGAAACTGAAACGGAATTGGCAACAATAGACGGAATAGTTTAAGAATTTGATATTCATATCGTATTATACGATTGTATCTAATCAGCCACACACATTCTTACCGTATAGGAAGATATCGGTAAACTACCGCATAAGAAACGTGCTTCGGGATAAGGCACAGTAGCTAAGATGTTTCAATAAGAATGGATGTTCAGAGACTACCGATCCTGACAGATAATGACGACCTTATGATCATTGTCTGGTAATGTATAGCCCAAAAGTGTAAATTAATGTCGATGTTTTACCTGCTATCATCGTTTGCGTACAGAGATATTTCATCTCTAAGCAGGGAATTCAAATTCAAATTTTATGTAAAAAACGACCATCAAAAAGTCCTTATTTTATAAGGTTTTTTGAAGATTGGCATTTTGGCAAGTTGTATTTTATTTTATACAAGGTTGCTAAAATCAAGTTTATTTCTATACTAACCAATGTAAGGAACTTATTTTGGTAATGAGAACGACTCATGACCGTTCTTTATTATATCGAGCAGTGGACAGGCAGAGTAATTAACTGCCGAGCGGAACTTCATTTTCTCCTCAACTTTCATACGCATCCACTGCTCTACTCTATTTAAACTGTTAATGTGAGAAAGTTGAGAGAACTGGAGAAAAAATATTATGATCAACACTAAAGATAATTTAGAAATTATGGAATTCGTAAACGATAACAATGGAATGTCTGTCAGAACAATTTTAAACCCAGACGGTAGTGTGTCAATGAATGCTGAAGATACAGCTGTTGGATTTGGATGGACTAGAATAAAATATGGAAAAGAGTATGTAAAATGGGATAGATTAAATTCTTACATTAAGGATATTGGATTTTCCCCACTTGTGGGGAAAGATGATTTTATCCCAGAAACACTATTTTATCTTTTGGGAATGAAAGCATCTAATGATAAAGCAAAAGAATTTCAAATGTGGCTTGCCAAAGATGTTATTCCATCCATCAGAAAACATGGGGCGTTCATTGCTGATTCTCCAAATGTAGATATCGATTATGTAAAGAATGAGATTAAATTTAGCACAAAATGTACCATTAAGACTTTTAGAAACGCAGATGTTTCGGAAATCAAATCATTGTATTCTGAATTCAAAAGTTATGTTGATGAGGAATTCAAATATGAATCTGCCAAAAGAATATCTCGTTATAAGTCAGTCGAGAAAGGATTACAACAGTTACATGATCGTTTAGCATCCGAAGATATTTCTAATGTTGGAGATTGTTATAATATTAGAAAATTAAAAGAACAGGTTATTCTAGATCGTACTACTCTTGAAAAAAGAGTGAGCGGTGGACAGAAAGCATATATGACAAAACGAATTGACGATCTTGAAAAGCAAATTGGTTGAATATCGAATGCATTTTTGATATGATAAATATACATAAATTGAATATATAATCAAGAAGTTATTTGAGGTGGTAAAATTCGTTGCAACCATGCACCCTATGGGTTAAAAGAGATGTAGGAGAGGCGACGCCTACCAAATAACTTCTTTTTTATTGCAGAAAAATAACCGCCTGACCTGGTAAGTAAGCGGTTATTATTAAACGTATAAATTATCAGGCGAACCGTTATCAGTAACACCTTTTTCTATTATCAGAATATCATTGGAATCTTGAAATGTCAATAATAAAAAACAGTCTATCAGAAACCACTTACGGCAACTAATAGACTGCAAATCCTTTGGAAATGCAATGACGAACTTGGAAAGATAACTCGTTGCATTTCTTGTAAACTTAACCGTATAACTTGACGATAAATAAGTTATATGGGATATTTTTATATTAATACAGAGATATTATTTTGTCAATAATTTGTTGTAATAAGCTGATTTGTTGCATAAATAGAATTAATAAATACTATTCTATTGATTTCCTACTATTTTTCTACTATAATGTATATAGAAATTAATAATTTATAGGCATCAAAAGATAGAAAAAGGAGGGATTAATATGAAAGAAGGTTATAAAAAACTAGATAGGAATATATTGCAAAATAAAAAACGTCGTATTATATCTAGTAATGAAGCACTGAAAGATATTGTTCCTATCAAATGGTCTGACGATGTAATTAACGGAAGAAAAAAAGTAACAATAGGTAGGTAAATATTATAATGTGCTGTGTTGGAGATATTATTTTAGTAGACAAGTATAAACATAATGGAAAGCAAATAAACAAACATTCTTTTGTTGTTGTAGACGACGATGGCGGAGAAATTCAAGGATATTCTTATGATTTGATTTGTAACGTATTATCGTCCTTTAAAAACGAAGACCATAAAAAGCATAAGTTATCATATCCTGGTAATTTCCCAATATCACATGATGATACTGAAACAAATCCGCATAATGACAAAGATGGATATGTTAAAGCCGAACAGTTATATTATTTTGATAAGAATAAAATTTCATATAAAGTAATTGGACAAATGAATCAAGATGTATTCAATGAATTTATGGAATTTTTCAATTTGCTTGATGTTGATATTTTGGAAATTATAGATAATCTTGAGTAATTACATATAAGTAAAAAAGAGAGTGCAAATAACACTCTCTTTTATTATGTACAAAATTATTTAGGTGTCGCTCCACTTGCTAGTGCTTCTATTGCTATTTTACTCGCAACATTGGCAATAATCGAAAATGATGTACTTGTAAGATGCTCTCCAACAAATTTCTTGGCTTTCTTCCAGACTGTATCATCTTTAATATTGTCTAAAAATTCGTGACCTTTAAACGATAATGAATCAACTTCAAATCGTATGAAATTTAATGTTTCTGGCGTCATTCTAGCAATGATCATATCTTCAAAATATAATTGAGCAACTACATATCTAATTTCATCTTCTGTATATCGTGACGATAATTTTTCATCGTGTGTAATTTCATAGAAAACACGAGAATGAATAGATCGATCACCACGACTATTATCCTCGTAAATACAATTATCTTCGATGTAAACCATTACATCTCTTATACAATCATGATTTAATTTCATAAATTTATACTCCTTTCAGAAAGTAGGTGATTAAATGAAAACTATAACAATTCGTCAAAAGACTAAAGCCGAAGGATTTGATACACAATGCAGTGCAATGCATGAACTTCCTTATATTATTGAAGTCGACGGCAAACCTTTAGAAAATGTTCGTAGATTTGAACTTATTCTCGACAACGATTCAGCCGATGGATTTATTGATCTTGACAGAATTGCCGAATACACTGTAACTCATTATGGCATGACATTCGATGATCTAGCAGATGGAGCTGAAGATCCTGGTCGAAAAAATAAATCATCTGGAAATTAGAGAGGATTGATAGTCCTCTCTTTCTTACCACTTATATCCGCAGTTGTTGCATCTGTATATGTTTTATCAATACACTAAGGATTACATACAGAACAAGGACTCAATCCACGTTGTTCCGCTTCTGACTTAGAAATCGTAATATCGCTCTTCTTCAAATATCTACATCCTGCTGCATGGTATTTACTTCCATAATCCGTAATATGCACGATCACGTCAGATGATGTTGATGAGTCGTCATCGGATGATGAGTTGGATGAACTGCTAGATGATGAACTTGAAGATTTTGCCTTGGCAGATACCGCTTTAGGTTTGGCGGTTTTCTTCTTATACTTCTCTTTGAGGGAGTCGTATTTGTCTTGAAGATCGTCATAGTCTTCTTGAAGAGAATCATACTCATCACTTTTGTCATTATACAGTGACACATTCGCATCATTTTCAGATGATAAATCTTTATACTTTGTTTTCAAATCTTGGTATTTAGTATACAACTCGTTATATTGTGTTGTTAATCTGTCTTTACTATTTGATAGTCCAACATTTCCACACAAACTAGCTGCAAAGCAAATCGCCAAGATCCATATCAATACTTTGTTACTTCCATTGTTTTTCATATTTATACTCCTTTTTCTATAATATTAACATTATAAACTATATCGCATAAAATGACAATCATACTCATGGAATATTCTTCCATTTTGTAGAAATGTGTTGTATAATGGGTTATAACTATTAATTCACATATACAAAGGAGAGTATAATTATGGCAGAAAATAAAGGGAACAAGAAACAGCAAGAAGCAAAGATTTTTGAATTTAATAGTAAAGTAATTACAGGAACTTCCAACACTTCTATTAAATATATTCAAAAAGGAAATAAAGTTAAACAACAGAATAAAAATAACAATCAAGGGAAGTGATAAAAATTAAAGAATTAACAGAAATTATAAATAATATTCCAAATTTACTACAATATTATGTACCTGGCATCATATTTATTTACATAGTTAAGACTGGATTTTCAAAGAAATTATCGACATGGGCTTTGAATGTATCTGGGTGTGTAATTAGCTATGTGCTTTTATGCATTTCAACACTAATTCGAGTAAAATTAAGCTTACTACAGAGTATTAACCAAATATATGCAAATTCAATTTTGTCAATTTGTTTAGCACTCGTGCTAGGATTTGTGGTTTTATATTTGATTACAAAACAATCATTTACGGAGTTTATGGAACAATATTTTAATATGACATTAAATGACGACATCTTTTATGACGTAATTGACTTTAAAGGTGGGAGTAAATGTAAGATTACATTAAAAGAAAAAGACTTTTACATTATTGGAGATATGGATTATCTGGGAGACAGAATTAACAATGATCAACAGATTGTTTTGAGAGCATATTCTCAATACAAGATTGGAAACGATGAGGATGCATTTATTTCATATGATGGAAATCCTTATGCCAAAATTGTTATTCGATATAGTGATGTTGACATGATTGAAATATTCAATAGTGAGCCAGACGAAAATAATTTAAGCAATCTTGCGGATAATATAAATTCTTCTGATTAAATTTCTTCTACTTCAATTGATAAGACAGTATCTTAATAAGAGAGGATCGAATGTCCTCTCTTATACCCTACCACTTATATCCGCAGTTGTTACATTGTCGTATTTTCATAAAACTATTTCGTAACAATCCAACATTACACAATGTTGGAGAATATAAAGTTGGTTTGATTTTATTAATATTATTTCCACCGCAATTAGGGCAAGAAACTTTGCAAGAAGGTGTTTGGTATTTTGGATGAGGTTTACTTTCTGTATCTCTTCCCCAATAATTTGTAATACGATTTATTGCATCTACTTGCATGACTTTCTTCTCATCGTACGGGAAAGTAAATGGAATCAGATTAAAATAATTTAATTCATTTATAAATTGTCTTCGTTCCTCTTCTGAAAGCTCTGGAATTTGTTTGATATAGTCAATTACTTCTTTTGTACAATGATAGTGTTCTTTTAGTATTCGTTTTACATGGTAAAAATCATAGGGCACATCATTATGTTTAATAACGCATTTAGTGTTTTTTCTTAATCGTGCATTTCTAAATTTTTCAAAATCAGTCTGTGTGTCATAATTATCATATTTTTCTGGTATTATATGAGTTGTCATAACTGCTATTACGAAACTCATTATACTCCCATAAGCAATATCAATTTTATATTCTTCAAATTTTGCACATAAATCATTAAATACATCAAAAGAATATTTATCTTTAAATCTTGGGACAATGTCCGAAAAATCAACTACATTGCCTCGAAAACTACAATGTGTATTATTTTGTTGCATTTTTAAATTTTCATAGTATTTTTCAATTGAGAATCCACAATAAGGGCATGTTATGGTTTTGTCAAAAATCTCATTGTTACATTCAGGACATTTAATTATAGCCATTTTATAACTCTCCTTTGTTGTCTACCATTTGTACTTGCAATTATTACATTGATATGTCTTTCCAATGTTTGAACTCAATATTCCTAGCATCATACTACCAATCACTCGTGAAGTTGCACTAATTCTTTTAATGTTGGTGCTTTGGCAATTAGGGCAATGTAATTGTTGAGATTTTCTTAATTCAATTCTTTGCTGAATTTCTTTTTCTTCTTTCTTCTTTTTATCATATTTCTTATAAAATTCAATCGGAATTGTACTAGGAATTGTATGATATTTTTTGCAATATTGTTTTATAGACCATCTATCTTTTTTCTTTGACGCCTTGCACTCATTTTTAATTTTATGTTTGATAATATTGTCATAATCAAACCAAGTATCATCTTGTTCGTACTGTTGTAAAACAGTTTGCAGTTCGTTTTTTAAATTAATTTTGACCCCATAAACATTACAGAAACCATCAGTAGATTCTTCTGTTTTTTGCACAATCTTATTACCGCATAAAGGGCAAACTTGTCTGCTTAAATCTTCTGTTGTATATTTACATTTTTTACATTTATAAATCATGGCAGCAAATCCTTTCTTACATATTTTTAATTATATAACAATTATATATAAGAACGCAACTTATATTATAAATATCGCACACTTTTGTCATTTAAAAATTTAGGCGATGAACTTAAAAATATAAAAGAACTTAAGGATTTATTTGCCAATGGTGAAACTTTAAAATCTGTTAAGAAGAATAGTCCAGAGCAATACAAAAAGCTACTTAGTTACGCTAATGGAAAGAATTTGGACGATTATTTAGAAACATTAAATGAATTTGGCTTATCAAATAAAGATAAAAAGAAGCTTGTACAACAAGCGAGAAAGAGTGGCAATTTAGATGTAAGTAAAAAAGATATTAAAAAAGCATTTAAACAAGGAGATCTCGCCAAAGTTTCTTCAGAGGCTCAAACTACCAAAGAAGTTCTTTCAGATCTTGGACAGGTCAACCTTGATAATGTAAATTCAAGTGCATCTAAACTTGGAGAAACATTTAGAACTGGTGTAACAAACGGTGTTGAAAAAGCAAAATCTGGCATTAAATCATTAGGATCAAGCATAAAATCCGTATTATCTGGTCTTGGTGCAACACTTAAATCCTATCTTCCTCTTCTAGCTGTGCTTGCTGCATTTGAAGGAATTAAAGCAATTCACTCCAATATACAGAGCCAGCGTAAAGATGAATTAAATGCAGGTCAGAAAAATCTTGATAAATACAATAAGAAAATTGATAAAAATAATAACAAGGTTAAGCAGGCTAAGAAATTACAGGAAGAATTCAATACTTTATCTTCTGGCGTTGACTCTAATACGAATGAAAATATCGGATTGTCAACAAGCCAATATGAAAGATATTTAGCAATCAAAAAAGAATTAGTGAATCTAAATGGCGATCTTGTTACTGGATATAATTCAGAGGGCGAAGCCTTAATCAATAATAATACTGCTATTCAAGATACGATTGACAAATATCAAAAATTAGCAGATCAAAGCAAGAAAGATATTGCCAGTAAAAAGAATGTAAGTATCCAGAATGATTCTATGGCATTAAAGGCACAGAAATCATTATACGGAAGTACATTCGCTGACGAAAGTCTTGGTACAAACTTAAAACGTTCTTTACCATATACTTTTAGATCAGCTAAAAATCTTGCTAAAGACGGACTTTCTATGAACGAAGCGTCTGTTAGACAATCTCTGTATTCTAATGCAGATTTTCAGAAACAGGCTGCTAAAATTCTTGGCAAAGATAAGATTGACGTAAGTAAATTAACATCTAAACAAATTCAAGAGCTTGCTAATAATTCAGACACTTTTAATTCTGAAGGATTTATCGGAAAGAATGACACAAAGAATCTCAAGAAATTATTGGCAGCCTCAAAGACAAATTACGATCAATTACAGAAATATTCTGATAGTTTTAGAAAAAACACTTTATCTAATATCTCTCAGGCGGTTGATGGGTATGATAAATTAGATCAGACAACAAAAACATTTGCATCTAACTTTATTTCAAATATGGATATTGATCCATCTAAAATGTTAGACACAGATTATCTTGATAAACAAGAAAAGACTGTTGAAAATCTTACTAAAAAACTTACTCAGAACAAAGACGTACAAGACCAAATCAAAGACTTCCAGAAAACACAAGCTAATGGGAAAATGAATGCCAATAAATGGCAACAAAATGTCAATGATCAGTTTGCTGCGTTACAAAAATCTACTGGTATTGATAAAGACACATTGGCATTAACTCTTGGTATCAAGCTTGATGACAAAGATAACGTCTTATCATCTACTGGTAAAGATATTGCCAAAATGCAGGAAACATTAAATGACACATTCAAGAATCAAGATATCTCTAAGTTTACAGATTCTTTGAATTTAAATGACTTATCAAATGCATTCGATATTGTTACGGATAAGACAAATATATTTACTGGTTCTGTAGATCAGTTAAAAGAACGTCTAAAAATGTTAAATAGTTCTGCCGCTTCTGCTTCTTATACTGTAGAAGGATATAAAGCAGCACTTGGTACAGATGATGATGATTCTGCTTATAATACTCTTGTTTCTGGAATGAAGCAAACTAAAGAAGAGTATGATCAAGGTAAAGTTGGTACGGATCAGTTCAAAACATTTGCAGGAATGATGTCACCAACTGGCAAAACGGATGCAAAGAACTTTAAAGAGAATTATGATAATCTGAAGAAATATTTCACCGAAGACAATTCTGGTGTATACACTTTCTTTGATGATCTGAAAACAAAAACAAATGACTCTGGTAAAGCTCTGGCTGACTTTGATAAGAAAACTCAGAAATGGAAAATCAATATTGATTCTACTGCTTCTGCTGCCAAGAAATTTGGTATGGGCGTGGAACCATTTGAAGCTTTACTTAATAATCTGAAAACATATGGATTTGATGTCAATTTCAGCTCTCTTACAAAACAGTATGAAGAAGCTCAAAACAAACTTGATGGTTGGGCTGAAACATGGCAGAAAAATGGTGGAACCGCAGGGGACAAAGAAGGACAGCGTATTGAGGCTTGGCGACAACAAATTGATCAAGCAAAAGAAGCTGGTAAGGAAATTCCTGATACGTGGACAAAGGTTATTGATTTTGAGGTCAATATTTCTTCTCTGCAATCACAAATCAAAGAAGCAAAAGACCAGTACAAGGCTGCTGATTTAAATGGAGATACCGAAGCAAAACAAAAAGCTGTTAAGACACAGTTAGAAGCTTCTGCTGAAATCCAAGCTAAACTTACTGGTGGTAAAGATATTGGTCAGCAAGGATTAACCAAAGGAATTAAAATTCCTGTTAGTATTGAAACGCAAGCAAATGGGATTCAGAATGAAATCCAAAATCTTGTAAAGCAATATAACTCTGCTTCTGGTGAAGAAAAGATCAAAATTGGTTTACAGATTGAACAAAAACGTGAAGATTTATTGGATATGCTTCAAGATTATCTTGATCCTGAGACACTTAAAATTCTTGGCGATAATTCTGATGCTAAAAAGAAAGCAAAAGAAACTAAATCTGAAGCAGATAAAGTTCCAAAAGAAAAGAAGACTACATATACTGCTGATGCTTCTGGTGCTAAGAAAGGTGCGGAGGAAGCACAAAAAGCAGTGAATAGTGTCGAAGATGAGCATGTAACGCAAATTAAGACACAATATGGTATTGGTAAAAACGGTAAAGTTTCTCAAAAATCTACAAGCAATATGGTCAAGAATAATTACCTTGGTAATGCGATTGATCAAACTGGACGAGGAACATATACCGCCCCTAAACAAACAAGTGCTTCAAGTGGTAAAACTAGCAAACAAAGCAAGTCTGACACCACTTCAAGTAAATCAGATACTACTACTGTTAAAGTAAATGTTAAAGGTAACGCTAAAAAGACCATTGACTCTATCAAGAAATCTTTATCTAGCATGAAATCCAAAAGCATTTCTATTAAGGTTAAGGGAAATGCAAAGAAAACCATTTCTTCTATCTCTAAATCTCTCAAGAAATTAAAATCTAAGAGTATTTCTATTAAAGCAAAAGGTAATGCGTCTTCTGTTATTAAAAAGATTGCTAGTGCTTTAAAGAAACTGAAAAACAAGAAAATTACTGTCAAAGTAAAAGATAGTGCTTCATCTAAAATTAGTAGCATTAAAGGAAAACTAAATGCATTAGGTAAGATGCATCCAACTCCAAAAGTTACTATCAATACAAGTGGATTACCAGCCGTTGAAGCTGCAAAATCAGCAATCAATGGCTTACATGATAAATCTGTTAATGTATCTGTAAATTATAGCCAGAGTGGCAAACCATCTAAAGGTGGTGGTGTTGCCCACGGTACTGCTGCTTTTGCTCATGGTACTACACCAAGAATCACAAATAGCAGACGTGCATTGGCGAGTGGAACATTAGGTGCTAAGTTCTCTGGATTATCTTTAACAGGGGAGGTTGCGCCAGAATTAGTCGTCCGTGGCAACAAATGGTTTACTACAGGAGATAACGGTGCGGAGTTCACTGATATACGTAGGGGAGACATAGTTTTTAATCATCAGCAGACAGCAGATTTACTTTCAAAAGGATCTACAAACAGTCGTGCTTCTATTAAAGGTGGTATGTCTGCATTTGCACATGGTACTGCCTTTGCTTCTGGACATCGTGTTACTGGTAGTGGTGCGTTCCAAGGTGGCGCTGCTTCTGGATATAAAAAACATTCATCAGGTTCTTCTTCTACCAAAAAGCATACAGAATCCACTAAAAAGAATACGGAAGCAACAAAAAAGAACACGGATTCTAAAAAGAAAGAAAGCAAAGCTACAGATAAGAGTACAAAGAAAAAGTCAAAATTTGCCACATTGCTTGACAATATGGGTAAACAATTTGACTTCATTGCAATCGCTATTGATCGAGCTGCAACTGCTACAGAAAAATTTGCTAATATGATCAATGATTATGTAAAACCAGAGGTTAAGCAAAGCGCACTTTGGAATCAATATAAATCAACTGGCAAAGAAATTTCTGTAAATCAGCAAGCAGCTAATAAATATAAATCTGAAGCAAGTTCCTTTGCAAGTCAGGCGATCAAGAAAGTTCCTAAGACAAAGAACAGTTCTAAGAAAAAGAATCAGAAACGATTACGGACATACTTTGAACGTGTACGTAACGGTAGTATGAATATCAATACTATCAAAAATGATAACATGCGTTCTGCTGTGGAGTCCTATCAGAATTTATGGGAGAATTACATTAAATGCAATTCTGCTGCCCAACAGTTAAAGAATACTCAGCGTGATTTATTCAATCAATGGTTGAATATGCCTACTGAAAAGGCACAGAAAGCAATTGAAAACCTACAAAACTCCTATGATACATTATCTAATCGTTCTTCTGCTGCATCTACGGGAGAATCTGGTGTTGCACGATTAGTTCAAACTTCAAATGATCAGTTATCCGAAGCACAATCTAGTGTTTCTTCTGCAAAATCTACTCAGAGTCGTGCCTCTTCTGCTAACAAAACAGCACAAAAGAAGGTTTCAAAAGCGACAAAGAGTCAGAAATCTAAGGCGAAATCTGCTAAAAAAGCGGTCAATAAGTCTGGATTATCTAAGAAAAAGAAAGCGTCTCTTAACAAGAGCATTAAAGCAGGTAAGACGATCTCTACTAAGGGACTCAAAGGGTCTGCGAAGAAAAAAGCTACTGCTTATAATAAAGCAGTTAAAAGTACAAAATCTGCAAAATCCTCCGCTGCTAAGACAAGTGCAAATCTATCAAATGCTAACAGTGCATTATATGATGCACAGATATATCTGAAAAATGTGCAAGATTCTCAAGCAATTGCGAGCAATTATACAGGTCAGCCTGCTTACACATATCAGAATGATGTGTTGGACAGTCAAGTCAAAAATAAGAAGAAACAGTATGAAAATAGTCAGACTGCTGTCAGAGAAGCTAGTAAGAACCAAGCTAAATATCAGAAAGAACGTGAAAATGCACAGGCTAATAAGAATAAAGCTGATAGTGCAGTTAAGACCAAAGGTAATAATATTCTTAAGACCAAACGGGCTAAGAAATTATCTAACTCTCAGAAAAACGCAATTAAGTCTGGAAAAGAGGTTTCTTTAAAAGGAATCAAGGATAAGACTTTATTAAAACAGCTCAAAGCATATAATGCGCAAGTCAAAAAAGCAAAAGACGCTTCTAATAAATTAGCACAAGCCAAACAAAATGAAGCGGATGCTACAAATGCTTTAGCAACTGCAAATAAAAATGCGAATGATGCTGCTGCGGATTGGGCTGCTGAACAGACAAATGCTGCTGTGCAATCTCAGGCTAATATTAAAGCATATTATGATGCGAAAGCTAATATGGAAGCCACAAATAGTAGTAATGCTTCTTCTGTTGCTAAGTTGAAACAAGCAAAAGGTCAAGACCTTGATGCTTCCGATTATCAAAGCCAGATGGATGCCAATGAGAGACAAGCACAGATCATTGATGAAGAAGCTGCAAAAATGCAAGAGAATCTGAATAATAAACTGAACGATGGTTCTATTAAATATGGTTCTCAAGAATGGATGCAGATGCAAAATGAAATCAACGCTTGTAAAGGTAGCGCAGATGATTTAAGAACTTCTAACGAAGAACTTAAAAATAGTATGCGTGACGATATTTATTATCGTGGCTTTGAACGTGCTATTAAAGCGGCTCAAAATTTACAAAATTCACTTGCAACGATATCTTCTTTGATCGATGAAGATGCAATGTTCGATGATGACGGAAATCTGACTGATTATGGTACTGCTGCCATTGCAACAAATATTGCTAATGTCAAATCTGAAAAAGAAGAATTGAATCAATTGATGCAAGAACGTGCCAAAATGGCTGAGCATCGTGATGAATATTCTGACACAGAATGGGCTGACGCAATTCAAAAGAGTGATCAAGATATTGCGGACGCTGTTAAGAGTATTAAGTCTGCCGAAGATAGTGTGACAACTATTTTGAAGAATAACGCAAAGCAGAAATTAGATGCGATTAACAAAACTATAGATGCTTATAAAGAAGCTATACAAACTCAAAAAGGGTGTATTCTACGCCCGTTTCTATTTAACTGCTGGAATGTTCTAAAAACAATTAAGCTACAACGTAGAGATGAAATAGGCTCAGGCGTGAATGCGATGAAAATAGAAAAAATTAATTGTATGACCATATGGTGCAAACCTAAGTGGTCTTTTTTAATGCAATAAATTAAAAAGAAATGGACAATCAGCAGCCAAGCCTCGAATAGAGGAAGGTTCAACGACTATCCCCGTAGTGGGCGGTGAAATCCCGCAATAGGAGTAGGGCTTAAGCAAGTGGGTGAAAATCCCTTAAATCGAAAAGGTAGAACAATTATATTTTCATAAAAATAAAACATAAAAAAGGAGAATGATTAGATATTATAGATTTAGAACAAACTATTAAAATAAAATGGATGACTCGAACAAAACAAAGGTATGTTGATCTTGGATATGAATTTACCAAATTTTCTGATCTATTTGATGTAAAAGTGAAAGATTTAAACAAAGATTCCAATGAAAAAGTTGAAGTTTATTGTGATGATTGTGGTAAAAAAATGATTACACCATATAGAAATTATAATAAAATTGTTGAAAAAAGTGGTGCGTACAGATGTAGAAAATGCAATGCTCCATACACATCAAAAATTCGTATTAATAATAATACATCAAGAATGATTGCTGATTTTGACGAATTGGCTAAAAAAATTGGATGTAAATCTATTGCAGTTTTAGGAGATTATCATGGATATGATTCTCCTATGCCGTTAATTTGTCCTAAACACGGAAAGCAATTTTTATCAATTTCACAGCTTAGAGGTGGCTGTAATTGCCCAGAGTGTGGAAAAGAAAAAGTTGGGAAAGCAACAAAACGTAGTATCGCAGATATTCAAAAAATGATTTCAGAAAAACATGGCAATATATTGTTAAATCCTGATGATTATATTAATTGTACTGTAAGAAATATGAAAGTTCAATGTGGAATTTGTAAGACAATTTTCACAACAAGTATTGTCTCTTATCAGAATTGCAATGGATATTGTCCAAATTGTGCGAAAGAAGCTCAAGCAAAACAACTAAAGCTATCAACAGATAAACTGAAAGAAATAGCTACGATTAATGGGGTATGTTATATTCTAAACCCAGAAGAATACAAAGAGACATATACTAAGAATTTAAAATTTAAATGCATATCTTGCGGTGATGTGTTTATCAAAAGTTTAGCGAATTACAGACATGGATATGGTGTTTGTAACAAATGTTCCCAAAAAGTAAGTAAAGGGGAACGAACAATAATTAATATATTAGAAAAATATCATATAAAATACGAACAAGAAAAAAGATTTAATGAGTGCCGTGATAAGAGACCTCTCCCTTTCGATTTTTATTTACCTACTTACAATGTGTTAATTGAATTCGATGGAGAGCAACATTATAAGAAAATGAGAACATTCGATACTGACGAGACATTTAAGATACGGCAAGATCATGATAAAATAAAAACAAATTATTGTTATACACATCATATTAAATTAATTAGAATATCTTATTTAGAAATTAATAAAGTAGAACAAATATTGTGTAAAGAATTACATATTGAAAATGAAAATATAATTGAAGATATAGTCTGATCTCATAGGATAACTATGAGGAGATTGTAAATCTTATATATTACATATAAGTATATCTCTTACCTATGTAGCGAATAGGTAAAAACATAAATGATTACGAATATGACAAGCAATTGAAATCCTCTAACAAGGATATTCAGATACTAAAATCACAGATCAATGCACTTAACGGGGTGAGCGATGCAGCCAGTAAGGCTAAGAGAGCACGTCTTGAGGCAGAACTTCAAGAAAAGCAAGATGCACTTGATGATACAGTAAAAGATCATATTTATAATCTTCAGATTGACGGACTTGATAAGTTAACCACACACTTGAATGATGATTATGAGAAATACTGTAAAGAATTATCTTCTTCTGTCGATAAGATTGAAGAGACATTCACATCTTTATCTGGAACAATCAGTTCAGAGGGTGCAAAAATTGATAGTACGATTACTACTATCTTAGGGCATTATGGCGTTAAGCCAAGTGATCTTGGACTGACAGACAGCAAAGTTACAGGTTACGCACAAGGTGGATTAGTTAAATCCGTGCATAAAAACGGAGATGATGGACTTGCTTCTCTCGCAGTAGGTGAGGAAGTTGCTACTGTCGATGTTGTTAATCTGGCAAATAAAATAAGACAGGATAAGGTGTTAAATGCCTTAGCAAATGGACATACATTGAACGGAATGACTATGGATGGAATTGGAACAACGGAAATTGCAATTAACTTTGGTGAAGCTATCGGAAATCTTAATATTCCTAATGGAGTATCTGATGAAGAATTACAAAGAATCATTAAAGAATCATATAAGTATACTTCTCAGCAAGTTGCTCGTGATGTTGCAAAAACACTTGGTCGCAAACGTCCAGTTTAAACCTTATATAATAAGGAAGAAACAGGTTAAGCGGTGCGTAGAAATACGCACTCTTGCCTGTTATTTTTATGCAAAAAATTTATACAGAAAGGAGATTACATATATGTTGTCATTTGAATATAATGGGCAATCTACAAAAACAATCTTAGATACACCTCTAATGGTCGTACAGTTTGATGTGACAAATGACATCACAGGATTTTCACGAGAGATTGTTAAAGGTGAAAAAACAATGTTACGTCAGGAGACAAATCATTATGGTGCAATGTATTCTGATGAGAGCACATATGAATTTTACCTCGTAAAAGAAAATGGACATGGATTTACAAATTCAGAGCAGAGAAAAATTAATAAGTGGTTGACTTCTCCTACTCTTGTAAAACCATTGACGGGAATTGCAGATGATAAAGAGACTGTTATTTACAAAGGAATCTTTCAGAATATCGGATGGAAAATGATTACATGTAAACTTGGGCAACTTGATGCAGTTCAATGTAGTTTCGTTTGTGATACCCCCTTTATATGGAAACACTATGAGATTTCTGGCGAAGTCGCAACAAGTAATAAATTCTCAACAAACATCTTTGTAGATAGTGATGATACGGAGTATGAGATTTATCCAAAGGTAACGATCACTTCTCAGACAAGCCAAACAGTAACAATCGAAGTTCGTGATGAGAACTCTATGTCGGTACTGTGCAGACCTACTTTACCAGTATGTATTGATTGTAAACATTGTATGGTAACAGATGGAACTGTAACAGGATTGACTAATTTTGAAGATATTGGATGGGCTGATGTTGGAAATATTTCGTGGCTTAAACTGCATGATGGATATAATGCGATAAATATTACAGGTGCGTGTACTTATAAAATCGAGTTCGATGTGCCACAGAAACGGATCGGTGATCTGTTATGATTAAACACAATGCAAAAATTTATTTATGCCGTCCTGACAGAACTGTTATCTGTGCCTTAAATGGAGTGCAGATTAAGAGCGTTGAGTACGAACAGCAATTAAAAGATTTTAACCATCTTACATTTAATGTAGACAGATATATAGACGTTGATGGCGAATACGTTGAATCTTCTGGCTATGAGAAACTAAAAGATCATATGACGATTTATCTTGAAGGACTTGACTATTTTCAGCTTCAAGAACCTTCTTTGCAAAATGATAATGGTAGATATGAATACAAGGCATGTGAAGCGTATTCTGATGAGAAAACCTTTGAAGATAAAGATATGAAAGGATTGTCTTTCAACAAAGGTACAACAGACTCTATGGAAATGTTGGCTACAAATAACGTAGACGATATGGGTTATGCGAAAGAATACATCACATTTTGCAACGACAGAAACCATGAATTGTCATTGATGCATCTGGTGTTAGAAAAAGCTCCAGGAGTACCAGGATGGAGTGTCGGTTACATCGATCCTGCAATAAAGAACGAAAAATATTCGTTTGAGGCAGATAATACCAATGCCTATGCGTTCCTTAATACGACTGTTGCAAATGTTGTAAAATGCGTATTTTATTTCGATACAATCAATAGAACGGTAAGTGCGTATGCCAAAGAAAACATAGGAAAAGACACGAATATTTTCATTGGATGGCGTAATGCACTTAATATGCTCAAAATGACTCCGCAAGCAGATACAATGTATAATGCTCTGACAATTCAAGGTGATGAAGAGTTAGATATTACGAGAGTCAATTATGGTCGAAGTTATATCTATAATCTTGACTACTATTTGACTACAAACTACTTTCCTCAAGAAACTATTGATAAGATCAAAATATGGCAAAAGTGGCAAATTGATAACCACGCTAAATATATTGAGAACGGAAAGAAGTCTGCGGAATATCAAGCAAAGATAGATGAAATTTACTATCGTGTGCCAAATGATGGTATTCAGATTGCTCAATATAAAACAATGGATCAAGAAACTCTTGAAAAAACATTGAAAATGTATGAACAGATGATGACAACTATTCAGGTTAGTGTTGATACAAGAGATGACCATGAGAAAGATTCAAGCGGAAATTATACCAAATGGGATAAACCAGATGATATTCAAAACCGTGTCTACAAACCTTGGACTACTTCTTCTGGCGAGGTTGATCATGAAAAATATCTTGCTCTGCTAAAAGAAAGCAACAAAGGGTATTATACATATCAAGAATTACGTTATTATATTATTCCAAATATCAAGGTCGCAATTCAAAACTTGCATTTAGCCGATGATAAGAAGATTGATTACAATGATGAATTTGAATCAAATTGGGATTTATATGGAATCAAAGAACTTGAAGGCAAACGTGACGAATACAAAAAACAGATTTTAGATATTCTTGCTGCATATCAAAAAGAATGGAAAGACCTTACTGATGAAGAGATTGGTAAAGCTGGTGTAAAAGATGAGAAAACTTACAATGTATTCCATAAGAATTTTATTAAGTACAAAAATTGGCTTGGCGATGAAAATACAGAAGGTTCACTTTTACATAAATTAAAAGAGTTAAATGCACAGGTCGATGAACTTGAAACTCAGAAGAAACCATATGACGATGTAATGACAGATATGAATACTCATTCTGAACTCAATGATCCGCAATTTGGATTGACAGATAAAGAATATACTGCTGTCATGAATATTATTCGCATGGGAGATTATACAAACAATAATATCTTTACTACTTCTCTTGATGACGCAATCACATCTTACGAGCATTGCGAAGAATTATATCAAGATGGATTAAAACGTATCTCTGAAACTTCTCAACCACAATATCAGATTGAAACTTCTCTCGATAACATTCTTTCATTAAATGAATATGCAGACGTAAATTTAGATAATAAACAAGGTTGGCATAATCAGTTTACGGTTGGTAACTTTATTCGAGTTGGCTTGCGTGATGATTATGCAGTTAAGTTAAGATTATTGACAGTTGCATATAATCCTTGCACAAAAAGTTCGGAAATTAGTGTGACGTATACTAACATGATCACTAGCCTGACAGGTAGAGACGACTTTTCTTATCTATTTGACGATACTGCTGCTTCTCAGAAAAATAGTATTTCTGTCGGAACAGGTGACTCTAAAGATTCTGTTGAGTATATGACTAATATGCTTCAGAGAATGACAAATAGTTCTTTGTTTGGAAATGCAGTGAACAATAGCGTACAAAATGTATTAAGCGATCAAGGAACAATTAATAAACTGTTTGGAGATTATCTGAATTATAAAGTAATTAATGTCGGGAACATTACTGGCGACAAAGCTGAGTTTAATGAGTTGTTTAGCAAATATATTAACTCAGAATATATTGCTGCTAATTCAGCTGATATTAAAAAGTTAAATACAGACGTTGCCAATATTAACTCTGCAATCATCGGTACTTCTTCTACAGAAACAGGTATCGTATTCAACCTTTCCTCAGCAAATGCTAAGTTTGATTCTGCATGGATCATTAATGGTATCGCAGGGAAAATGACGATCGGTGACTTAGCCGCAGGCGATATTACAATCTCTGACACAATGCGAATCTTATCTGAGAACGGCAATTTTATAATGAACGGGTCTGCCATGCAATTCTTAAACACTGAAGGCAATGTTGGAATTCAAATTGGTTATGATACAAACAAAAATCCTAGCATTATTATCAAAGACGATAAAGGCGCAACGATCATGACAAGTCAAGGAATCACTAAGGATGCGATTGCTGATGGATTGATTGTGAATAATATGCTTGGAGATAAATCTATATCTAAGGATAAGCTAAACTTCCCTATTGTTGAGGCGAACGCACAAGGCGGAGTTGATATCACACAGATTTATGATGGCAAAGGCGGTTTGTGGGGAGCTGAGTATACGAAAACTATGACATCTGTTAATCATAATTTAGACCAACTAACGCAAGATATTGCGAATCTTAACACTGCAATCGACTCTGTATCTCTTACAGGGCAACAAGTCTTTACAGAAACCGATACAGGTATTTCTCCTACATCTATTATTCTAACTGCAACGGTAAATAATGGTGCAGAAATCAGCAAATGGTATGTTGATGGAATCGAAAACACTTCTTACATTTCTTCAGATAAATCACAAATTACAATCCCAAGTTCTTATATGGCAAACAGAAAAACAGTGGTTGTCAAAGTGGAATGTACTGATACATCTAAATATGATGTTATGACTTTATATAAAGTTACAGATGGAGCTTCTGCTTACACTGTTGTCGCAAATAGTAGCAACGGAACTACTTTTGAGTACAACAATAGTGTTTATACAGAAACGATTTGTACTTGTAAAGTTCTGAAAGGAAGTAAGGAAGTTACTGCAAAAAGCTACGTTTGGTACAAACAATCAAGCGGATCAACAGAATGGAAACAAATTGGAACTGGTGCAAGGTTAACAGTTTCATTAAAAGACAAACAAAATCAAAAAATTAAATGCTCAGTAGAAATCTGAGTTAGATAGAGAAAACAAAATACATAACAACTAATTTTGGAGGTGAAAACTATAAATGGTATTAGAAAGTAATACATTAGATGTCTTATTTGTAAAAGATGGACAACAAGGAGAAGACGGTAAGGTTCTCTACACTTGGATTAAATATGCCAAAGATGCAAATGGTACAGGAATGACCGATGATCCTAATGGGGCGATTTATATTGGTATTTCTTACAATAATGAAAGCTCTATAGAATCAAATGATCCTACACAATATGCATGGACTAAAATACAAGGTGCGGATGGTAAAAAAGGTGAAGATGCCTATACTATCTTTTTAGAGAATGAAAATATTTCTTTTGCTACAGATGAGAATAGAAACCCACTTTCTGAACAGGCGTACACCTCTGGAATTACTATTATGAAAGGGGCAAAACCTGTTACAGATTTTGCAATTGGGGATATAGCAAAAACACAAGGAATCGCAGTGGCTAAAACAAATACAGCTATTGCGATTTCTGTTGTTAATGGGAATCCTTTACCAAATGATAGCGGAGAAATTGAGATTCCTATTACTGTTGGCGGTACTGTTTTTAAAAAGATTCTTACTTGGACTTGTGCAAAGAAAGGCGATCAAGGTGAACAAGGAGAACGTGGACTTCAAGGTATTCAGGGACCTCAAGGAATCCAAGGTGTCGCAGGTAAAGATGGTACAAATGGTAAAACTACATATTTCCATATTAAGTATTCATCTGTTGCAAATCCTACTTCTAGTTCTCAGTTAACTGAAACGCCTAGCACATACATTGGTACTTATGTTGACTTTACAGAAACAGATTCTACAGATCCTAAGAAATACACTTGGAGTCAGTTTGTAGGTAGCCAAGGACCTAAAGGAGAACAAGGTATTGCAGGTGTTGGGGTTGACGGTAAAACAAGTTACTTACATATTGCTTATGCCAATAGTGCAGACGGAAAAACAGGGTTCTCAACAAGTGACAGTACAAATAAATCATATATTGGACAGTACACTGATTTTACACCAAATGACAGTACAGATTATACAAAATATTCTTGGAGTTTAATTCGTGGAAAAGACGGTACCGATGGTGTATCACCTACGGTGTCTGTTACTAAAAATGGTAAAACAACAACCATTACGATTACAGATAAGAATGGTACACATACTCAAACAGTAAAAGACGGAACAGATGGTACTCCTGGACAAACAGGTAAGGACGGTAAAACAACATATTTTCATGTAAAGTATTCTAATGATGGTGGTCAGACATTTACTTCAAATAGCGGAGAGGATGTTGGAGCATATATTGGAACTTGTACTGATTATAATCAAGCAGATCCTACAACTGTTGGTGTATATACTTGGGCAAGAATCAAGGGTGAAAAAGGTGACCAAGGGGTGCGAGGAGAGAAAGGTAAAGATGGTACTTCTGTTACAATCACAAATAAAAGTATCACATATCAATTATCTACAAGTGGTACTACTATCCCAACAGGTACTTGGCAGACAAGTCCTCAGACAATTCCAGAAGGTCAATATCAATGGACAAAAACATCTGTGACTTATAGTGATGGAAACAAAACAGAATCTTACTCTATTTCTTATCATGGTAAAAATGGTAGTGATGGTACTTCTGTGAAAACAACTAGCACTTCTGTTAAATATCAAGTTGGAGATAGCGGAACAACAAAACCTACTGGAACATGGCAAAGTAATGTACCAACTGTTGCCCAAGGGAAATATTTGTGGACACAGACGGTTGTTAATTATTCAGATGGAAATTCAACTGAATCATACAGCGTATCTTATAGAGGGATTGATGGTAGCAATGGATCAAACGGTATGAACGCTGCTACTGTTTATTTATATCAGAGAGCAACTTCTACTCCTAGTAAACCTAGTAATACATTAACTTACACATTCTCTACAACAAAGATTACTGGTACTTTAAGTAATGGTTGGTCTACAGCAATTCCTACGGGTACTGATGCAGTATATGTTACTGTTGCTTCTGTTTCTAGTAAAAACGATACAACTACTATTGCTGCCTCTGCTTGGTCTGCACCTGTAGTATTGGCACAGAATGGTAAGACTGGTAGTGATGGTAAGGCAGGGTTAAATGTTGCAACAATTTATTTATATCAAAGAAACATAAGTAAACCAAGCAAACCTTCTGCAAGTGTAACTTATACATTTAGTACAGGCGTGGCAAGTGGACTTAATAATGGGTGGAGTCAGAAGATCCCAGATGGCACTAACCCATTATATGTTACTTTAGCGACTGCATCTTCTAATACCGCAACAGATACCATTTTAAGTTCTGAGTGGAGTGATGTTGTTGTAATGGCACAGAATGGTGAAGACGGGCAAGATGGGGCTGGATTCCATTGGAATTTGTTAAAATATTCTGGTGATTTGTCAAAACAAGTTCTTGGTGGTGCAGGAACCTACACTGCTACAGTAGAATCAATTGAAGACAAGACAACTCCTAGCGGACAAGCAGAAAAAATCACTTATACTGTTCAAGGTACTGGTGGTAAATTTATTCAAACAGGTAAATATATTAAAGAGGGTGACATCAAACAAGGTAAAACTTACACTGTTTCTGTATGGTGCAAATGTAGCTCAATTAAAAGCACTGGTGTTATTAATGCTGAGTTCTTAGATAATAAAACATATGTAAACCCTACATTATCTACTGAATGGCAACAGTATGTAGTTACAGGTGTGGCAAATAAAGATGTTACTTCTACTTCTTCAGCTTCTGCTATTTCTTTTTACTATAACGATAATATGTCAGTTGGAGATATTTTCTATATTTCTTCTCCTAAAGTTGAAGAAGGTGACAAACCTTCTCCATGGTGCACAACATATGAAGAAACTCTCGCCAAAAACCTCTCTATCACACCTTCATCTCAATACTTCAAGTCTACAGATGGCGGTAAAACATTTGCACCAAACACAATTACAATCAAACCTACTATTCAAGGAGAAATCAATTTCGGTAAATGGCAATACAGTATTGATGGTGGAGTTAGCTTCGCTGATGTTGTGAGTGGACAGAAAGGGCTGACGATCAATAATAATGTGTTGAGTATTAGTAAGGACAGTAGTTTATACAGTGATGCTGTTACTATGGTTACTTTCAGAGCGGTTGCTAACGATAGTAGTTTTTATGATACTTGTAGTATTGCTAAGATTTATGACGTGAGTGATATTGGTGATGGTAGGAATTTGCTTTGGAATAGTAATTTTGCTAAGACTGATGAAGCCATTACTGGAACAACGAATAGTTGGGGGTTACATACTAGAGGAACGAATCTTGTTGCTTCAATTGACACTTCAACAAAGCATAATGGGTTCAACACGTTAAAGACTGTTAGTGCCGTCAATGGCGATAAGAATTCAAGTAATGACCTCGAATGGTTTGCATGGGGTATTTCTGAAAGGACTTCTGACAATCTTCATTCCAAAAATCAAAATTATACATTATCATTTTACGCAAAGGCGAGTGTTACGACTGATTTTATTGTTAGATGGGGATATGATGCCTATGGTGCGGATACTACAAGAACACTTACAACCAATTGGCAAAAGTATGAAATCAAATTACATCAAGCAACAAGTGCATATAGTATAACCATTATCTTTAAGCTTTTAACAGCTGGAACTGTTTGGTTTTCTGAGTTTAAACTTGAAAAAGGCTCTTCTGCAACAGGTTATTCTACTGCTCCAGAGGATCTTCAAACAGCGATTTTATCTACAAAATCAGAAATATCTGACGTGAGTTTAAAGGTGGATAAAAACAAGCAAGCTATTGAGCAAAGAGTGGAAAAGACTACTTATGAGCAAGATTTAAACTTGGTCAAAGGCGATATTAGCAAAGCGAATGAAGGATTAAACAAATGGAGATATGAGATTTATCCTAAGAGTTTGTTTGCAAGTGAATACCAAGGCAAGAGTACAATGGATGTATTTGCTAAGAATACAAATCTTACGCCTAGTCAGAGTGTTTTGATTAATGACATGGATTTAAGTATTGCTTGGAATTATGACAACAATTATATTGGCTATGCTCTTACATTTGCAAAATTTTCTGCCGCTAAAAGTGTTGCGATCACATTTGCACACGATGATGGGGCACATATTTATCTGAATGGTAAATTGATTGGCGGTAATGATGTGTACAATAACAAAGGTGAATCTTTGACGTTAGGATTCGTAAAAGGATGGAATTGCATTGAGGTTGTTGTAAATGAAGGCGCTAGTACAGAAGGATTTAAATTAGGCACTACTCTATCTGCTATCTCAGAATGCCAATTAATGAACTGTTATTACGGTACTCCTGTTGCAAGGCAATCTCACATTACAAATCAGTTGGTGGAAAACACAACTAACATCGAAGGGGTTACAACAACAATGCAGAAAGTCATGACCACTGTTGGTGGATCAGACAGAATTGATGAGTTTGTGAACAACTATAACAAAACCATTGAGAGTGAAAAACAGTTTAAGAAAACTATTGGCGAGACCTATACAACTAAAGATGAGTTTAATGGGCTTGAGATTGGTGGCAGAAATTTAGTATTAGATTCCAAACCGCAAAAACAAGGGTCTTCTTATGCTGTTGTAAGTAGACATTTAAGCATTGACTTACAAGCAGGTGTAACATATACAATATCGTTTTGCGGCAGAGTTGTTGATGGCGATGGATCATTAGTTGTGTATCTTTATAGAAATGATTGGAAAGACTCAATACAGAAGTCCACTAAATCTAAGGAAAATACGGTTATTAGTTGGCAATTTACACCAAAGATAAGCGGTGCGTTCCAAATAGAAGCTTATTCGTTTTTATCACAAGGTGTAGCTGGTGGAAATGTTTATTTAGATTGGTTCAAAGTAGAAAAAGGCAACAAAGCAACCGATTGGACACCTGCTCCAGAAGACGATGAAATTAATGGTCAGAACTTAGTAAGTAATCTGCCTTCTAATTGGGAACAAGGAACTGTCACAGAAGGTTCTGCTATTGGAACAACATATGCAAATACCAAAAGTTCTAGCGCTGGTTCCATTCGCCCAAAAGAATTAATCCCTGTTTCAGGAGATATTACAATTTCAATTGCGTATTCAAATCAATCTAAGAAACCCGTTAGACATTGGATTGCTGCATATGATGTTAACAAAAATTACCTTGGGAATAATTATGTTTCTAACGCATGGAATAACTTCCCAAGAACTCTTAATATGAAAGATGCTAAATATATAGCCATTATGGTTGGTTATACTGATTCTTCAGCCATTACTCCTTCCGACATTTCACAAATCTGCCTAAAGATTGAGCGTGGTACTTCTGCTACTCCTTTTACACTTGCACCAGAAGATGTAAATGGGAAGATCGTAAATGTAGAAACTATTGCTAATCAGACCGCTAAGAAGTTTGAGTGGATTGTTAAGGGCGGAGATAGTTCTAGTAATTTTACTTTGACTGATCGTGTTGCTGATCTTGTTGCTGAGAGGATTAACTTCAATGGGTTGGTTAAATTTAGTGGGTTAGCCAAGAGTACACAGGATAAAATCAATAGTCCTACAAGTGGAAACTTAATTACCATAAGTCCTACGAATCCAACAAGTAATTATGGTAATATAACATTTTCTATTGTTTCTGATGATGTTGGTGGACGATGCATCCAAACCACCGCACAATTCGTACCATTTACAAATTATGCTTCTAATATTTTTAAACCTGGGGAACAAATATATTATAACATTAATGTTCCTAACTGGAGTTCAACAACTTTCGATGCAAATTTAGGCATTTGGTTTTTTACAGCAGAGAAAAAATGCGTTGCAAACAGTTGTACAAGAGTTACTTTACAAAGAACAACATGGAATCGATTAAGCGGATACATTACTGTTCCAACATCTGGTTGGTCTGGTATTATTTATTATGTAATTGGTATTGAAAATCCTAATAAATATCAATTAGGGTTGGTATCTAATTCATATATCGAAAAGACTACTTCTTATGCAACTACATATGCCTCTAGTGCAGTTAACTGGGTAACTAATAATGGTTCATCAACAACGAGCCTTAACTCAATGGTTAAAAAATGGACAGATGGGGCAGTAAGCGATACAACGCAGATCAATGGTGGATGGATTAAAGCAAATACTATTACTGCTAGTAAAATAGCTGTTGGAGATTTTACGAATTATGCAGATATAAATGAATCAAATACATATGGTTTTTCAGTAGAAAAAACAACTGATGGTGTTTGGTTTAGCAAAGATGGATCAAAACTAACTAGAGATAATTATATATCTAAGATGTATAGTTGTGAACCTGGGCAAACATTTTATGTAGAATATGATATTTCAAATACGATAAAAGATAGCACAGAATATAAAGCCGCAGGAATTATGCTATTTGGATGTGATGGCACGCAAACTGTAAAATGGTATCAACGAAGAGGTGCTGTTGTTGGTACGGCCGCAGGGACTGTGACGCATATGAGTCAACAACTCACAATGCCAAGTGGTACAAGATTCTTTTATGTAGTATTACAAATTGAAGGATTTCAGCCATTTACTGGAACTCTAAAAATTCGAAATCTTTCTGTACGAAAAGCGGTTACGGGTGCAGTTATCGTAGACGGTTCCATTACAGCAGACAAAATTGCAACAGATGCCATTAAATCTCGCAACTACATCTCTTCTGGTGGTACACAAGGGTCATTTTTGAATCTGAGCGATGGTAGTTTTCAGAGTCCTAATTTGAGTTGGGATTCAAATGGTAATTTGATTGCCAAGAATGCGAACCTGAGTGGTGAGATTACTGCTACGAAAGGTACGATTGGTAAATATGAGATTACTGATCAATGGCTCACCACTGGAAGTGGCTCTACGTGTACTGGTATTGGCGGGAATCAGGCTTTTTGGGCTGGCGCTGAAGATAGCAATTCTGCTCCTTTTAGAGTTGGGTATGATGGTAAATTAACTTCGAGCAATGCCGATATTACGGGAACAATTACTGCTACGAATGGTAAGATTGGTCGCTATGATATTACGTCAACATATCTGATGACAAACAGCGGAAGTAATGCATCTGGTATTGGTGGAAATCAGGCTTTCTGGGCTGGCGCTGAAGATAGCAATTCTGCTCCTTTTAGAGTTGGGTATGATGGAGTTTTGTGGGCAGAAAATGCCGCCATAAGAGGAAGTATCGAAACTGGAAATTTAGGAGATGAAGGAGATACTGTCTCTATAATAAACGGACATATAGGAATACAAGGTACGTCAAATAATGTTGAAATTTATTCAACTGGATTTAAATTTGGTATTGATGGGGACTATTATTTAGAATCTGTTTCAGAAGGGGTCAAATGCTATCGAAATTTGTATGCAACAGATTTTATTGCAGATGGGTGGATTTATAATGCTTCAGGTGGGCATTATACATGGAAAGATAGAAATGATGCATATATAAGTTGTGGTGACTATAACGGACATAACGTTTATTATTATGCGAATTATCACGCATTTTACGTGAATAAAGACTCTGGTCATGGAATGATGTATATTAACACAAATGGCGTTACTTCTCGTGTAGGCTTTACAAAGACCTCAGACGAACGTATCAAAAAAAATTTTGAATCTTTTGATGATAATATTATTGATGCTTATATGAACATCGAACCAGTAAAATATCAATTAAAGCAAAGTTCTAATGATAAATACCATTTTGGCTTTAAGGCACAACATATTGATAAAGTATTTAGTGATTATGGAGACATTTACAATGAGTCATTTGATATTTGCACTTCTCGACCTATTGATTCCAACAAAGCAAAGGAACTATATGGTGTAGACGGCATGGTAGAAGAATATGGACTTCGTTACGATGAACTTATCGCCCCTACTACTTATATGGTACAGCACACATATAAAGAACTTGAATCTACGAAAGACGAACTTACTAAAATCAAACAAGAAAAAACCGACCTAGAAACTCGATTACAAGCAATCGAGGCAAAACTTGGACTTTAAGAACGGATAAACAACTAAATAAAACATAAATTTGATCGTACATAGAGCAGTTTTCGGACTGCTCTTTTTGTATGCTCAAAAACAGAAAGAAAGGTGAAATACATATGGTATACACAGTTAAATTAGATAGCTCTGACGACAAAGTATTTAATCTTATGCAGTTTAATAGCATGACTTTTGACATGGAATGTAAACTTGTCGTTTGCACAGATGATCTAAAAACGGTTAAATCAGCATTTACAAATTTTAAAACATTAGACATCTACAGAGATGATGTGCAGATTGCAACCTATACATGTTTTAACAATTATAAAGAAATCTCTTTACAACAGGGATTATATAACAACACAAATGGAGAATGGGAAGATGCACTGATTGTATCTCTTACAAGAGCGAATATTGTAGAACAAGTGCAACGACTTGATGAAAAAGTTAATCAAATCGTAGATATTAATACATTAACTCTTGATGAATACAAGAACTATTTACAGGAGAAAAACAAAGCTGCTCTTGCTGAGTTCTTAGCAGATCAGAGCGTAGAATTCAATGGTAAACCTTACGGAGTTAGTGAGGAAGATCAGAATGAAATGGCTCTGAACTTTATGCAGTATCAAGCTCTTACTACTGCTGGTCAGCAAGTAACTCTTGAATGGCACAGTAAAAAGAGTGCGTGTGAAACATTCACTGCTGAGGAATTTGTGCAATTAACAGCAATGATCAAGGCATTTGTCTATCCTTACTTTCAGCAGATGAATGTAATTAAGCAACAGATTTTTAGTTCTTCTAGCAAAGAAGAATTAGACAAGATCGAAATTAAATACGAAGTGATTCCTGTGCAGTCAACAGAAACTTCTACTCCTTCCGAAGGAGAAGACAAGACGGATGAGACAGGAAAAGATTCAGTTACGACTGAAGAATAATTAGTTTAACAGAGAAAAGGAGAAAATTAATATGGAAATGACAAATATGCAGGCAGATATGATCTTAGGACAGTTAAATACAATTTATGCATTCCTTATGAAAAACAGTGAATTAGTACCATGTACTTTAAGTGCTGGGCTTGCCAAGAATATTAGAAAGATTCAAGAAGAGCTGAAGGAATATTTTGAAGAAAAACGCAAACTCTTACAGAAATATGATATCACTACTGATGCCCAGATCAATAGCACAGAGAACGGACAGAAATTCTTAGCAGAGTTTAATCCTTTAAGCATGGAAAACTCAGGGGTTGAGTTCCATAAGATGAGAATGACTTTTAGCGAAGTTTGTGATGTTATTGAGAATTGTCAAGGAATTCTTGAGGGAGACATCATGATTTTACAGCTTATTTGTAAAGATGAAAGTGAGAACGAAGATCAAAAAGAAGGTGAATAAATGTTGCATGTAAAGAAATCATGTAAATATCTTATCTTATTCCTTATTGGAGCATTTGCTTATTGTGGAATTGAAATCATCTGGCGAGGATATACACATTGGACAATGGGAGTGTTAGGTGGTAGTTGCTTTATTCTTATTGGGCTGATCAATAACAGTCGCTTCTTCTACCATCTTATGCCCTTTCGTAAACAAATGATTCTCGGAGGATTGATTGTTACTGTAATGGAATTCATAGCAGGTTGTATTTTAAATTTATGGTTAGGTTTAGGCATTTGGGATTACTCTCAAATGCCTTTTAATCTGTGTGGGCAGATTTGCTTACCTTATACAATTTTATGGATTTTACTGAGTGCAGTGTGTATTGTTACAGATGATTGGTTGAGATATTTATTATTTGGAGAAGAAAAACCAGAATATGTTTGGTAAAGACTTAAAGGAGTGATTTTTATAAAATAATCGAGGTAATTACATGATAGAAAATTGGAATATTATAATTAATTTTTTATCTCAACATGGGGCTGCATTGACAGTGTTTGTCTTTGCGGTTCTTTTGTTTGCAGATAAAATTTTTGATGTCACTTCCAAATTAAACGAAAAGTTTGGGTTTGAAACACGAGCCTCATTAGAAAAGAAACATCAAAAAGAAGTGATTGAACAACAACGCTTAATGATCGATAAGCATACAGAAACTTTGGAGAAACTAACACAGATTTTGAGCAATCAGAATAAGGATATTCAAGTTATCAAAGACATGATGAGAGAGCAAGCCGCATTATTAACAGACCAAAAGGTAGGCATGGAACGACTATTTGCACATACAGCTGAACTGGCTAAAAAATTAGATGATGCGTGCGTAATAGACGTTGCTTTATCTGAAGGTGTTGCTGCAATGTTAAGAGACAGAATCAAACAAGCCCACAGGTATTACAAGCAAAAAGGTTGTATTTCCCCTACGGGGCTTGAAAACATCAATGCTATTTATAAGGTATACCATGACCAATTACATCAAAATGGCGTTGGAGAAAAAATGTACAAAGAAATTAAAGCATTGCCTATTAAGGATGAAGAGTCATTCTTGTAGGTCTTTTTTATTGCAAAGGAGGATTGCATTATGAACAAATTTAAAGAATTTTTGGCAAGTATTAATTGGAGTGAAGTTAAACCACATACTGTTGTGAGCTTGATTTTACAGGTGTTAGCGTGGATCAATATGGGATTAACTGCGGCAGGTAAACCTGTGATTGACGTACATGAAGATGTGATTAACCAGATTGTAGGTTGGGTATTTGTATTTGGTACTTCTGCTTATGGCAACTGGAAGAATCATAGCTTTACTTGGTTTGCACAAACAGGAGATAAGATTGCTTACGCATTACGTGATGGTAGATTAACTGCCGATGAAATTGATCAGATCATGGAAAAGGTTGCAGATAAAGACGTAATTGTAAAAGTTGATAAAGATTTATTTGAAAAAGAATTAGATGATGCTACTGAAGGTAAAGAGTCTGACGACATTGTTGGATAATTTGCTAAGTGAGTAATTAGTAATTGAATAATTAGTTATTGAGCAGTTGCTGTTATGGTGACTGCTCTTTTTAGATAAAAGAAAGGAGCCTGATAATTATGGCACTAACATTTAAAACAAGAACGGCAAAAAGTGTAAGCTATGGGAATAAACGTAGCACAAGTTCTATTAAGTTTATTGTAATCCATTTCACAGGTGGGGAGAAAGATAGTGCAAAGAATAACGCAGATTATTTTGCTACTGGTAACACTAGATCTGCTGGCGCACATTATTTTATTGATGATGAAGCTATTATATGGAAATCTGTTCCTGTTAACAGAATAGCATGGGCGGTTGGAGGTTTCTTCACTCAAGCAAATGGGGCAGGAAAATATTATAAAAACTGCACAAACGCAAACAGTCTGAGTATTGAAATGGCAGGTGTAGCTAATGGCGTTTCTAAAAAGACATACAATAATGCTGTTGCATTAACAAAAAAACTAATGAAAAAATATAATATCCCTGCTAGTCATGTTATTCGTCATTGGGACACAAATGGAAAACGGTGCCCAGAACCTTGGTGTGGAAAAAATAATAAACAGTGGGCTAAATTCAAAGCAGACATTTCTGGTTCTACAGTAGTAAAACCAAAAGCATCTTCTAAGTTCAAATCTTACAAAGTGAAAGTAACTGCTTCTGCTCTTAAGGTACGTAAATCTCCATCTACAACGGCTGCTATTGCCAGAGATGCTTACAAGAAAGGCACAACAGTTACAATCAAAGCTGTTAAGAATGGTTGGGGTAAAACTAAAGATGGTTGGATTAAACTGTCTTATACAAAGAAATGCTAAGGGATATGAAAAGACACAAGAAACAGTTATGATTAATTTGGCAATTAGTCGGTATTTTCTTTATTAGTTTTCTTTGTTAGTGATAAAGAAATCGCTCTTAATGATTGTGGTTCAGGGGAGCAATCAAGTTTGTATTTTTTACAACGGGGCAATGCGAGGAAGCAGATTGAGCTGGCAATGAAAATTGTGTTTGTATCCTTGCCTGAATTTAAAAGCAAACATATACTATTATGACAAAGAGACTCTGGATAGGATATTCGGAGTATTATTAAAATTTAAGGGTACATCAGATTAATTTCTGGTGTACCCTATTTTTTACGATTTTAGAACAATGAGTTTTGCTGTTCAAGTGCAGTTAATAATGCACCCATTGTCATTGGTTTGATCTTTTCTCCATCTTGAAGTTCTGATTGGTCTATTGGAGAATCTTCATTAATGAAGTCGTAATTTGTGTAAACTGTTACTCCGTCAATCTCTTTGCACCAAACTGCTACAATATAGTCATTTCCAAATTCTAAAATATCTTGCTTTAGATCCGCTATAAGCTCTAAGCTTTCATAGATAATATGAGTGTCATTTTGATTAATTAATGCCATATTGTTTCTCCGTTCTGATACTTTACGCTTGTATGGTGTAACTTCTCTTCCATGTAGGGACTTTCTCAGATGCATATTGTGCGCCCATAATATAATTCAAATAATCTTCATCAACTTTTGCGATTTTCCTTTTCATATGATCGTCATTATATGAAAATGCATAAAGCATCATTCCGTGTAAAATCTTATCACCAGGGAATACATGCTGTGATGATTCATGTCGCATAAACCTATTAGCTTTTTGATACTCATTCATAACATTTTTGCGAATATTGGTCATGCATGTCATATTTGCATGTTGTTCGATAGATGTTAGAATCATAGGATATGGTTTCTTTAAGCGTGTGCTGATTAATTGAAAAGCACAATTCAAAAAACCGAGAGACCATAATACTTTCTCTCGGTCTGTTGCTTCTGGTTCGTCACCAATCTTACCACCTAACTTCATGTGTTCGTAAAATTCATCTCTTTCTTTTTTATCTGAATAAAACATTGTATAACTCCTTTTCTGTGTGAATTGATAGTTATACGCCTTGCGTTACGGTTTAAATTAAGAAATAAACTAATTTCATTTCTTTTATAGGTTTCAAAACATCCTATGTTACGGTTTAATTAAAGAAAAGTAATATTACCTCTTCTTATATAAATTTCAAAACACAATGTGTTGTGGTTGATAAAATTGTAGTTTTATGTGTAAAAACAACCCATATGAAAATGTCATTTTTTGCTTATTTTACTCATAAAATTAACATTACACTATGACGCTATTACTTTAAAAATATTATTAATATATTTTAGATTCCAATATAGATCAATTAAATATGTGGGTTGCTTTCTTTATAATCATATTAACACCAGAAATAATACATGTCAATATAATTTATTCTACTCTACACATGTCATCTATTTCATGCTCGGACAGATATAAAGGCATCCCACATTTCTCGTCAAAGAATGGAAAGGACGTATTCTGTAGAATCAATTCTAGCTCCATATAAGACTGTTTTCACAGGCGTCTGAGAGTCAATTTCTGTGAGCTGTACTGTGTCACCTATGTGGAACAATCCGCAATCTGTATTGAGCGTCTTGTCACTTTCGTTGTATTCGTATATTCTCATTGTGTATCTCCTTATCTGTTCAAGTAACTCTGTGATCGTAATAAGTCTGCATATTCTCCGCAAATATACCATGTGTCTGACGATGGGATGTATTTTAGTATCTTTGTCTTGGTAGAGATGTTAAATCGTTCTAACACTTCTATTCTGCTTTTATAATATTCTACTTCACGTTCTTGCCTTGCTGAGTTGGTTTCTTTTCTAGTACCCTGTAGAAGTAATTCTCTGATGTGGAATTTTTGAAGCTTACCATAAGAATCTAACATAGACATCCAAATGTCAGGAGGTGTGTCTCCTGAAATGTTTACTCTCTTGGTAGCTTTTGTAATGTTTGTTGTATTGTACATTTTATTTCACCTCTTGAATATTATAACACGAACATATGTTTGGTGTAAAGGTTATAAAAGAAAAACCACAGATTATAATAAACCTGTGGTTAAGAGAATCTATAGCATTAAAACTCCATAATTAATTTGTTCTTTGTTCCAATTATATTCTTAAATGCTTATTTTTATAATTTGGTGTAAATTTGGTGTAACTAAGTGTTTTGTCTAAAATTATAATTTTACTTTATTGCAGTTTTCCTTTATTTTATGCGGGTTTCCATCATTTAAAAATCAAGGAAATATTTGAACTTTGCATTTGCATACAAAAATTCTATGTTTTTCTTATTTCAGTGTAAATATGGTAATAAAAGCTTATTTTTAAACTTATACACATATTTTTTAAATTTCAAGATAGTAAATTAAGAGTATCAATGTACACGTATCAATGTATAGTACACATAAGTTTTCATAAATTTTCATAAAAAAATCTTTTTTGGTGTAAAAAATGGTGTAAAAACATTAACAATAAAAAATAATTACACACATTTAGAAAGCGAAGATAAGTTGTTCAGTCGATTTAAAAATTCAATGTTCTTCATACTAAGCAATGATGATTCGTTGTTATTAAAGACATTAATCTCACTCATTGCGTTCTTAGATTCTTCTTCTATAACGTGATTGTAATATTCTAATGTCATTTTTAATGAAGAGTGTCCCATCCAATTTTGCAGTATTTTAGGGTTTAGACCAAGTCTAAACATTCTTTTTGCCATGATAGTACATCCTGTATGTCGTAGTACATGACATGCCAAATGAGGAATCTGAAGATCGTTATTGGAATTATAATCAGATGTTAGTCTTTTAAGTACAATACCCAAATTCGTTGGTTGTTGAGGGGTTCCTCTGTTTGTTACAAAAACAAAATCATGATAACCGTCTATGGAAACATTGGAATGTATTCCACGAGCACGCTGAATACCTTTTTGCGTCACAAAAGCTTGATAAGCCTCATCAGTTAATGGAATTGTTCTAATTCCTTTCTTTGATTTAGGTGGGCAAGTATATAAGACGCTTTTACCATTCTCATTTTTCCGTTGTATCTGATGATCTATTTTTATAATTTTACGTTCTAAATCAACATCGTTCCATGTTAATCCACATAATTCTCCTGCACGGATCATAGTTTCTGTAAATATAACTACTAATGGATGCCACTTATAATAAATTGGATGATCCTTCATATATTTACCCAATTCTTCTAATTGCTGAGATGATAAAATAACTTTTTCTTCTACGTCACTAGGAAAATCTTTTAGAACGTCTTTCGTTGGATTAAAACGGATCATCTGGTCTTCAAGTGCTAAATCAAATGCTTGATGCAGTACCTTATGAACGCTTGTATGAATGGAAGAGTTTTTAAGAGTTTTAGATAACTCAGCATAAAATAAAAGAATATCCTTTTTCTTTACGTCTTTTATTTTCTTTGAAGCCAACCAGCTATCTTTTATATGTGCATTGTAAGTTCTCTCATCTGATGCCAATGTATTAATAGCAAGTTTATTGATATTTTTATGAATTTCTAAATTCAGTCTTACTAATTGATCAACAGTATAGTTTGTAGATAATTTGATATTATCTAATTTATCTCGTTCAATTTTAGAAGCTTTCTCTCTTAGTTCAGACAATGTTTTTGCATAAACACTCTTCCGATTTTTACACTCATCCATGTAACGATACATATAAGTACCGTCTTTTCTTTCACTTTCTCCTTTTCTTAATACTCTGCCTCTACTATCCTTTCTACTTTGTTTTTTCGTTTTTGCCATAGTTTCTCCTTTAATAAAGGAGTTTTAATACTATATATTGATTATAACACATACTAAAACTCCTTACAATTTAAGGTTTACAGATATCTTTTGTTTTCAAGATACTGTTCAAATTGTCTGCGTTTAATCAAACGTCTTGTTCCAATTTCAAGCACAAAATTTACAGACATGTCATCTGTTAGTTCACGTAGTTTTGCAGCTCCTATATGAAAATATACAGAAGCTTCATCAATGGTTAAGTTTGCTCGCTCCCAAATTGGAATCTGTGGTTTTTCTTTTTTCTTCATATGCGATAATCTCCAATCATTAAATAAGGATTTTAAGATATTTTCTTGAATCCTTGAATATGTTCTACAAGGTCTTTAAAATATGGTACATTGTCTAACATCCACTGGCAGAAGATTCTCCAATCCTTTACTGGATGTGTCTTTCGTGAAAAATACATATTTAAAAGCACTTCGTAAGTAAGAGAAAGATTTGCTGTGATATTATATCCCATAGGTAGCATTTCAAGAATTGCATTCCAAATATTTTTATCCTTCGTTGCATTGTACTCATCTTTAAGTTCATTTAGTAACTGAATAGTATTTTCTGTATGTTGTTTAACTTTGTAGCCAAGCATATTTTCAACGTCTGAAATATTACTTTCATCATGGCTTGATAATGAGAATTTCTCAATTACAACATCAATACCTTCATGAGAAAAACTATCTAAGTCAAATTCTTTTTTATGAATTGTATGCATTTTAGAACAACTACATCTTGTTGTCCCAACTTTATATGTATCTGCTTGTGCCCACCATGTATGATGAGATGTAATTCGTAATCCAACTGGCAGTGACCGTAAGGCTTTTCTGTGATCCTTTCCTGCTCTTGCAAGTCTTTTAAATAAACCTAAATCCTTCTCTCCAATACAAAAACATGGATGCCAGATTTCTACGTTTCTTTCTTTATCATATTCTGTTGTGTGTCCAATGTGGCTATCGCTTAAGTGCCAACTATCATATGCGTTTCTAGCTCCTTCAATAGCAAACATCCACTGCTCTGGACTTGGGAATACTGGGTGTTCAATTTTAATCATATATAAATTCCTCCTATTTTAAATATGAAGAGAATACTAATTTCTCTTTATATTTATCATCAACTGTTACATATCCGTGGACATTAGGCGGATGCCCTGACCAACTGATGTAGATTTTATAGTAATATCTCGTACAATCAATATATTTACGTGTCACAATACAGACATATCCTTTATTCATGAAGTCTTCTAATACTGCAACACAAGAATCTAGTGACTTGTCAGTATCGCAAGACATTGATTGTGTCTTACGGTATGTTTCTGTTCTACCATTCATCTGTGCAGTTTCCCATATATCATTTACTAAGTCGTCATATAAGTCATCAAATATTTTACTTAATTGTGCATCGGACTGTTGCTGTGAATACTCTTTCATATCCACAGCATTGATCAGTCCTTTTGTTTGTGCTAAATAATTCATTTATTTACCTGTACTTCCAATTCCGCCAGTTCTTTTAGTTGTCACAGTTTCTTTATCGGCTACACCATAAGGTAGGAAAACTCCTTGTGCAAATGCATCACCTTTCTTGAGCTTCAGCGGTTCATTACCATGATTCTCAACCTTGATAAAGATATGTCCTTCATTGTCTGCGTGGTAGTAGTCACCGTCAATTACCCCTGTACCGTTACCAATTCTAGCTTGCGCTTTGATGCCCAAACTACTGCGAATGAATACTAATAGCACCCATCCCTTTTCAATCTTACATCTGATTCCTGTAGGAATAACTCGTGCATCTCCTGGACGAATTGTAATATCTGCTGGACTAATAAAGTCATGTCCTGCGGAGTCAGCTGTTTTACGATAAGGTAATTTTAAACCACCATAGATTGACTCTTCTGGGTATCTAACTACCTGTTTCTCCCAGTCCTGTACGAACTGGTCAAACGATACTTTCTCAAACTCTGCAACTTTCATTAATCCGCTTTCTGTTAATAATCCCATATATGTATTTCCTTTCCATTTTCTTTGTGCAATTTTCACAAAATTTCGTGTTTTATAATTAAGTCTAATTATTTTGACTTCTATATAATCTTTCAACCGATTTAATCTACTTTGCTTTCCATAAGCCACATATATTTTAGTTCTCATTACTGTTCATTAAGCATCAGAGGTAATCCGACTTCATTATAGTAAGAATCCTCAAAAGTCATTTCTGGCTCATCTTTGTAATGTTCTTTTAATTTTTCAATCAATAACTTCTGCTGTTTTTTCACTTCATCTTCAGTGCCATGCACAATTAAAGTCACATTGCCGTCATATACACCGTCATTAAATGTTTCAACTTCAATCATGTATAACTGACGATCTGTGTTAAGACTTGACTTTTTAGCCGCCAGATACAGATAATCTTTTGGCAATTTATATTTTTTGAGCAGCTTGTCCACATCTTTAATGAAATTAAGCTTGTGTTTTTCTTCTTTAATCTGCTTCTGTAAGTCTGCGTTTCCTACGTTTCTTTTATCGTTTTCAGTCATCATTACATTATTTGTACTCATAATAAGTTCTCCTTGCGTAGTTCATTTTCTGTGTATCGGCAATATTCATCCCATAATCCTTTCGCATGAATATAATTTTTGCCTTTCAATCCCATCTTCTTCTGTTCTGCTTTCAAGTCTTGGAATGTAAACTTGCGTGAGCATATCTTTTCTTTTAAGAATCTAGTTGCAATCTGCCCTACCTTATACATGTCCTCACGCTTCAAATTTGCAGTTAATTTCTTGTAGGTACTCAATTCATCATCTGGAATTTTATAAGGTGTTTTTGGCAAGTTTTTCGGTGAAAAAGGTGAGATATATTTGTAAGTTCCATCATCACGGATTCTACTCTTCTGTGCCTTCAGTAACTCGGCAACAGTATCCAGATGTTTCACATCAAATCTAAACAACACTTCTTTATCAGTTTCTTCTATACAATAGGGAATATCTTTGTCTATCTCTCGAATCGCCTTTATAATATTATTCCCTCGTATTAATGAAGGGATATAAGCTACAAGGGTATATTCGCCTCTATGCTTGCCTTTTCCGTAGTAATATATCTGATTACCAAATGAGCATTTTATGTACAAATCATCAAAGCTAGGATCTATTAATCCTGCATCAGTTCTAGGAAAATCATTAGTATCCATGTTATATGCTGCTACAACACGATACTTTCCAAAATATTCTTTACGCTGTAAGAAATTAGCCGTAGTAATTCACTCCTTATTTAGTTGATTTTGATTTAGTTGTCTTAGGTGTAATACCTGTTGGCGGTGCATCATTTGTATTTTTGTATACATCACGCACCATCTTCTGAATTGTTCGCAAACTCAAGCCATATGAGAGCTGTAACTCAATAACCGCTTTGGAAAGTTCTTCCATTACTCTTCGTCCTCCTCGCCTGTAATAATGTCATCATTATCTAATTCATCAGAAATTTCATCTTCTTCAGAATCAATTTCTTCATCATCTAATTCGTCGATCTCGGAATCAATTTCTTCTCTTTCTTTTTCGAGAAGTTCAATCTTTTCTTCATTGTCATCAATCAATTCCTGAAGTCTAGCAATGTCAAGCTTGCGAATAAGGAATCCGCCTGCTACCATAGCGCCAAGAAATGTGCCAATAGCAACAGTTCCAAAATTGCAAAGCATAAACTGCCATAAATGTAATTTAATCATCTATATTCTCCTCTTCATCATCTGGATAATTTTGTAGTTCAAACTCTTCCTCTAACTCAAACTGCTCAGAATCGTAATAGCAAGGATAGTTCAACTGAGCGTCTGGGTGAAGTGGATTATATTTAGGATTCATTATTGCATCCTCTATTTTTAAAGATTTCTGTGCGTACATCTTTATCTTTTCTTTTTGATGCTACTAAATCAGCGATATGCATATCCCATAAATTATGATATTTTTTTGTCCCAAATCGTTTAGCCCATTTGGTTTCTGTTTTAGTATTGTTAGGTTTCCACTGGAACGGTAACATATGGTAGTTAATATAAAATGCTATATCGCCTATATTATGATTCGCAAATAAAGAATACTGATTTGCAACCTCATAGACTAACATCATATATGCCCCAATATTTTCGTGTCCGTAATAGTGTGCAACACCATCTTTATCGAATGTCTGAGTGTATAATTTACCCATATCGTGATATTTAGTAGCCACTAACACTGAATAGTCGTTATGAATCTTTTTTGAAAAATCATAGGCATCTGTCATATGTTTGCCAAGAGATTCCATATGATACGGATTCTTCTGGTCAAAGTCGTTATACTCTTCTGGAACCCATTTGTTTTCAATCTTAAAAATGTATCTGTTTATATCGGTTATATGATCAACAAATTCAATCTTATCCCATCCTTCTTCAAGGAATGGAATCTGGAATTTTCTTGCCTGTTTATCAATTACATATCCTGGAACTGGATGCTCTCTGTCAACATTATCTCTTTTACATTCGTCAATCGGCTTTACGATAACCACGCAAACTTTCTCGCAATCAATTCCTTTGATAATATTGAGAATGGCTCTTCTGGATTTCATAGTAATATTCGTTGCTTCAGCTACAACGTCAATACCATTTTTAAGATACTTGACAATCAGGCTATGAAATGTCTGAAATACTTCTTTATTTTTGGACTGATCTTCCACACTTCCGCAAATGTTTGCTCTAATGGCATCTGTTGATAAAATAATACATTCGCTATTGCGATTATTTGCTACGATGCTTGTGTGTTGTGACTTACCAGATGCTGATAAGCCACACAATAATGTAAGTCTTGGTTTTCTTTCGCTCATAATTCTCCTTTCGTGTGATAAAATTCGAGTTTTATGTAAAAATTCAATCGTCAAAAACCCTTTATTTTACTGGTGTTTTAGCAGATACTCTCTGCTGACATTTTTGAAACTTTGCTGTCCGTCAAGACTTCTGTATACAAATCCTTCTCTTTTAACTTTTGGATTGATAATACTGAATCCATCAGCCTGAAGTTTAATCTCTTCCATCGTGTCAGGCGTTTTGTAGTGTTCGTTGATAATTGGCACATGTTCTAAGTTGTTTTCTTCACAGAATTTTGCCATTTCCTGTGTACCTTTACGAATTCCTTCAACTACCAAATTGAATACGAATAAGCGATTGTCTTTCAATTTATAAGGATTTCCTTGTACGCTACCTGTACCTTCTCCCTGTAAAACAACACGATCGTAATTATTTGCAATAGCATAGTCACTTAAAACCTTTTCGATATTATATTTGTCGGCAAGTTCCCAGTAGATATTTGAGTCATGATAACATTCCTGATCTCTGTCAGCCTGTCGGACATTTCTACTACATACAACAAACTCGAATTTGTTTTTGCCACGTTTCATCCGATCAACAGCATATGTGCAAGACGTTCCATCAATTTTCTCTGTTTGAATCCACTCCTCATTAGACTCAAGATAGAATGGGCAATTTTCAATTCGGTTTTCATCTGTCTTCACAATCCATGATGGGAACTGTTTAGGATTATCTTTTTTCTTACCAAAGAACAAGAATAAAATTTTTCTACCAATGTCGTATCTCATGATTTTTCTAATAATTGGTTTTGAGAAAAATTCTTTATGCCTTGCAGCCATAGCTTTATATTTAGCATTTGGATCTATCTTGTTCGATTTTCTCTTACGGTCTTCCTCGGAAGAATATGTAATTCTTAATTCCTTTGTAACATCGTCACCAAGTTTTCTGTCAGATAATTCTGGGAATAATGTAAGTGGTAATGCTAACCCTTGACTAAAACATTTAAATTTGCCGAGTTTCATTGTTTTGACCTTATAATGCTTCTTCTCTAAGAAAGCAAATCTATCATCATCTGCTGGGCATTTGCTGTCAATTTCAACAAATACAGCTTTGTCCCCAACTTTAAATTCATCAATCTTTGCGATTAATACCCAACCAAGAACGCCAATTAGTTCGATATTATCTGCACCATCAATCGGTTTAATCCATGCAATTTCTTCAATGTGTGCTAACGCTCTTTCTTTTGCCAAGTTTCTTATCTCTCCTTTTCTTATTTCAAAGTCAAATTTTATCCCTCATATTCAAGTATCATTTTATGTTTGTTTTTCCATACTTCGGGATTATCTGGGTGATTCCACGGATCATCAACTTTGTTAGGTGAATCCATTGTCTGAGCTAATGTACCGTCATTAATACAGAACTTTGGCAAAAACTCACATACTTGACTAACTGTTATGGCGCATTTTTTGCATAAATTATATTTATTTTTTAATATACAAGAAGTAGGATCGACTAAAAATCTACTTTGTTCACCTCTGGTTTGATACTGTTTTTTCTGGAGATATGGCAATCTCATATCATAGTGTTCATTAGTACACTCTTTGTTGCAGAAATCACAGTAATACTTTGTTTCTGTTTTCTTCATTAATTACATCCTCCGTTATATGCATTTTGTTAATCATTCATCATATTCAATCGTCATTGTGTGTTCTGTTTTTGGATAACGATTACGGCTTGCAAATGAACCAATAGTGTCAATGTATGGGATCGCAAATTTATCTTGTTTGGCAGTTTGCTTAATTCCGACCTCATTCTTGCAAGCGTTTGAAAGAAATGTATTTATCCGAGCATTTATCCTCATACATTTACCACATAAATCTAATCGTTGGAGTATAATAGAATTATCATCTGGTTTGCCTGCACAGAATCTGCTTGAATACCCATTAGATGTAATGAAAGGGAGTGTAATGTCATAGTGATTGTTTGTACATTCAGCCCCACAAAAATCACAATAGTATTCTTCAATGGTTTTTGTTGTCTTCACATTTTCTCCTTTCTGTGCTATAATAAATTTGCACATAAATCAACTTAGTTAGTTTGGAAACGGTGTAATTTTGTATACGAGATACCACTTCTTAATTGAGGTGGTATCTTTTTTTGTACACAAAACATTTATTTTATGAATCCTGTTTTACTGGAACCCATTCTGTAACAGGAACCATTTTCTCCACTTTTTTAACTTCATATGGCTGGTTATAGAACTCATTTTCTTGCATCTCTGTCGCCCCTTTCTCCCAATCAATAGCAAAGCACTTATCACGTAACTCGACAATTGACTGCGTAGTAATCGACCATCTTCCTCTATCTCCTTCAAGTTCTTCGAATTGATAATCAAAAACCAATTCTTTAAGCTCGCCTTTTGTTAAATCAATTCCTTCCGTAATTTTGTCGTACATAATGTCTTCGAAATTGTCACCATAATAGTCTTTGTCATCCAATTTTGTTTTATCTGTAATCATTCTTCCGTCTCCTTTTGTCAAATAATTATGATTGATCCATTTCTTTAACTTATCATTTGCATTCATGAGTCTACTTCCTCTACTAATATGTTTGACTTAAATGTGCATACTGGACGAATGTTAAAAGACGTTGCACAATAACATTGTTTGACAACCCCACATGCATCAACAGCACAAATATCTTGATGATTTTTTTCTGATACGGCAGTTAATAATGCCCATTCTATATTATCTGAAAATTTTGTTGGATACTCTAAGTATTCTCTGTACAGCCTATATTCATCTAAAGTTAGTAAAGAAACTTTATCATTACTTGTTTCATTCGCCATTGTTCCATCAAGTGCCATTAAGTCACGTTCCATATACTGCAACACATCATGATGATGACAATTATCTTCAATTTCATATCCGATGTATTGTAAATGGCGACGAAGGCAACTAGGGTACCATCTGTTACAACATGTGTCAAATGGCTTTGTATCACACAAAAAATCTCTCATGATACAGAAACAAGTTTGATGATATTTAAATTGATTTAACACAATCCATTCATACCCTACTGCCTTAAAAACATCTCCTGCGTTTAATTTCTGAAGCACTACTTTTTCTGAGGCGTGATTATTGGACTTATTCTTCATCATACCTTTATCTTTAATTACTTTTACGACTGCCTTAGCAATGTCATAAATATCTTCTTTATCTAATGTCAAGTTTTCTCTCCTTTACAAATTCTCTGTATCTCTTTGTATACTCATAAGAATCTTTAAATATATTGCAGATACCGTTATACATTCTTGGTTCAAATTGTTTTACGATATCAAGTTCATTCTGATAGCGCATTCATCAAAAAATCGGTTAGGATGCACTGCTTTTCACCACCTTTCTATCTTATTTTATATATCAAACGTCGATTCTATAATTGCACTGCGGACATGTAATGTGACCGAATGCTTCAACATCTGGACAATCTATAATATATCCATGTCCAGTATCCCATGGAGAATTTTTACACCTACATACATCTTCCATTTCATAACTTAAAACTGCGCCACAATTTTTACAGGTTGTCTTTTTCTTTGTTCCTTCTTTTAAAATTTTAATCATTTGCCAATCTCTCCCCATCGTGGTGTAACAGAAAATACGCTAAAACTTGGGCAATTGTCATCATATGTAACAGAAGAAATCGTCCATCCTTTGATCAACTCTTCAGCGTAATCAAGATCATCTTCTTCATAATATAATCTGTCATACTCGTATACTGCGTTGTCACTATTCAGCCAATTAATGATAATCTCTATCAACATATTAAAAGATGGTTTCATAATATCTCCAGACAATACAATATCCCACTGTTTCATATATTCTTCATCTAAAGCATCATCATCTCTGTTTTTTGTCGGTATCCATCCAAAGTATAACTTTCCGTCTACTTCTTTAATTCCACGTAATTCATCTGCTGTTTCTCCATAAATATCAACAATGAATCTCAATGTCTTTTCCAACGTCCCGTTAACTGTATCTTTTAGACTTCCCGATATCATGAAAGGTTTATCGTTCGTGAACATACGCTTACCACTCCTTTCGTAAATTAAATATTTCTTTTATGTAAATAATCATAAATTGGGAATAAATAATTTTTCAGTTGCCTTTTGTCCATTTATTCGGTTGGCATCTTGGCACACTGTACGTTCTTTTTGCCAAATGCATTTAAATTCGTCATTTGGCATATCGTATTCGCTAATGATAACAAGGTTATTTTGCGCAATGTCGTGACAAAAATCATAAAAATGATCATAATCCATACAACTTTTAGCGTAATTGCTTGTGCCTTTGTATGGCGGATCAAGATATAATAAGCAATTTTTTACATCCTTGAAATAGTTATAGTCACATGACATAAAAGAAATATTCTTTAATGAAATCGCTTGTTTTCGTAAATTAATCACTCTCTCATAATACATATTTCTTTTTCCAGTCTTAACTTGTCCGAACCCGCCATTGAAGTATTTCCCTCCAAAGCTTGCACAGTATCCAATCAAAGCAGTGTATTCTTTAGAATATTTATCTCCTCCTGCTTTTCGATTTTCTCTAACTTCAACATAATGTTCCTTCGAACAAATTTCTGGAGCAATTGGAATCGTTGGATTTTCTTGAACGTATTTCAATAATGCAATCAATTCATCATTAATGTCTGCGCCAATTTTGTTTTTACATTGAATCTTATCAATAATATTGGCTCCGCCAACAAATGGCTCTATGTATGTTTCAATATTGTTATCATCAATATATTTCTGAATAATCGGTACAATATATTTTGCAATTCTATTTTTACTTCCTTGATATACTATTTGTCTTTACCAGAAAGCCCATATGGTTTACAGTAGCTACACTCTCGTTTTCCTTTCTGGTTTATTATTTAATTAAAGTCATCAATTAGCAAATTCTCACAACTCCAAATTCGTATAATCCTACATCATCCTCAAGTGCAATAGTGTCATGTTCTGTCGTAGTAATAAATTCATTATCTATGCCAACAACTGGCATATGATCTGGATATTTACCTAGCTTTTTCTTAAGCTGTCCAACTGTTATATAATTTGGTTCTTCCATTACAATCTCACAACTTTCTTATCTGCTAACTCTTTTACTCTATCAGTCAAAGTTACTGCCATCACATGTGTTCCCATATAAGCATCAAGAGCTTCGCCAATTAAATTGTATCCTTCATCAATAAGAACATGATCATAATTCATTCCACGCTTGTTCTTACATTCTTCTACGGTCATAGGTACTGGAATAATTAAGTCAAGATCGTTTGCTTTGTTTAATAATAGCTTGATCTGTGAATGATTTTTTACAATAATCGGATACTGTGTTGTAGCACTCGTATAGAGTAATTGTGTAGTTTTGCCCGTTGCTCTGTCTTTAATAATCAGTGTTGTTGGTTTATTTGTTATCATAGTTTGCAATCTCCTCTTATATAAAATATCTCTGAAGTTCATCTTTGAATCTTAGTGGACTATCAACAATGAGCTGTGAATACTGAAACTGTCTTAAAAAATTCATAACAGTTCTAGCATCTGCACGGCTTAAAGGAATAAATTTTACATATTCAGGTCTCCCAGCAATACATACAACTGCCCACGAATGCTCTGAATCATGAAATCCAACGTCAACCGCTACATCGGTAAGTTGGTTATACATTTTTTTCATCTCTTTATTTTGTTGTATTGAAATCTGACACTGACGAGCTGCCTCATCGCAACTGCTTGTAGCAAAATTTAATCTAGTATTGCTTTCATTAATTTCATTTTTTAAGGCATCAATATCTGGTTGTAGGATTTCTAGCAACCATTTTCTAATTTTCTCTTTTAATTTCTGGAACAATTAACTCTCCTTTTATATTTCACACGATCCATTTAATCCATATGGTTCATAACACAAGCCACTTATCCAAACCCAGTTATCGTCTTTGTATATGAGGAATTCAACTGTTTCAAAATCACAATAACTGTCACTATCTTTGTCTTCCCGAACTGCATACACAGTAATTGGTTTCTTAGGTGTTGGAGACCTGCCAATTTCTTGTATTTTAAACATCTGAATCCTTTCTAATTCCACTCAAAATCCATTCAATTACTGGCTCTGTCCACCCATTGCCCATCAGACTACATCGTTTTGAATAACTTAAATTTCTGCTACCCATCTTAATATTTGTGTAATTATCAGGTAGTCCTTGTAATCTTTCGTACTCAATTGCCGTTAATTTTCTTGGCGCACCATGATCCAAAACTTTCTTTTCTTGATATCCACCACTTATACATGTCAATGTACAACATTTAAATTCTGGATTATATATTCTGCGATTCATTTCGAAAGTATTAACTTTCAGCTCACCACAAACACGTTTGTTCATATCCAATATTTCAAATGGTTTGTCATAAAAATACTTTTGTTGTACATCTGATTCCATAATATCTTTCAGCACCAATGAACTTTGCTTTGTTGGCAACGAATTAAGTGGAATATTTGTCCAATAATACCTTTCTCTTGACTGAGCACTGAATAATGCCGAATCAATCAAGATTGGATCAACGCCAATGCATTCAGTCATTTCTTTCAAATCATCATCTTGTGACGGAATCACATTTTCAAACATAAACCATTTAGGTTTTATAATCTTTAATGCCTCAACAGCTTTATAGAAAATCCCAGATTTCCCATTCAATCCAGCATTTACGCCTTTATCTTCAATTCGTACTCTTGATAGACTCTGACAGCATGTACCTGCCAGAATCAGATCAAATCCTTCAAACTGCCTAAAATCTGCTTTATACAAATCCCCATGATGTATAATAAATGGAAAATGATACGATGAAACCGCAATGGCTTCTGGTAGAATTTCATATGTATGATATTCTTCAATTGGAATATCAAGTTGTTGTAAAGCATATAATCCTGTTTCTACACCGCCACATAAACTCAAAACTCTTAAACCTCTTGAAGTTTTGTTTTTATCTACGTTTCAATTTCTGTAGGTAAAACAATACAAAAACAAATACATAAGAAAGGTTTTATCAAGTAATCCTAGGTAAAACGCAGTGCGCTGCCTTGTAAATACAAGGTTTAAATGACAGAAAATAAAAACAAAATTTTAAAGTCATCATATGGAAGAAATAAGACATGTCTAATCTATAGATATTTCTCCTCGAATAGTCATCAGAAATGTAACTAGAAATGTTACATTATTATATATTTATTAGTATTACGGCAACTCCTAAAACAAAGAATCCCATTAAGTATGCCAATACTGCTGATTTAAACCAGAAAGAGATGTGCTTGTCAATCTCTTTCTCATGTTTGAAGAATAAAATATTACATATAGTAGCTGAAATGACACACCAGCCAATCAGTATCCATTCAATTATGCTCAGTACCATAATTATTACTTTGAATATACCTCTACACCAACCTTCCTTAATATTTAATCAAAAATAAAAATCCAATTGAAATATACATGAAACTCAAATACCAAGGCTGCTCTTGTGGAAATACACTATACAATGGCTCGATAAATTTGTTTTTTACACTTAATACAATTGCAATGATTAGATACACTGCAAAGCCTACAAGCCCAATTGCTCCAAGCGTCAATGCCAACTTTTCACAAATATTGCAGATCAATGTCATCTGCATGATTTTTCTCCTACTCTTTTAAATCTGTATTTCTGTTCCACATCAGGGTATTTCTCGTGATCAACTTCACTCAGAAACATTTCTACTGGTCTAGCGTAAATATTGAAATCACCATACATTGCCTGATAAATTACCAGTTTCTCATTTGTTTCTGTATGTGTTGCAAGGTCAATTACTCTGTAGAAATGTCCTTTGAAATGTTTGCAAATATCGTCTTTCTTTAGTAAATCTCTGTTATTCATGAATATCTCCTTTCTAAAGTGTCTCCCACCATAGATCGTGTACTTTCTTATAGCCACCTCGACTTGACACATCTAATACTCTGCGAACTTTCTTGTTAGACAGTCTCTTATGAAATCTGTAATCATCCCAATTGCTGATATATAACCTTTTATAATAAGGTTTCTTACGAGGTATTTCATAGAATCCACAATAATACTTGTCTACATATTGCACAGGTTCAGGATACCCACCGATATTTTTAAGTCTCGCTAACCTTTGATGATAACTCTTCCTACGATTTCTTTTCTTTAACATTGTCTTACGATTCTGCTGAAATTTTGTAGGAACATATTGTAAAAAGTCTTTATCCTGTAGACAATCTTTTGATTTTGGCATAATTAGTACACTCCTTTCTATAGTGGGATAAAAGTGGAATTTTATTGCTATATTTAATGTGAAAAATCCCTTATATTTCAACGATTTTCTTATGTTTATTTTAATAATTTTGACAAAAGTGTTTTATTTCACTCATTTTCATCGTGTTCTTCTGTCATGGACAGATTATCCGAAGTGCCTTTCCATAAGACCACCACATTTCTTTCTAATGATTTTTGTACATCAACCACTCTCTGATTTGTTGATCCTGCCCACGGATAAGACATGTCTTTCAATTCGTCTACATACTGTCCGTCTACGAGGACATCTATGTAAGGAAGAATCTCAAGTCTGCAATCGTACATAAGGTGGTTTGTTCTACGTCTTCGAGAGAACTCAGCTAAGTCCAAACCAATATCTTCTGCTTTATTCCCTGTATATAGCCAGATTTTTTTGTCTGGCATAAACTCTTTGACAAATTTGCATATTGCAGAAACACCATCTCTATTCTCTTTTGCTAAAGGTTCTCCACCAAGAATACTTAATCTTGTATATTGCGGATTAGTTAGTGGGCGTAACAATTCCAACACATCCCACGTTGTTAATTCTTTACCACCATCAAAATCCCATGTTTCTTTATTAAAACAATTCTTACAATGGAAGTGACATCCTTGAACGAAGAGGGCTACGCCAAGCCCTTCTCCGTTGCTAATGTCCATTTTTCTTATTGAAGCGTATCTCAAAACTATTCCTCCATACTATGATCATCTACATGAACATATCTACTTTTAATCTCTGCTGTACGTCCCTGATTCCAGAACTGGGTGCCGACGTATCCACATGATCGTCTGGCAACATTCATCGTATCCTGATCTCTGTTACCACAATTTGGACATTCCCAGATTAACTTTCCATCAATATCAAGAATGCTAATTTCTCCATCATAGCCACATTTCTGGCAATAATCACTCTTTGTATTCAATTCAGCATACATGATATGATCATAGATAAATTTCATGATCTCAAGAACAATATCGGTATTCTTTGTCAGATCTGCACACTCTACATAACTAATTGCACCGCCCGGACTTAATTCTTGAAACTTGCTTTCAATATCAAGTTTTGTGAAAGGATCAATCTTTTCAAATACTGGGATATGATATGAATTTGTAATGTAATCACGATCCGTAATTCCTTCAATAATACCAAATCTTTTCTTCAAACATTTTGCAAATTTATACGTAGTTGATTCAATCGGAGAACCATACACACTGTATGCTAATCCTTCAGAATCTTTCCATTCATTACACTTATCATTTAATCTCTGCATAACTTTTAAACCAAATTCCTGTTGAATAGAATGAGATTCGCCAGTCATGTATTTTACACATTCATATAATCCTGCATACCCAAGAGAAATCGTTGCATAACCATTTTCTAATAACTTGTCAATTTTTTCTCCTTTCTTAAGTCTTGCAAAGCATCCATGTTGCCACAAAATAGGTGCAACATCAGAAGATGTCCCTTTTAATCTTTTGTATCTACATTTTAATGCCTTATGACATAACTCTAATCTTTCATCTAAAATTCTCCAAAACGCTTCCTTGTCTTTACCAGAAGATAAGGCTACATCTGGAAGGTTAATTGTTACGACACCCATATTATATCTTCCGTAATATTTTGGGTTTCCATTTTCATCCAAATAAGGAGTCAAAAACGATCTACACCCCATACAAGGAAAACAGTTTCCATTTCCATTCGCATCAATCTTATTTTTTTTCATAATCTTTTCAGAAATGTAATCTGGAACCATTCTTTTAGCAGTACATTCTGCTGCTAATTTTGTTAAATACCAATACTCAGAATCCTCACGAATATTATCTTCTTCTAATACATACAGTAATTTAGGGAATGCAGGTGTAATATAAACACCAACTTCATTCTTTAACCCTTTAATTCTCTGTCGTAAAAATTCCTCAATTAGTAATGCTAATTCTTCTTTATACTCTGTTGTTTCGTTCAAGTACATACAAACACTGAGAAATGGAGCTTGCACTGCTCCGAGTTAGACTATATCTTTACCCTCGTTATACGTTAGGTGAGAATATACAATTCTCAAAAGCAACTATATTACTTTGTAGATGGCACTTCCCTACAATGAATTTCACATTATAGGTAAAGATTTCATAGGCATATATTACTACTTAGCCTGTATATCTTAGTCGTTTGACCTTTATAAAAATTTCTCTTTATCCTTGGCACTGGATTGCTCTTATCCGTCCCAATGCTTGTAAATTTTATATAGTATGATCAACTCTTTTGCTCGAAAGCACCGATAAGAGTTCCCCAGTTAGCATAACTTTTATCACCATTTCCTGTGATTCTAACCGTAAGTCATACACCCTAGATTTCTAGGTTCACCATCTGTTCACTAACATGTTTCTATGTTAGGCAGCCATTTGACCGTTTGTGTTGGTCATACTATTTACCTGATAGTTGAATGTCTGAACACTATCTTCGATTTCTTTCTTTAAATCTTCTTTAGCGTATTTTTCAACTAAATCTTCTGTAAAACCACGTCTTCTATATTTTTCTACATAAATGTTATAACTGTCTCTGACAAATGGAGCTAAATGCGTCAATGTAATTGTTGCACCGCCATATGTAGAAGACGTTACTGCCGTTATAATCTGTGTTGCGATTGTTGCAGCCGTAATTAATCTATGAGGTTTTTCAATCATGACCTCATTTACAACTGTCCCATTCTGTAACATATCTTCAAGATTAATTAATTCGCAATTCGTAAGTGCTTTCTGTCCAAAATAATCCATATCATGAAAATGTAAGATACCTGTATCATGAGCCTGTACGATTTCTGGTGGGAGTAAGTATCTGCGAGTCATATCTTTGCATACAATACCTGCCATATAATCTCTCTGTGTAGTTACAAGTTTTTCATTTTTATTAGAATTTTCAGTATTCCAATATTCGCTGTCTCCACTAAGAAGATCTGAAATTTCTGCATCAATAGTATTTTCATTCTCTCTCTGAAACTCTCGAACACTACGATAGCCTTCATATGCTTTTGCAGTTAATTCCTGTCCTTTCTCAACAAGCTTTTTGAATACCATTGCTTCAATTGTAGAAATGTCAATCTCTTCTGGTAATTTACTGCAATCATTTTCGATTTCTCTTGCAATCTGTTTTGCAATATCTTCCTTAATTAATCCAGATCCATTTTTCATTGCTTTCATAATCGCTGTGTAAATTTTGGTCTTGTCGAAATCTACAACAGTACAATCTCTTTTAATTACTTTCAATAAAAGACCTCCAATAAATTATGTAATAATATCATCATCTATATGTAACGCACCCGTCTCCTGCTTTCTTACAGTTCAACGTATATCGTGCATCGTTACCATCACCATCAATCTTTTCGGTTGATACGCTTTCAATTATCATGGTTTTACCTGTTTCTACATCTTTCACAAGTACCTCTTTTTCTATATGTAGTTTAGAAACTAAATTTCTAAGCTGATTAATTGTTCTGATCAACTTCCTTTGTTGTCGCTCCTTCCGTGTCTCTAATCTGTCTTTTGAATCTCTCTAGCTCAGCCATAATATTCAGACAAGTCATAGACAAACTTCCTTCATTATTAATAACTGCATCGCATAAATCATAAGCTTCTTCAAAAGCAGATTCGTCTTTTTTCATTCTTTCATCAATTGCATCACTTGTATCTCCACGATCTTTCATTCTCTGAATACGTGTAGAACTTGGTGTATCAATACATAATACCAAGATATGTTTCTTATGATAATTTTCTTTTAACTGTTTTAATCCTGGAACATCAACTACATATACATCTGCATCATCACACTGACTTTCTGTAGCACAATACCAATTGCCAGTATAATGATTCTCTGCAACCTTGCCTGTAATTCTGGAATACTGGGCTAGATTTACATATGTATGATCATCAAGCTTATCTGCTCGCTTCTCTCTAGTGGTATATGATCGTAGATATTTCAGACCGTAAATGTCTTCCAGATACTTCGCTGAGACACTTTTGCCTGCTCCAGATCGTCCAACCAGAGCGATTAAAACATTACTTTTATCTCCTACCATCTCTATAAGTCCTTTTCTAATTTCTTGATTCTTCTGTTGATTTTTGTTACGATTTTGCCGTTATCTTTGCCTCTAGCGATTAAGACGGCTTTTCTATCCTTTAATAAATTTAACTGCTCTAATTTTGTCATATACTCATTTTCTCCTTATACTATATTTTAGTTTTATACATCATCAATCCATGAACGATGCCACCACATAGAAGGCGATCGCCATTAATACAATTGCTACAATTACTACTACTCCAATTGGTATTACAATATTTGCTATCATCCAAAACGCAAATGCAAATACACCAACAGATATGAATGTTGCAATAAACCAGACGATGGTCAGTACAATCATCGACAAGAAAAATTTTAAGATTTTCTTTATGATATTAAATCACCTACCTTATGGTATTTCGTTATAAATTTTACTCACATCATCCAACAACTCTTTTGGCAAATATCTTTCTAAAAGCTCATTCGAATTATCAAGTGTTTTCTTATAGAAATCTTCTGCGATACCACCGCCAATAGCAGCAATCGTATCTGTGTCACATGGCAAAGACAATACATTTCTTAAGAATGATTCATAATCTTCGCTCTCTAAGAAACATCTGATTGCCACAGGAACACTATCTTGAACTGTCGCAGACCAAACATAATTCTTTCTATAATCATCGAGTGGTCGATCAACACCATATGTATATTGACTGGATGGATAACTTTTTAATGCATATTGATAAATTTCTTCTTTTGATTTACCCCATAGCGCCATAAAAGAACAGCCTGTTACAATCGATGCACCTTTGTAAGATTCCACATGACGATGAGTTTTCTCACATGTCCATTGTGCTAAATCTATGTAATAACTCAATACGTCTGGACGATCAGCAAACCCATTAAAATACATTGTGATAGGCGAAATTCTCATGGCACATCCATTGCCAAAGCTTTCATTAACACGACTGCCATCATCGTGTAACCAGTCTTCGAACATTGCGCCATATCCCGTACCAGGATATTTCTTGCCATATTCTAAGTAGAACTCCCAAGGTTCTTTGTTATGCTTGTGTTCATCGTCATCATCTAACAACCACATACCTGTTGCAATACTGAGAACTGTATCATCTGTGTATTTACATTTATCTGTAAACAATTCACAGTTCTTCCAATCTAAATCGTGAGATCTGCGGAACTCATATTGAGAACCGCAAATATCTCCTAGAATCGCTCCAATCAAAGCCATTTAATCACCTACCTGTTAAAGATGTTTTCTAAAATTGTAAGAATTATTGCGATAATCCATTTTGTTTTCGTTGGAACAATTAGCGGATTTACCACAACAAAATGTAACAACCAAATAAACAAATTTACGATTGCAAAATTGACAGCAATTACAACCATTAATCCTAAGATTGTACCTAAGATTGTTCCTGCATGATATTTGTCTTCAACAAATAGTGAAGTTAATAATTTCTTCATTCGCATAATCTACTTTCCTTTCAATCCCATTTCCATATACAATTCATCTATTGCATTTCCTTTTCTCTGGAGGCAACTATAAATTTTCTCATCAATCGTATGTTTGCCTTGTAGAATAATATATGTGCATTTATTTTCTTGCCCAATTCTATGTATTCGATCTTGGCTCTGGCGATACTCTTCATAACTGAAACTTAACGAATAGTAAATATTGTAAGTACAATTTACAAATGTCAAACCTTTACCAAGAAGCTTTGGGTGCACAAATAATTTCTGAATTTTGCCAGCTTTGAATTTCCGAATAATATCATCACGATCTTTATTCTTAGATGTGAGGGCAACACCATTATACTTTTCAGCCAGACGTTCAATCTCATGCTGGAATTGACACCATATAATAATTGGCTTGCCTCCAATTTCTTCAAATGATTGCTCTAGCACCTTATCTTTGTTTGTTTCGAAATCGTCAATATTACCTTCTTTATTGATAACAAATCCACTAACAATCTCTCGCAATTTCATAAGCTTCGCAGTAAATTCAAATTTAGACCATTCATTGATATTGTCTTTGATATTTTTAACCATATTGTTATAATGTCGTTTTTGTTCACTACCAAGATCAAACTCTTTAATTTGAAATACTTTTGGCGGTAGATCTACACAATCTTCTTTCTTTAAGAATACAGATTTCTCTCTTAAACGATTAAAATATGCTTCTTTATTCTCTTGCGTCTGATACCACCTATGAGGATTCTGCATATCCTGTGTGAAATAGTGGGCTTGGAAACCAAAAAAGTTATTACCAAATACATCTGCGTCAACAAATTTCATCTGTGGAAATATCTCGGAATTATGATTCGGAGTTGGTGTTCCGCTTAAAACGAATCTATGAGGGATCACATCAATCAATTTCAATAATTCATTCGTAATCTGAGCACCCATGTTTTTCATTACTTGGCTTTCATCAACGATCACGCATTGAAAATCCATTGTTAAAATCTTCTTTTTCAAAATCTTAAAGCTCTCATAATTCATCACATAAACATCTGAGTTAATATCCATTGCTTCAAATCGCTTTTTACTTGAATTAGCCCAGCAATTTGTTATGATCAATTCTGGATAGAATTTCTTACAATCATCAACCCATGCAGTTTCAATAACTGATAGAGGACAAAGAATCAATGTTTTCCCGTAATGTTTTGCGATTTCAAGACCCATCAATGTCTTTCCTGTACCAGTATCAGAAAAAATACCATAACTACCTTCATTCAATGCTTTATTTACAATATCTTTTTGATATTTCCTCAGATGTGGAGAAAGTTCGTAATGAACAATCTCCTTCTTTGGAATTTCAATATTGGCATCAATTAAACCATATTGCTGTAATTTAGTGATCGCAGAATCAGGGAATTCCCACTTTCCTGCTCTGAATTTTCGTCCTTCAATCGTTCTGATATATGGAATTTTCTCTACTGGAACTTCTAAAGCTACCAATTACTCACCTACTTCTGCTTTTGCAGCATCTTTAAGTTTTTTGATTTCCGATTTCTTCATACCTAAAGCATTTAACTGTGCCTCTAATTCTTTAATTTCTGTACGAATATCTTTCTTTTTCTTTGTCAACACTTTCTTTTCTTCTTTGGCTGCCTTTGCTTTTGCGCTCTGTTCTTTACCAATCAGCAACTGCTCATTAAAACGCTCTTTCATTGCTTCAATAGAGTTATCTGTTTCAAACATTGAATCATCCCATAGGTCAAAACGTTTTTCGTTTGCTAAATCATAGAATTCTTTATTAAGTTCAATACCAATTGCATTTCTACTATTTTCAATAGCAACTTTGTTAACAGTTCCTGCACCAGCGAATGGATCTAAAATTGTATCACCTGGGCAAGACCACAGTTTAATACAGCGTTTAACCAATTCTTCAGCAAACGGGGTTGTATGTCCGATCCCCGAATTACTAATATTCCATACGCCATCTGCCCAATCAGCCCATTCTGCTAATGTAATATCAGATGCTTTGATTAATTCGCAATCGCCTGCTTTCTTATATACGTAAACAAATCCGACATTAGCTGCAAGAATTGTATCTCTTGCTTTCATGTTTCTGTAATACAGATTTCCCTGCGCTAACATGGCTCTCTGCGCAGAATATTTTCTCCAAAATGCTTTTGTCCAAAGTGAGAAATTGTTATCTAAGAAAATCTGGTTAATAGCACCTGTTAGACTTTCCTGTCCCATTTTGTTATCTCTACCAATTGTGTAATTGTAGTCTTCAAACTGCATAATGAATTTACCACCTGGTTTTAAAACTCTTTCACATTCTGCAATAACAAGTCCTAATAGATAATAATACTCTTCGTAACTCTCACAATTTGATAGATCACTTGGATCATTGCTGTAAACTCTAAGGTTGTGATATGGCGGAGATGTAATTACCATATCTACTGTTTCGGCATCCATCTTCTTTAATTCTTTCAAACAATCACCATTAATCCAGTTATTAAATAATTTCATATGTAACTCCTTAGTATATTTCTTATTTCATCAAAGATTAATTTTATCTATTCTACGATCATCCAGTCTTCAGCCAACATATCTGTCTGACTTGCAAGCCAAGGAACCACGTTACCCTGTGCTGTTTTCATTGCAATATATGCTCCATATTCGACTAATCCGTCTTCATTCACAATGCTTTTTGCAATATCGGTACATGGCGCATAAGCTCCTGCTGGAACATAATATAAAAACATACCTTTCCCATTCCAACCTTTTCTTGCTACTTTTCTTTTATCTTTCATTGCATCAATTGCTGTTCCAAAATCCATAATAAATTCTCCTTTACTCCTCCGTATGACATGTATTTGTCAGTTTCTTGTACACATCTTCATATAATTCCTGCTTATCGCCATTGTATGTATACTCTGCGTAGATACCATCACCGCTTACTGTCGTAGATGCTAAACATTTGTAGTTCTGTAAAGTTTTACAACTCCAGACGATAAACACATTACTGAGATCAATTTTCATTGCCAAATGATTTTCTTCGCAATGTTTGTTATACCAATCAACTAATTTTCGTTTACATACACTCTGAAAGTGATCCATTCCTGTAATAATCATCTTATTTCTCCTTTATTTACTCTCTGTAACTTTAAATGGAACAATTGATTCTGGAATATAGTTAACTTCATATTTATATTTGTTAACTTTAGCCCCACCTAAATCTTCGATTACATACATGCTATCTCGGTTCATGTGGACAATATGTTTCTTATATGAGCCATCTGCTGTTTCGACAATAAGTTTTACTTTCTTACTACCTTCATCTTCTAAAGAAAATGCTCCAACAATTTCAAACTCTACTTTGTCTGTCCTTGTATTAATTACAGCAAATCGTCTCAAGACGTTAAAATTGTCTGCTTCTTTAGATACATTAGTAGATACTTTATCTGCCTCTGTGCATCCTGTCACGATACCACCAATACTGAGACATCCAATTGCAGCAATAATCGCCATTCGTTTTTTAATGTTTAATTTCATATATTCAATTTTCTCCTTTTAAAATTTAGGTCGTTTAATCTCTTTTTGTTTTGACCAATCAATTTCTGAAGGTTCTACACCTGTCTGCTGTTTGTAGAATTCATAATCTTCTGTCCAAAACTCTGCATCTTCATCTTTAACGAAGTAACTCTCGTCAAAAACTAGATCCATCTCATCTGGTGTAGTGAGATACTTTACTTTACAACGCCTACCGTATTTGTATGTTTCTCCGTTATAGCTGATTGAGCATGGTTCCCAGATGCGATATTCTACATAATTATCTTTTACAACAAACCTTTCGATTTTGCTTTCTGGGATTCCCAGTCTAACAAAACATTCAAAAATGGTTAGTTTATTCACTCGTATCTCCCTTCAGAATCTTAATCAGTCCATCTTCATCAATGATCGGAATACCTAACTGTTGTGCTTTTTTATTCTTACTGCTTGTAGAATTCACATCATTGTTCACAAGATAATTCGTATTCTTTGATACAGATCCTGCAACCTTGCCACCTCTGGACTCAATTTCATCTTTGATCGCATTACGATTGGCAAACTTATTTACTTTACCAGTCACAACAAAAGTCATTCCTGTAAGATCAACAGCAGATTCTTTCTTGCTTTCTGGCATTTCAAATTCAAGTTCTTCGGCTAATTTCTCAACCATTTCAAGATGATCTTTGAAATAAGCATCCATTGATAATGAAGTGGTAATACCGATGCCATCAATATGACCAAAATATTTCCTCTGTTTGATTCTTTTAATAAACACATCATATGGATTTTCGTTATTCAATAGAGAAATCTTATCAATAAGCTTGCAGATATCCTTTGCCGTTGACTTCCCGACAAGCTCAATACCAAGTGCTGTTACGAAATTAACCAGTTTACATCTGCGACTTTCCTCGATACTATTTAATAAGGAAGAAACACTTTTTGCACCAAATCCATCAAGGTTCTTCATCTCAGATTTATGCTCTGCTAAATTATAAATATCTGTATAATCTTTCAGCCATCCAAGATCAATAAATCTTTTCAGTGTTGCCTCAGATAAACCTTGAATATTCATTGCATCTCTGGAAACAAAGTTTACAAACTTGCTTAATAGCTTTGCCTTGCAATCAGGATTCATGCATTTCAGAACTTTACTGCCATTCTCGTTGATGATTTTTGCTTCGCCACCGCATGTTGTACAAGTATCTGGAATCTTAAATGTGTTACTTCTCGTCAGATTATCGTGTACTTTTGGGATAACCATGTTACTTCGATAAACCTGAATCGTATCACCTGCGCCAAGTTCCAATCCTTCAATGTAACTTACATTATGTAATGTGGCTCTTGTAGTTTCTGCACCATCAAGATCAACTGAATCAAATACTGCAACTGGATTAATCAACCCTGTACGAGATGTATTCCATTCAATATCTCTGATTGTTGTTTCGTAGAGGTCATCGATCCACTTTAACGCCATCATATTTAATGGATGATGTCCTGTTGTTCCAAGTGATTTACCATACTGATAATCGTTATAAGTAAAAATCAAACCATCAACAGGATATTCATATGCCTCTGGATTAAATTTCTCAATATATTCTTCGACATTATCTCGATTAACAATCTGATGTTCTACAACGTCAAATCCCTGCTCTGCAAGATATTTAAAACTATCTGCAATACTTGGCATTTCTTCTTCAGATACGCCATCAATTTTGACTAACTCAAATGCTTTATAGGCGAGCTTTCTTTCCTTTGCTACATTCGCATCTAACTGTCTAATTGTGCCTGCTGCCAGATTTCTTGCGTTCTTGTATTTACCATGCAACGCTTCATTGATTTTATGGAAGTTTTCATAACTGATAACTGATTCGCCACGTACCTCAATGCTACGCTTGTCGGGAATCTCAAGAGGTAAATTGAAAATCATACGAGCCGTATGAGTCACATCTTCTCCAATTTCGCCATTTCCCCTTGTAATTGCTTGTTTTAAGCGTCCTTTTTCGTACCTTAATACCACCGTCAAACCGTCTTCCTTCCACGATAAAACACCAATTTTATCCGCAAGAAATTTTTTGACCTCATTGACATCCTTCGTCTTCTGAGCTGATAACATTGGGCGTGTATGCTTTACTTTAGCCAGAGAATCAATTATAAATCCTTGAACGTGGTGGATGGGCGAATTATTCAAAACAACACCAGAATCTCTCTCAAGCCGTTCTAAAGCAGCGCATAAATCGTCAAATTCTTTATCTGAAATGATCGGATTATCCTCTGCGTAGTACGCATATGAAGCATCATTGATTCTGTCGATCAAGACATTCATTTCTTTCACATATTCAGTTTTCATAATTTTTGGATTTTCCTTTTCTTGTTTATATTGTTTAGTTAATTATTTTAATTTGTGTTTTCTATGTCTTTCAGTAACTGCCAATTACTTCACTACATATATTTTTCTGTGCTGTTGCACATTTATTGTTTCGGAATGTGTTGATTTGAACACGTCTACATGCATTCCTTTTACTTTGCCTCCGCAATCTTCTGCCACAAAGATTGTGTCACCGTATCCCTCAATCTTAACTCTTGTTCCATAAGGGATAATGTTTTTATCAACCGCAATCGTATGATATGGTCGAGCAAATTTATGCCCTGCATGATTCCAAGCAATCTTAGATCCATATCCTTCAGAACATTCATAACATGGACAATATGCCGTGATCAAAAATGTTCCAAGTGAACTCTTTTCAAGTTCTCGCTTTCGCTTCAGCCGCTGTCGTTTAATTCGCAATCGTTTCTTTCGAAGTTTTTCTAATCGAATCTGTCTTGCTTGCTCTTCATCAGCTTTCTTACATTTCTGATAATGCTCATGAACATCTTTTAATGCAACGCTTTGGCTGATTGGATTGTCTGAAATCACATTGCCTTGCTTATTTTCTGCAACAGTTGTCTCTGTTGATAAGGTTGAAGCCTCTACCGAGGGTCGCTCCTCTGCTTTAACCGTGTGAGTCATAAAGCCCGAACACATTGCTAAAAAACTAAACGAGACAACTTTCATTAAAAATCTTTTTCTCATTTTCACATCTCCTTTCCTTAGCATATTGGTATCTTATCATACTTCTTGCACCCTGTCAATAGGTGCAAAGAATAAAGTTAATTTTTTAGGCTTAACCAAGTGCGCCTCTTATTATGATTTGTTACGATACATCTCTTGAACGCTTCTGGTTCTGCAAGGAGCGCAAATCTTTTCTTAGCTCGTGTTAACATCGTATATAACATACAGTTATCAAGCAATTTGTAATGTGTGTTGTCAATAATACCAATCACAGTTTGTGCAGCTGATCCTTGAAGTTTATGCGTGGTTAATGCATATGCCAATTGAAGTTGTCCTAACTGAGCGAAAGAATATTCGATCATCTTCTCTTCAATATTTGCGTTCATAGATACCAAGCATATTTCTTTTTCTTTATCAATTTCTGTAATATATCCAATATCACCATTGAATACATCTCGCTCGTAATCATTTGAAGTCTGTAATACCTTATCTCCTAAATAGTATTTACGATCTTTGAATTCGACAAATGGTTTATTATTACCAGCAAATAATTCTTTCTGCACTGCTTTATTCAATTCATCTGTACTGTTCGTGCAATTGCTTCTTCGTGGGGAAATAATCACAACATTATCAAGTCCTTCCTCTTTAACAGATTTGATATACTGCTTTACTGCCATATTAAACAATGACTCTCTATTCTTCCTGAACAAATAAAACATATCATTTAGTTCACCATGAACAATTTTTAATTGTGGGCTATCCAATGGATTAATCCCTCTGCGAATCTTTCTTGCATCCGTTAAAATACCAGATTTTTCTGCTTGCCTCATCGGTTTTGTGAGCTGAACGCTATTCAAACCTTTCTTTTTTAACAGATCCGAGAAAATATTACCAAATCCAATCGGTGGCAACTGCATATAGTCACCACAAAAAATTAATCGTGTTCCTGGTCGAATTGCCAATAAAAAATTATAGAAAAGGCTCGCATTTGTCATGCTACTTTCATCCATGATTACTACATCGGCAGGTAATGGGTTATCTTGGTTATAACAAAAACTATCAATACCTTCTGCTACAAGTAACCTATGAATAGTCCGTGAGTCTAAGCCTGTTGCTTCTTTAATTCTTTGGGCTGCTTTTGCAGATAAGGCACATGCAACAATGCTATTATTTCTTTTTTGGTAGCATTTAATAATTGGTTTCAGAATTGTTGTTTTACCAGTTCCAGCTTCTCCAGAAATAAACACAACTTGGCAATTTAATGCTTTGTTAACTCCTGTAATTTGCTCTTCTGAAAACATAAACCCTTCTTCATCTTCAACTTCAGAAATCGTCTGATTAATCTCACTATCTGTTATTGGTTTATAATCTGTTGTATTCCCAAATGAATATTTCTCCATATCTTTAATCAGTTCGTAAATATCCATTTCAATTGTATAATACGATTTCAGACCAATTTTATCTCCAGATGTATATAAATAATTTGGTATTTTTTTATTTGATTCTTCATCAAGCCATTCGTCAAATATAGGTAGGCATTCAGACGCTGCATTACTAATATCGCTTCTTAAATTTTTGATATATACATATGTATGTCCATCATTATCACCAACTTGATGCAAGTCGTAAGAAATAAATGCATTTAACCGTTGATTTGAGCATCGCAATTCTGGTTTTAATTTGAGCGCAATATCATCAACTCGTTTAAACCCCATGCCCTTTACTCTAGTGAGTATATATGGATTTTGTTCAATCTGTTTTTTTAAAACACTTGGATTAGGCTCAGATTTCAACAATCTTTCAATCGTTGGTAATGTAACTCCATATGGTTGTAACATTACAACAATATCAGAAATCACATAATTTTTAATAATTTTATCTCTAAGTTTCTTCCAAGTTTTATCTCCTAGTCCTTTGATTTCTGAATGGTCAATCATCTCTAACTGACCATTCATTACATCTTCAACAACATTAGGATATTTCGCAATTAACTGATCTGCGATCGCTGCGTTCGTCTGTGTTTTTAAAAATACCTTTTGGGCTTCAAAAGTTTTAGGAACTTCAGCAACTATAGAAAGTGGTTTATATTGGTATTCATTGTATTTCTTAGAATATGTCATATTGGCTTTAACTTTATATTTCGTTCCTAAATACAACTCCTGCATGTTACCAACCAATTTGCCACATTTATTCATTTTTTTATCGGATAAGTCATCAAAATCATTATTGTTATATGGTTTGCATTCTGGCAAATCTTCTGCTGTACAGAATGTGTAAATCCCAAATAAAGATTCTTCATTATAATAAATCTGATATAATGGGACAATCTCAAACTCATATTCTTTTGTACTATCCACCACGTTAGGCGACAACCCCCTTCACTTTCTTAATATCTTCTAGCCATTGTTTGTATGGTTTAATTTTCTTTGCGATAACCTTCTCTTCTGAATCTTTTCTGCATAACATCGCAATCTGATTTCCTTTGGTAATCATATCTTCATATTCTTTTAATTGCGAATGCCAGACGATTGCCTCAGTCAATCCAAAACTAGAATATAAATTCACATACGCAAATGTCTTTTTATTTTTGTCTTTCTTTTTATCAACTTTAGCGATCACTGCAACAACAGTGCAATCATCTCCATTTTCAACATCTTGAAATTGTTTTGACATATACTTGTATGCCTGATCAAATGGGTTATCATTGATAAAGATTTGTAATGCTTCAAATTCCCAAAAATCTTCATTCTCAAGATATTTTTGATTCTGTGCGATAAATTTCTGAAATCGTTCTTTCTCCTTATCTTTGTACAATTCATACTTTTTATCGTTATAAGCTTTCAATATTGCATCTTTGTCGTAATCATATTTCTTCTCACCTATACGGTAATCTTCAGCGTCAATATCCCATTTAATAAGTAATTGTTTGTAACTCGGTGCTTTTGCAACTGGCTTGAATGTTGTTGGCTGATACATAGATTTCAAATACTGAATTAAAGTTTTACGTTTATTCTTTGTTGGAATTGCACCTGCTTTGATCAACTGAATAACCTGTGATTTACTTGGATTAATACGTTCGCAAAAGTTTTCAAATCCTATGAATTTACCATTTTTATCACGGTCTTCAAGAATTACCTTTGCAATTTTTTCTCCAATACCACTGATAGCCGATAATCCAAACAATATATACACATCGTCAATACTGAAATTCATCATTGATTTATTTAAGTTTGGTGGTAACACTTGAATCTTAAACGCCTTAGCATCAAGAATATATTTATTTACCATTCCTGCCTTATCTTTATTGCGATTCAATAATGCCTTAAAAAAACACAACGCATAATGTTTCTTTAAAAACGCTGTTTGCAAGCATAATACAGCGTAGGAGTACGCATGACTTTTATTGAATAAGTATCCCCCTTTTTGGGATAACGTCTCGCTAATCTGTTTTGCAATTTCTTCGGGGTATCCATTTTCAATAATCTCGTAATAAAGCTTTTTAGATTCAGACTTCACAAGTTCAATATTCTTTTTACCAATCGCCTTACGGAATAAGTCGGCTCCTCCATAACTTCGACCACCAAATTTACGAACAATATCAAGTAATTGCTCCTGATAAATCATACATCCATACGTTTCCTTTAAGATTGGCTCCATATCTGGATGGATATATGTAATTTTCTCTGGGTGATGTTTGTACTCAATGAATTCTTCTAAGACATCCATTGCATCTGGTCTATACAGTGCTAATACAGCTGCCAACTCTTCCATGTTTGAGACTTGTAACCTAACCAGCAAGTCCTTCATACCAGCACTTTCGACTTGGAAAACACCATTCGTCATTGCACTACGCAATAATCCATATGATCCTTTGTCCATTTCAAACTTTGGATTGTTAATATTTACATCAAACTCAGTTAACCCTGCGTCAATTTCGGCTTCTTTTACAGTGTTTAATGTAGCAACACCCAAAATATCAAATTTGATAATCCCAATCTCTTCAACGATACGTTTATCTACTTGAATGACGTGTTCGCCATCAGTTCCAAGTTTCATTGCCATATAATCGCTAATATCTGTATCTACAATTCCCACACCACCTGCATGAGAAGATACTGTTTTTACTCTACCTGCAAGATGAGACGCAACGTCAAAAAGTTCTTCATATCTTGGGTTCTCTGCTAAATCTCTGTTATTCCATAAAGATTCTTCAATCGTGTCATATACAAATTTTTTACTTAGTTTGTCCATCTCGTGATAATTGAACCCTAAAACCTTGCCAACATCTTTGATTGCTACAATTGGAGTAATAAAACTGAAATTGATAATCTGGCATACTCTGTTGTCGCCATACTTATCGATCAAATATTGGATAATCTCATCTCGTGTACCAACATCTGTATCTGTATCTGGCATTGAAATTCGCTCTGGATTCAAAAATCTTTCAAAAATTAGTCCATATTTGATAGGATCTAAGTCTGTAATTGTAATCGTGTAACACACTAAACTACCTGCACAACTACCTCGACCAGCACCAATTGGAATACCATTTTCTCTTGCAAAATTGATAAAATCCCATACAATTAAGAAATACCCATCGAATCCCATTGAATGAATAATATCTAATTCATAATCAATTCTTTCTTTTCTGAGTTTCTGTTCTTCTTCTGGTAATTTATCGAATCCTCGTTTTACCCACCCTGTATCAATCAGATACTTTAAATAAGAATAATTATCTTCAAATCCTTCTGGTAATGGGAAAGATGGTAACTGAGGTGCCTGAAATGGCATGTGAATTTCATCAATTAAATCTGCAATCCTATCAGTTTCTTCAAGCCCTTTAGTTACTGCGTCTTCTCCAATTTGGTTATCCATAATTGCATGAATTTCATCGTCAGATTGTAAATAACATCCTTCATAAATTTCTGCTGCGGTTTCAGTATCGTGAGCAAGCTTTACATGCCAGTTCTGATAATACAGATCTTCTTTTCTAGCAGCGTGGCTATCAGTTGTGATAATATATGGTGTGTTAGTATCTACTGAAATTTGTAAGATTTTCTGATTATATACCATTTGATCCTGATGTGAATGTGATTGCATTTCTAAATAAAAATGTGGGAAAATCTCTTTGTATTCACGAACATATTCAACACATTTCTGATAATCTGGCTCTCTGGCAAGTTTAGATGCTAAACAAGCACTACTCACAACCAGATCCTTAGCATATGGTTTCAACGCATTCAGATCAATGCGTGGCTTGTAGTAAAATCCATGAAAATTTGAATCAGTTACCAATTGATTAATTGCTTTTCTACCATTCTCATTCTTTGCCAATACAATTAAATGGAAATATTTGCTATCCTTATTCTGCTCTGTCATATCAAAGCATTCATAAAATTCAACTCCAAAAATCAATTTAACACTTGGATATTTCTCATGAAGTTTGTCATAATAACACCAACTATACTCATTTCCATGCTCTGTGATAGCCAGGGCTTTTAATCCTATCTCTTCTGCTCTTTGTAAGTTTTCTTCAGGTAATGCATATCCATCTAACAATGAATAATGCGAATGTGTATGTAATGAACTGCTCACTAACTTTCACCTCAATCCCAAATATCTTCGTCTAATTCTTCATCTGTTGTGATGCTCAGAACATTAATATCATCAACCGCAATTTGATATTGTCTAATTCCGTTAAAGATATTAGTCTGTGCAGTTCCTACTAATTCAAATGTAACTGTGCCTTCGTCAGAAAAATCGTTCATAATCCAATCATAAATCTTATTTTTTTCATTACATCTAAACATCACGCATGGCATATCATTAATCTTGAATTGTATTGTATCCATTTTCTTACCAACAACATTAATTTCTTCCTTATTTAATGTGATATTCTCGACAGCAATCATCGGATCATCAATGCCCTGCCCACGAATATCATCCAATTTAGACATTTCCTGTAGTAGTTCAAAATCTAATCTGCAAGCATCTACAATAAAATCAACTCTATAAGTTGCATCATATTTAACATCTTTCAGTTTATCGTTTAATTCTGTGATTGCTTCAGAGATATTATCTGTCGAACATCCAAATGCATTGGCGTGACCTTTTGCCCATAAAAATGAATTTGTCTCGGATATTACATCTTTCAAACTATCAATTGGGCTATGATCTACATTCCTTGCACTACCACTCATTTCCACTAATCCTGTTTCTGGGTTAGTATGCTTTCGTAATAATAAGCATGGTCTGTTCATATCTTCAGCGATCTTGATAGCAACCAATCCTGTCAAACTGCTATCTAATGTTTCTGTAACATCAAGAATAGTAATCTTGCTATCTTTATCTTTTTCAGCCTCTTTCATAATAATTGGAACCATCTTTTTCTTTTGACGATCCTGTTTGCCTTTGGCATTTTTGCATAATCGAGCAGCACGATCGTAAATGTTCTCTTTGATTACTTCCGCAGGATTGTTTTTTGTTGCTCTTTTCTTATAGTCAAATACCTCATAGTCTTCAATAAATGCTCTAAAAACTAATTCTTTATCTTTCAAAGAACCAAATCGTACCATACCATTGATAATTGGAACGATATACCACTGAACATTATGGATATTAACAATACTGTGCATTGAATAATCTTGTGCCTGAATTAGTGCTTTAAAGCATTTATTCTGAATATTCTGAATCCCTTTATCCACTAATCGACGTGTCTCAAATGATCTCATATCCATGACATCACCGATATTCGCTAATGCACATAAATCTAAATAATCATCAGCATAATTGATCCATAATTCGTCATCCATTGCTTGCAAAAATCTATAAACAACGCCTGCCCCACATAAGTCTTTGTTCTTATAGTGTGGACTGCACTGGTTATTTACAATTATAACTTCCTCTGGCATTTTAATTTCAGATTCTTCTTTTTCATGGTGATCAAGAATTACAATCTGTACGCCACGATTTATAAGTTCAGTACACTGTGTTACATCGTTGGTGCCTGCATCTGGAATTATTAAAAGTTTTACGTCTTCAGGTATAGTAATATCTTCACTTAATCCGTGAGCTTTTGCTTTTTTATGCAATAAGTAACAAATGCTACTCTTACTATCATAAAGTTCATTATTAATACGATTTAAGTACATATATGCCATTGAAGCAGAACAAAATCCGTCTACATCCTCGTCAATTAAAATACCGATTTTATGTCCATTTTCAAGTGCAAAAATCGTTGTATTTACTGCGTTTTTGATACCCTCTAAATCGGCATAATCTTGAATTACGCTATCATCGAGGTTCAAATACGTTTCATAATCATCAATCCCTCTATTTCTTAAAATTTCTGGCACAACATTAGAGGTATCATTTGTGCCACCTTCATATAATTTGTATTTTATATGTATAACCTGCCTGTTCTTATTTAAGTGTATACAAATAGTTATTTAACAATAGTTCCCATTTTTTAGGATCATCAGTAGGTGATTCTTTTTCATCAAGGATTCCTTCTTTTGAATTATCCATAATATATGAAATCGGAACTCCATCAATAAAACGATCGCCAAGCTTTTGAATCTCTTCTAACTCAACATCTTTGTCAAAAATAAATACTACTTCAACTCCGAGTCTTGTTAACATATCAATTTGCTGTCTTGAAACTTGCTTGCCGCCAGTTGCCACAACATTTTGATATCCATATGACCATAGCTGCATGACAGCTTTTTCTGCTTCTGCAACATATACTCTTCCAACCCTTTCTATATAAGGTAGAGTTTTATTCAATCCGTATAAGATTCTTTGTCTAGCGCATGGTTCGATATATAAATATTTCAAATCATGTTTATCTAACTCTTTCTTGAACAATCGTCCTTTAACACCTACCAAATCGCCAATTTCAGAAAAAATAGGTATTGTAATTCTGTTTGTATCTTCGTCATAGCCAATATTAAATTCTTTCTGTGTTAAATAAGTAATATGATCTTCATAAAACAGATCATTAACATAGTCCCTATAATAAGAAAGAATTCGTTTTGAAATTGGTTTGACTGGTTTATCTTCTTCGGTTTCTATATTTTCTTTCATATCATGAATCAATTGAGTGATCTGCAAACTTTCTGGCAGTTGCTCATTAAAATTATGATAATAATCTATGCCGATCAAATTGGCTAGATATTTTAAACCGTCTGGGAAAGACAGACTTTTTGTAAAACATACCAAGTCAATTAAATCTGTCTGTCTTTCTTTTGCTGTCATTTTTCTTGTATAATTTGTGCAATTTAGGTTTTCGTTGTTATATGTAATAACTGCGGATTCATTATCCCCATCTTTATTTGCACAGCTCCAATATCCAGACGAATGATATTTAATATGATGACAGCCTATATCTTTCAGAATATTTTCTACATAATTATTGTCGTATATATATTCTTTTAGCTGTGCTACATCCATAACCTACGCTCCGTTTTTCTCTCGTTTTATGACATATCCTATTTCATCCCAAGTATTTAAATCCAAGTTGATTTCAAAAATTGGAATAACATTCTTGTTACCGCCTCGGTTTTTATCAACCTTAATACAGAAATATGTCTTGTCCTTTTTTAGATCGTGCGCCTGTGGCTCTCCCCAATCACTAATTGATATATACTGATATTTGTAATATTCGTCAGGATGTAATCTTTTACCAAGCATTAAGATGTCAGCAACGTGCTTAATCTGTTTTGCATTGGCAATATTATTACTACTTAGCTGGAATATATCTGTATACACTGTATCATCAGTTAACTGGAATACAGAGAAACAAAACATATGGATCTCTTTCATAAGTTCTTTAATTTTTGTGGCTGTCTGCTTCACTGTTTGCCAATCATCAATACGATAACCTTTTAATGTGTCATAACCACAATATTTCACATCATATAACATACGATGTTTTCTAAATTCAAACTCTAATGCCGAATCTGAGTAATCAGAGCCAACATCTTTGAAATATAATTTCCCTTGACGTTTCTGATCAACCCATTTTGCAACTTGCATAACTTTTTGAAACTCATCTGATGTAGTAGCCACTCTATGTTTGTATTCCTCTTCTGTTTCAATAAAGTCTCCATTTTCATTTGTTTTTCTTTCAATCACATTGCCATTGTTATCTCTGTAAATACCAAGAACTATTTCTTCTTCTGGCTTTTCAATATCAATCCCATGAAGCTCTTTGAAACATTTGTTGTTGATCACTGTAACGACTAAGCAATTTCGCAAATCGTCTTCATCCATCTCATTACTGAGTAATAAAAATTTCTCGTCCATTGCCAATACGATATATGCAATCAACAACATCATATTTCTTGATTTTCCTTCATTACTTAAGAATCCATTAAAAATTACCTTTCCAAGACGACATCCTCTGAACATCTTATTGAGAATCGCCCAAGGTAACGGAATCCCCAAATCTGGTTTTGATAAAAATGATTCAACCTGTGATTCAACACCACTATTCAATAAGACAGAATCTTCGCCTGCGCTAATAACAGTGTTAATTTTGTCTGCCTGAGATCGAATCACTCTATAAATATCTTTTGCTTCCCATTTTTCAAATAACCTATGATTTAAAATTCGTTGAACAGGATATCCATTTCTGTCATACTCTCTTACAAGAGAATATTTCTTAACGAGATTATAATATTTTTTAAAATCATCACAATCTGCAACCTGCATCCATGATGAAATCGTCTTCCACCCTTTGTATCTTTTGTATGTCCTAAGTCTTTCATCTGATTGACTCATGAACATATTTACCTTGTCTTCCTCAATCGTTTGAGTAAATGTTTTGTACATGATCTCAAACATATCATAGAAGAATTTACATGCCTCGTCACTGAAATCATACTGGCTTCTCATATATCCACCATAAGAAACATATAAATCTGGTTGTTTGTACAAAGCACCAATAAACATCATTTCACTCTGAATGTTAGTTACACTTTTACGTTCTACTGTTTCTTCTGTCAATCAAGTCCCTCACCAAAAATATCACTTAAAATGTCGTCCATGTTATCGTCTTGTGTGGCTGTTACTACAGTTTTTTGAGTTGTGATATTATTTGTTTCAACAAAAGATTTTGCAAATTTTTCATTATTCTTTTTGTCTACTTCATTTAATTTCTGTTTCTCTTTCCATCGTAAATAACTATCATACTTTCCTACTAAAACTGCTAAATCATAATTAACCTGGTGTGTTGGATTATCTTCATCCATCGTTCCTTTTTGTATCAAAAATGTTCGATTTTTCTTAAGATATTTCATTTGGCGCTTCCACATATCTAAAAGATCACTTGGTGGAATTGGTTTTGCCAGTCCACGATATGTACCTTTATAAATACTTTTCAATTTTGTAAAAACATATGCTGGTACAGAACCAATGTAGTTGTAATTATCAAGAATAAACCGATATACTTTGTCTTCTAATAATCTTGGTTCAAGTAACAATCGTGCTTTCTGATTATATTCGTCAATCTTAGATAATGCAGATAACCATTTATCATGTTTAGTATTTTTGGATAATAATTTTGCTTCACACATTTTTCGGAAACATTCTTTGTGATAATAACTATTGTCATATTTAACAATCTCTTGTACTTTATCTAAATCAAGTTCAATTACTTCTTTACAATAAGCACATTTTACTGTTAAAACATCTGCCATACTACAGTTACTCCTCGTCCAATATCAAAGGATTAGGTAGCCAAAATGGCTACCATATAAACCCTTTTGTAATTTCACCTTATCTTTCCTGATCTTCTTTGATTTTTTTCACTAAGATTTCTTCAATCTTCTTTAACTGATCAAGATCATTAAGACGACTAAAGGCGGTAGGTAATCCTTCTTTGGCGAGCTTATCTTTCATTTCCTGTCGTTTTGGAGGAGCTAATTTTTTGATTCTGTCAGAAATTCGTTTTTTTACATCCTGAACAGAATCTTTTTTACTAGATGATTCACTGGATGACACACCAGATTCTTCTTTTTCGGCTTCCTCTTCGGAAACTGGCTTACCTGCTTCTCCAAGAATTTCTCTCTTATAGATTTTCTGTTCAACATCTACTGCTTTTGTAAGAGCATTACCAAGTGTAAACTCTTTGTTTCCAACAGAATTATCAATAACTTTCTGCCAAGCTAACATCTGTGGATCTTCTACAATCTCATTCTTTTTATATGTATGCGTTCTATCTTTTACAATCTGAGCACAAACCATGTCAGTTTCATTATCAACGAATGTACGAATTACTGTTTTTGCGTTATAATCCATACCTTTAAATCCATCAATAATCTTACGACCTGTCGTAACAGTTTCTCTTTTACCGTCAATCATCTTAGATTCTGTTTCATCTTTTTCTCTTGCTGTTACAACACAATGTGCTCCAGAAGCTAATAAATCAAGGATTAAATCCTGACCTTTAAAGTTTACAGTCTGGTAATCTTTTAATTCCATACCTGCACCTTCAATCTTGACAAGTCTGGCTTCACCTGTCATATTTGCAGCATCCGCTTTTACACGATTTCTTTTCTTAGAGAACTCAATCAATCCCTGTTTTGTAGTCAGATTTAAGATTGTTGATCCATCCACAACAATTGCGTCAGCTCTAAATGGAAGACCATCTGCGTCTAAAACTACATCATCAGTTTCTTCTCCATCGTCATCAAGCTCGTAGAAGTCACCGTTTGTTTTAACTGTATCAATATAATGTCTTACTTCTCCTAAGCTCTGAGTGTAAACAATGTAAATGTTTTCGAGATTTACACCATTTTCCTCTAATTCTGGTAAATAATCATCAATACTTCCTGATTCAGAGTCTAGGTATAAGACTCTGAAAGGCTTCCCATCTGGGCGTTTAAAATACGCTAACTGCATTGCCAGTGTACTTTTACCAGTAAAAGGTTCTCCATAAATAATAGTCATCAATTTACTCTGTGTTTTTGCTGCTTTTCTTGCTTTTGCCAAATGTAAAACTCCTTTATGTATATATTGTTTTGTTATTTATTTGTGAAATGATTTAGAATTGTTCTTACCAAACATCGCCTTCAGTATCATCTGAAGAATCATCAAAACCAGATCCCCATTCATCATCTGTAGAAGAGCTACTTGTCTGTTCGTCATCAGACTCACCGAAATCACTTCTTGCTGCTTCTGCCTTTTTAATAGCTTCAATCGCTGCATCAATTGCTTCTCTGGTGTATGTTTCTGAATCAATACTATCTTTGCTTGCGCCAGTGATAATAAGTTCTTTTCTTGCAGAATCTACGACTCTCTTTGTAGGATCTGCTTCTCCCCATCCATCATCTTCTACTTCAACTTCTTCTGTCTGAATTTCTGTCTTAATATGTCCCCAAACTTCGATAGATGAATATGGCTTAACATTCTTCTTAAAAGTTTTTGCTAATTTCTTATTTGTCATATAGAATTCAGCATCATCAACAGATGAATAACCAATAATCTTTCCATAAACGATAAAACGTCCTGTTGGCACATCATCTTCTTTTTCCTGTTCAATATTTGTAAAAACCATTGTCTGTTTAAAATCAGATCTTACCTTATGCTCCTCATTATCAAGATCAATTTCTTTACTTGTTAAACTAATCTGTGTTGGAGACATTCTTGACCACTGGCGTTTAGTTCCGTTTTCCCCAGTAAAACTTCCATATTCAATATCTCCTTTAATGAATACACTCTGGTTATCTGCCATGTGTTCTGAAGCATATTTTGTTAAATCAAATGGATCTAATACCAGTTTTTTGTTAACGACCTGTCCTTTACCATTAGTCTCTTTCTCAAGACCAACCCTTGAACCAATCAATGACCAATCATCTCCAAGCCCAAGCTCCTTAACAGATTTAAAACGGTCAGCCCAAGGAATATCCTTAGTTTTGTATGTAGTTTTTTTACCGTTCTTTTCTCTTTTAAGGAAATAAACTTTTGGTTTTTCAAATGCCTGGATTTTACATCTAACTTTTACGTCAGGTTCTACTTTAACTCCGAAAGATAACGTTCGTTTATCTTTGCCTTTCTGCGTTTTACCTTCCTTATAAAAGTCGTCTTTTGCACAATCAGTGATTAATCCTTCTAACTGAAATGTACCTTTAGTTTCTGGTAAGTTGAAAAGTCTTTTAGATTTTGTGTTTTCTGCCAAATGAATTTACCTCTTTCTGTTATTAAATTTGTTTAGTTAGTTTTTAGTTTGTAAATAAGTCATCAATTTATATCCACTGTCAACTCTGCCAAAGCCAACAGGAACAAAAATAATTGTATCTGATCGTCTTACATTGTTATAATCGTTCTAGTACGTTTATAACAAATGCGTCAAAAAAATAATAAAAGCAAAAGCTTTTTGGAAATTATAAGGATGGGATTAATTTATTTTTAATTTTTTTCAATTGATATTGAATTGCTTGATATGTAACACCAAGGGTATTTCCTATTTCTTCGTTCGTATACCCTTTTGCCTTTAAATTAATAATTAACCTGTCCTTATTATTTAGTATTCGCATTTGCTCATCAAAACACAAAAAGAAAATTAATTTTTTTTCATTATTTTTTTTATCAGCTAACAAAAAAGAATATTCTTTTTCGTCTTCATCTAAATCATTCATTAACTGATTGTACGATAAGGTAAGTCGTTCATCTCTTTTATCTGCAAATCTCCATCGAGTATATGCTATAATTTCTTTTTGCATACATTTATATGCATATGTAGAGAATGATTTAGCTTTGGATTCATCATAATCAATTGCTGCCTTACACAACCCAATGGCAGCGAATCCATAATAGTCATCAAAATCTTGTCTGCGGATACCGCATTTTGTCATAGCAGAGTAAATCAAATTATGATTTTGTTCTACTAATTTTCTCTGTTCGTCATTTAATTTCAACGACATTTCTCCTTTATTTACTTGTGTTTATGCAATTATCCCTTGTAAAAAGGTTCCCATTGCTTAGGTGGGAATTTGTTTAATTTCCAATCAGCAGGACGATTATCGATGATAGAACATATTTGCCTAGCTCCCCCGTCCCACAATTCTAAAAACGGACATTTACTACTACAACCACAACTATCTTTGTTAAGAGCACAAATATCTTGAATTGTTTTTAATGCAACAGCAACTGCTTCTTCTGTATACTCTCCATAATTTTTATCAAACATATACACACCTCCTACTTTTCAAATGCTCGCCATACAGTATCTGGATCATCATCAATCTCCCAAATACAAGGATCAGAATCTCTAATCGTGCAACTTGGCGCCCTCCCTGTCATTGTACATAATGGGCATTTTTCGCAATCTTCATCATTGCCATGAAGATAATACTCACATGTATCCTGAATTACATGCAATGCATTTAAAATTTCTTCAGATGTATGTAATTTACTTTTCTCCATTATATTTCTCCTTAATTGTATCAATTGCAAACTGCAACGCCTCATCTTGAATTGTTGTATAATCATTTACGGAAATCATATCATTTAATACATGGATGTACTGTGCCGCATTGATTTTAGTAGATAATAGGTTTTTGGAATCTCGATTCTCTATGTCGTTCACAGTCAGTGTGTCGCAAGCATTAATACACGAATTTACCAATTCGTTCCATAGCGAAAAAACAAAATATCTCGCTGCAATCGGCTGACATTTTAGTTCATCAACTAGCGGTTTCGTCAGTTGAAACGTATCAAGTAAACTACATATATTATAATATTTTCGAAGTATATGATCTCGCTTATTTGATTCAACCTCATTCATTGGAAGTGTTAAACTATCTCTTAATTCTTCTAACTGCCCGTATGTAAACACTTTATTATTTTCTTTCTTCACTCTGTCTTTCCCATTCCTTTCTCCAATAATCATCTTCTTTGATATTGCCAAGTTTAACATATTGACTGGGCTTGATTTCCCCTAAGTCAATCATATCAGAACTATAAACAGATAACATCTGCCACGCCAAATCTTCATCATTATAAATAATCAAATATACGTCTTCGTCGTCGTCGACCAATTGTACAACATCATTTTCAAACTCATTTTCTCTGCCAGTTGATCTACAAATAGTATCTAATTTGACTTGACTAACATACATGTCACTTTCGTCTTTATGATTTTCTGGTTCATCACTTGGAAATAACACGAGTCCTTTACCAATATGTGTGCCAGTGATCCATTCATTGGTGAAACAATTCTGTGCCTTGCAATACATTACTTGATTTTGATAGGTTTGATTCATTGTTAAATTCCCCTTTCGCTCTTTTGTAATCCGATATACTCTGTCCATAGCTTCCATGTTATGATCATGTACCTCTGGAATAAAAATTTCCTTTCCACAAATCTTACAAATGCCATATGTCTCTGCAAACGAAATTCTTTCACCCATCATTGGAACAATTGTAAATCTTGTTTCAAGTTCATAATCAACCAGCTTTCGACAATATGCGCACAAAAGTTTCTTCTCCATCTGCATCACTCTCCTAACTCAATACCGCAAATTTCTTTTGCCAGTTCTCGTACTGCAACACGACTTACCCAATCTGTCTGCCAACCATTTATATGTGGTGATGACCAATTTGTGAGATCATTGTCATACATAAATTTCAGCAAATCTTCTAAGGTATGAATGTCTTTTTTAACCTCATTTACCTTGCCATAAAACTCTCGTTTTAGAACCGCTTTTATTTCTGATTCAGTGCGATATATCTCTTCTAAAAGAACCATATATAAACCATGCGTTATACTGTCTTGTATCATTATATATATTAGATCGCCAAGACATTTAATCTCCGTAATGATTCCAGACTTAACAGTATATGGTTCATCATACCAAGCAAAATACACCTTATCTCCAACCTTAAAATCGCACATTTTACATCACCTCTTTCTAACACCAAGCCCATATAATTGCACCTATAGCACCAACAATATGTATAACACACCATATTTGAGAGAACATACTCAAGAATCTTCCAGGAATCCCTTTTGGATATGATATATATAAGTATTCATCTCTATTGTCATAAATCCAGCACCATATTCCAACATAAACGACACATGCTATGAGAATACTTGCTAATTGGATTATCAATTTTACATCCTTCATAGTTACTTCTACCATTCATTAAGCTCAAGACCACATTCGTCTCTCTTAGCAAAATACTCAGATTCAACTTCATAGTGAACATCTTTATATAATTGATCATAATATGATTTCTGTAATTTGAAAAATGCAACCTTTAAATCATTTTCATAAAATTTACCCTGCTGTCCATTTTGAATTGTACGATATCCAATTTCTGGATGGTTATATGAAACTGAAATAATTGATCCATTATAACCAATGCTCATATGAATTCCTCCATTGACATCCGCCCGATATTCAACCTGATATCCGTCAATAAACCCATATGGATGCCACTCATAATCATCTGGCGCAACAGCAGGTTCAATAACATCAAAATATTTTTCTAATTCATCTCCCGACATCACACCAAGATGCACTCCATCTACACCAAATCTAAAATTGATAACATTTTCATCTGTATCAATCTTAACAATCTCGCATACCTCGCCAAGATTATCGAAGCATCCCATTGGCTTCTTTAATTTAATCTTATGATCTGTAGTTAATTCATGAATATTGATCATGCTGCCACCTTACCTTTCTTGCTAAAATGTTCATTCCATGCATCGACCGCTTCTTGTTGATCAGCGGTTAGAGGATCATTGAATCTTTGCAGTGCTTGTACGATTCGTCCATTTTGTATTTCAATCGTCACTAAGGATTTGTTTGGTTCTTTTGCGTTTCTCAAAAACATGATATGGCATTCGCCATCAATGACTCGATCTATGTAACTTGCCACACAATTATTTTGCTGCACCGCTTCGTCTTTAATGTCTTGAGTGGAGTCTGGATAAAAGAATCTCAGTCCTTTATATGTAAATTCGTATTCTTTATTAATACGGCTCTTAAAGACTTCTTCCGAAAATTCTTTTTGTAATCTTTTGTAATTTCTTGTGACAATATCCATTGTTGTTTTGAAATGTCTTGGATATCTATCAAATTTATGACTGATTGCGTCCATCATACGGGCATAATCACGCAATTCTCCGAGTAACCAATTTATACTATTGGTAGCAGCTTCAAATGTAATTATTCTATCTATATAAACAAACACATCTGCAAGATTATAGCCATAATCCTGATTTAAAGCCTCCAAAATTTTCGTAAAACGATATCTATGATTATCCTCAAAGAAATTTATTAAATATTCTTTAGTTAATGTCATATACTCTGTCTGTAAAATTGTTTGTACATAATCTGGATACATCTTATAAAAATCAACAAAATCATTACTTAACAATCGTCTATTCTTCACACCAAGACAATAATTTCTCAACCATTTTGGTACTTCATTAATTGAATATTTAAAATCTTCTGTGACTTGTTTGTGTGTAAAACCTATAGCAAAGAACTGCTCGCACATAGAATACTTACTTGCATATTCAAACAAAGTTCCTAAATTATAATCAATGAAGCCCCATGTAGTTCTTCCCATTTCACAATTTCTTCGCCAATTTACATATTTTAGAAACTCTGCATAATGTGGATCGGACACAAACAATTTATCCAATTCATCAGCTGAATGTCCAGACAGAATATTGTTCAAAGCTTTCACTTTCTTGCCGCTCTTGCCATAGCAATCACCATTTGATAAATCATATTTGCAAGTTTTACCATCATCCAAATGGAAAATAATAAACTTACCTTGTTTTTCTGCCGTGATAGTGCTTCAACTCCTTTTCTACCACAATATATAGTATATAATATTTATAGGCATACTATATGTTGTTGTTATTTTTAACATCAAATTCCTATTTTATTGTCACATTATGTACACAACAATAATGTTTCATCTCTAAATAAAAATCTACAACATATTGACACAGACCAATATACTCACTAAACACCCTATCAGACATCTCAATCCACCAAGAATGAAGTTTTTCATTACCATCATTTAAGATCAATACTGGAATATTGTTTTCATGAGCAATAGCAATTTCCATAGATGTGCCAATACTCTTTGGATCATTTGCATACACAATAATCAAATCACTATTCTTAACAAGACGAGTATCAAATCGCATAACTTCTTTTTCTGTCTCATGTTTGTCATTTTCGAAATTGTAATAATCTACTGGATTGATAATACTAACTGGTTTTACATCAACCAATGATTTCTCGCAGCAACTATTGATACACCTACAAATTTCTTTTCTCCACGCATCCTGTTCTTCAAACGACAGATCCTGCATACCGCCTGCTAAATAAATCTGAAATACGTCACTCACTATTTCTTTCTCCTTTCACAATATAGGACTCAATCAATCCTTTTCTTAAGCGATCATTCATATCCTGAATGGCTTCCTCAATTGTTTTAAATTTACATGAACAAATATGCTCTTTTGTCAAATTAACAAATGAATATGTGCCATCGGATTTGTTCTTAAAAATAACCACCACTGATTCTTCCCCATTTGGCTTCTTAACAATAAATCTGAGCGCACCTTTTTGTGTTTCCTTTTTATTTTCAAGTAAAATAGTATAATTGATTTTTAACCAGCTACCATTTGCCCATACTTGTTTAATTTTTTCTTCAGCATTTTGAAGTACACAATGTCTATAATCAATACTCTCGATATTATAGACAAGTGATTCAATGGCTTCTTTATCATTTTTTATTGTAATTTGACCATGCGTTCCATTTCTTCCATCTGCAATCGCATCAATAAATTCTTCTACAGTATATTCTTTATCAAGCACAACATCATATTTAGTATATTTATCGTTATCAGAACGTGGGCGTTTTATTAATTTAAACATCCCTATCACCTACTTTCTTATCAAATGTTTCTTGCAAATTTAACCAGAACTGCCCATCATCAGCAAACCCATAATGGTCTGCCATTGTTTTCGCAAATTCTTTTGTAACACTTTGTGATCCGTCAATCAACCCTTGAACATAATCAACATCCATGCCAATTTTACTCGCAAGCTGATAAGGAGTCATCCTGCAAGATTCAACAAATTCTTCTAAGCATTCGCCAGGATGAAAAGCAATTTCGTCTCCAATCTTTACATACATTTTTACACCATTCCTCTCACAATTCGTTCATTTGTTGTCATCAAGAAGTTATTGATACGATCCCAGTCTGGTTCGTCTGGCAAATCAGTATTCATATAATCATAATCAAATTGATAAAGTAATCCTTCAATAAAAACATCGTATGACTGATTTGGGAAATATTCTGTATGCTCATTGTGTTTGCCAAATCTATATGTTTTATGCGTACTATTGTACCCTTCTTTGATCTTTACAAGATCTTTTCCTATGTCATCCATAGATCCAAACATTGTTCCGTTATGTAATAATTCAATACCCTGTAACAATAATCGAACTGCGTGCATCATTGATTTATTAGCGTATCGTTCCGCCTTTTGCTTTTCTTTCTCTGAATCTTTATTTTTATAATACTTAAAACTCGTTCGAGTCAGGCAATCACATATATATCCTTTATATGCATGATAAACTCTCTTAGATAAAAACATATCTCTATTTTTGATCAGTTCCATACCAATATCAGATATATATAAATAGCGGTCTGGTGCAAAATATAACAGCTCTAAAAACGTAGGATTACCCTTTGCAAGCATATTGATCATCTTAATATGCGAATGTAACACAGTATCAACATCTTTATGATCGTCTGTCTTTTCAAGATTATTTGGATTATTATTCAACAAAATCTCTCTTTTATCGCTAAGGAAAACACCACGTAAATCAATATCAGAATCCTCTGTATTTGTTCCGTAGGCATAACTTCCACCTAGCGTGAGAAAAGCGATTTTGTGAGGATAATCTCGTAAAAAGTCATACTCTGGAGACGAGTTTATGTAATCTTTTACTTCTTCAATTGTCATGATCTCACCTCTTTTATCCACATAATGCTTTCTTAAACTGTACAATATTTTGACTAACCCACTGATGAGTGATTCCAAGCTGACTTGCAATTTGTCTTTGTGTTAAACCTTTCTGCTTTAACGTGATAATCTTTTTATTTCTTGGTGCCAATTTATCAAACTCATTTTGAAAATGTACCTTTGTAAGCACCTCATCTTCTACGTTATCCCCACTCATCAGTGTTGTTCCGATTGTAATATCATCTTCTGGTTCATATCCTTCCAATGGCGTATCTAACGATTCAGCATTCCTATTCATTTTTTCTGTTGGTCTGTGCCATTTTGTATAATATTGATTCACTTCTGAACGTAATACCCAGAAGAGATATGTACCAAAAGTTCCTTTAGACTCGTCCCATTTTAATGCTGCTTTACAAATTGCCATACGACCAAGATCCATATATGTATCAAAATCTGTAAACTTTGTAAAATATTTTTCATGTAAATGCCAAATCAAAGAATAATTATCTTCAATCAGCTTTCGCTGTTCATCATTTAGTTTCTTCACATTTCTTAGCCTCCTGTTCTTTAATAAATTGCTCTACTTCATCTGTATAATCTAACCCAAAATAATACTCTGCATGTCTTCCAGGATGAGGCACAATCATATCTATAGCATTTGGAACTTCTTTTTTTATTTCTTCATAAATATCACCACTGCATTTTAATGTACCCATTAAATCATGTATAGAATATTTATTTTTAATACATGGAATTGGAGGGTCGTTAAACAAATGGCTAATAAAAGGATGTATGCTTCGTTCATTTCTTGCTTTTATATACGCTTTGTCCATTATATCTTTCATTATATGTATAGCCTCGCAAACATCTTTACTAGCCAATTCATAAACTAATGCTTTAGTAGATTCATAATATACATCATCTGTATATGTACTATTAGAATATAATTTATAAACTTCATTGCCATTTGATTTATCAATACATATGTTATCAATAGAAATTTTCTCACCGTTTTTTAATACAATTTCATCACAACACAATATTGCAGGAGATGTAATATGCATTGTTTCGATTGGCACATAATCTGTATATTCATGCAAATAAGACTTCATAAGCATTTTTAAATTATAATCAAAACGATAATACATTTCATCTAACTCGTCACAATTTTTGTATTCTAAAGACTCAATTTCAGCAAACTCATCTCCCAGACAAATACCACGCACTACTTCGAACTTTCTTCTTCTATAAATTTCCACATTGGCTTCCCAATCTGGATCTCTGTTTTTACTAAAAGCAAGTTCAATTTCTCTTGTATTTTTCCTTGACATACATCACACTCCTAACACATATTTATCACTTCTGAACCCAGCTGCATTTGGATGACCGCCACCACCATATCTCACAGCAAGCTCATACACATTTACTTTATCCTGTTCTGCGGATCGTAACTGATATTCCCACATACTTCCATTGAATGAAAAACCGATGAACATATCGTATTTAGAAGCGTCAATAGATTCGAAGAAATCAGAATTGATTAATGCTCGGTTGATCGCATAGACTTTATGTCCCTCAAAGGTGGTTTCAAAACCATACGCTCTGAGATACTGTTTTGCTTCTGCGTTTAAATAGCAGAGCACTCTTGATCCATCTTCAATCAAAATATCAAAAATGTCATTTCGTACATTCAGCCCAGCATCTCCATTTAATCCTCCCAATATATCATTCATTGGGTTAAAATCACGTTCCAAAAATCCATAATGAAATGCCTTGACATATTCTTCTATTTTTTTATCCCACGAGAATGTATCCCACATTGCTGTATATTTGGCTAACATAGGAATTCCTCTTTCATATCTACCAAGCAAAGCCTTGACTCTTTTATAACCTGTTTTTTCAATTTGTTCCCAATCTTCGTCACATATATATTTAAAATACAACCATGTCAGATTAGCTCCCGAAATACCTTCTCCAGTGATTCGAATTCCTTTCACATCACACTTAAAATCTTTATACGTTTCAATCGTAGATTGATGATGGTCGATCCAGAATACATTCTTTGTGATACTAAGCAACTTCCACATTTCTTCTGGCTCAATGCTGTAGTCTACAATAAATACAAATTCATCCTGTTCGATGTCATGAAACGGGAATTTCATGCCGTAATTAATTTTTCGGAAGTCCTCTGGTTCAAACTCTAAACCTCGCTGTTCGCAAGCTTTTCTGACATAGAAACCAGATACGATGCCGTCTTGATCAACATGATAAAAACATTTCATTTTTCTTTCTCCTTTATCTGCTCACCTTTATTAATTGACTCAACATATATTTCCCAGTCATCTGCATATACATCTTCCGCAAGAGGTATCCAAACTTCTGCGTTTTCTTTATCAAATAAAAAAATAATTGAATCTGGCTTATATTCACCCATATCATTACACTCAAAATAAACATTAGTTAATTCTGACGAATAAATTTTCAAATACTTTTCCTTTCCCCAAATGCCTCTTCTTATAGTAGTTTTGTCTTTTTTTATTGCAATCATTGCTTTTATAAAATTCAATTAATTATTCACCTCTTCCTTTTACTGTTAAAATCCCATCCTTGCTCAACCCAATCATTTGCGAAAATATCCTCTTGTGTAGGCAACCATCCCAATGTTATAACTCCATTTTGGTCTCTACATAAGAGTGGTTTCATTTTATATTTTTTATCAAATGGAATAATCTCATTTAATTCTTCTTCGCACATCATAAACACATAATCATAAGTTGTTCGTGTCTTCTTCCACGAACTACGACGATACAATTGCCTTGGATTAATTTCCATATTTTGCATCATCATTTCAAACGACATTCCTTGTTTCTTTTTTGCCATTGGCATTATTTCTCCTTCACTATTTTTACTTTATGACCAAGTTCTTTTTCAATTTCTGCAACCGTCATTTCTTTTGGCGGTGATAAACTCATATTTAAACTATCAATATCAGATTCCATATTCCAAACGCTTCTGTAAATCAATCGTCCCGTCAAAATACAAATTGCTTTCTTAACTTCGTCTGCCGTCGGTGGATAATGATCTAATGATGAAATAATATGTTTATAATTTTCTTCATTCAATAAAACACGTTTAGAATCAAGGGATGTATTATCTTCTTCCCGTGATTCAATATATAAGAAGTTGTTCATTATATCTCTCCTTTCTCAATTTCTTCTTTTATAGTTCTATATGAAAGAGCCTCATTCGACTCTTTATCATTAATTCCATTTCTTTCTAATAGCTTGTCCAATTCTTCAGGACTCAACCGATCAAAGAATCGTTTTATTTCCTGTTTACGTTTCCGTCTTGATTTCATTTTTTTGTTTAAATTTCTTTAATTATGTTATTTTTTATAGTTACCAAACTTCAACCTGAAGCATAGAAAAATACCATATAGTTTTGTACCTATGTTATTTTTTATAGTTGTCAAACTGTTGCCAGAGTGGGATGCGACAACGTAGTAGTTTTGTACATATGTAAAACTAAATGGGTATCAAACCTCTGACAATGGAATCTTTAGAAATTCTTCGTTTTGTACATATGTAAAACTAAATGGGTATCAAACCTCAAATTCTTTTGTCCAATTTTCTACTTCGTCAATCAAACCTTGCAGGAACTTTAATGAGTCTTGCTTACTCATGAGTCTTACCTTCCATTTCTTCATAAAGCTCTCTAAATTTTCTAAAATCATCTGCACTGCCACCATTATCTGGATGACTTTTCTTCATTGCATACTTCACTGCGTCCTTAACATCTGAACGAGTTTCTTCCTTATTATATGTACCATTTTCTTTGTCGCTTGCATCTGACATAAACGACATCTTGTCTAAGATCAGATTTACATTTGCCTGCCTCATCCGATCTAACTTCTTTTCATATCTCAGGAATGCAATCACTCCAACGATACAAAACCCGATCGCATAGCCAATGGCAAACTCAATATTAGCTCCCATGTCTAATCACCTCCCGTAAATAAAACTCAGATTTCACCCTTAGTCGTATATCTTTTCTCACAGCCACATTTCTTACACCGATAAACCTTTTCACACTTATAAGGCTTAGTTGATTTCTCGCTCCAATATATATCTGAATTAAATATCTGTTCCCAATCATGTTTACAGAAACAAGACCTGATATACCAAATTAATCTTCTCATTTAATACCTTACACCTCATATTTCACTCAATAAGTCTTTCACAATTACTCGGTCTGCATCTTTAACCTTTTTTGATTTTGTTGTTGCCATGAACTTTAACCACTCTTTTCTCATTTTCTTTTCATTATCATTTAGGTGTTCGATGACAATTAATTGCTTAGAATTAAGTTTGTCGTGACTAGAAATATAGTTATTCCATCCGTCTTTCCAAAACAGCTTGTTTGAGATAACTAATGCATATCCCATCAATGTTTCTCCATTTACCATTCTTGATCTAAAACACAGATTTCCATTTTCAATGGGATTATTTCTCATATCTTTCATTCTTCATCACCTTCTTCTGGTCTTAACATAATACCAAGACCTGTGCACATTCCTGTAAGTTTCTTATCCATTGCCTTGATTCTTTTGTAATTGTAATAAGTCATGTATGGTACTCCAATGCCGATTGCTACGATCACCATAAACGCCAATACCCAAATTATGTAAAACAAAACGTCCATTTTATCTTTCTCCTTTTCTACTACTATCTCCTAAAATCGAACCACCATACTGTGTAAAAATTCTTCTGAAAATATGTATCGTCTCCGTCATCAAGTTCTTTAAAATATTTTCTGCCTCGTTCTTTAACATCGTCTTCATTGAAATAACTATATGCCCATGCAGGAATTGTGTAAGATTCCTTATCTTCTAAGCAGAGATTCAACAAATCTTTGATCATCATCTGCAATTCTTCTTCATCATATCCCTGCGTCATTACATCAAAATATGGGATATATGCCATATATGGAACTGAGTCATTTTCATCTTTCAGAACTACGACAGGAAATGTTAGATTGTAATTCATGTTTTTAATCCTCTTTTTTACTGGGCTTCTTATGTTTCTTTTTGTATGGTGTACAATAATCGGATGAGACCCATCGCCAACAATTTTTTCTATAAATTAAAAAATCTGCATAATGTTCGAATTTGTAACCTTTCGTATATCTATCTGAGCATACCCCATACACTTTGTATGGCTTACCTTTATATAAAACTTTCATACTATTCATCCACCTCACAATCAACATCAAATAGATATTTTATGATGTGTTTTGCTCCAACCTTGTTGGCGGCATCCTCAGCGATTTCTTTAGAAGAAAAATATACCTCATTTAGGCGTCTAAGTTGTACGGCAGGGATTTTTGCCAAATCATCCTCAGTCACATCATATCCAATATAATAATGAAAATTCGCTCCATCCCATTCTTCTTGATCAGGATCATTATGTTCATCAGCATATATTTGCAATTCAACCCTAACCTTCTGCTTTTCAATAGCAAACTCTGTATCCTTTTCAGTCTTAAATACATTACCTAAAGCTAATCTTCTAAAATCTGATGCTCTACCTTGCCATTTTGCCATACAGATATGCCCATCATCAGTGATGAAATAATACGTATCCCCATTCTTTAAACCACATGAATTAGCTTTTTCTTCTTTTTCTGATCTTTCACAAAATTGCTCAAATAATGATTTGAATAAATTCTGTTGTGCTTCAGATAATTTTGAAATATCAATTGTCTTTTCTGTACCCATTTTCTTTCACCTCACTTTATGCTCCAAAGATGTATTTAATGATTCTGTCTCTTCCGATTGCTTCAATTGCATCAACTAAAACATCTTTTGATGTAAACATAACTGTACCCTGTATTTTTGTTGTAGCCCATGTATCGCAAAGAAGTCTTTTTCCGTCTTCTTCACATCGAATACAATAACAACGATTGGCAAATTCTGTGCCATTGTGTTCCTTTGCATACCGCTCAAGTTCAACTTCTACTTTTCTTTTCTTTCTTGCAAATACTGCTTCTTCTTGTGTTTTAAATACGTTGCCTAATACCCATCTACCGTTATCGACAATGCTATTAAACCATATTGCACTATAAATAGATCCGCTACCATCAATGTAATGATATCTTTCACCGTATTTTGGTTTCCAAACTTTAGACCCTGAATTAGTTTTTTCTTTTGGTTTCGCTCTTTCACAACATTTATCAAATAATGCTTTTATTAGATCCTGTTCTGCCTCTGGCAGCACTGAAATATCAATTGTTTTTGTTGTACTCATTTATTTCCCCTCACTTTTAAACTCTTCAATCTCTCTCCACGCCAAAACACTTTCGTCGTTATAGTATAAAATGTTACTGTTACGCCTTCTCCATCCATGAGAATCGTGCCATGACCTATGAGTGCATTCACCTTTTATAAAAACCCAAACGTACTTAATATCTTCTGGCAGATCATCAGGATTCTTTCTTAAGTCATGCCATCTATACTTTTCTTTATATTCTTTTAACTCTTTCAATTCTCCCAGCCACTTCGCAAGTTGCTCATGATTTAAGGCACAGTCAATCAATCCATCAAGTTCTTCATCGTCTGGATTCGCATGACACAACATGGCTTCTGTGTATTTCTTTGTTGCCATATCATTTGCGCATTTGATAGTTTCTTCTAAATTCATTTGTTTCTCTCCTCTCTAATCAATATCTGCGATACTCTCTACAAAACAGTTATAATAAATATATCTCTTACCTTTGTAGTCAAACTTGACATATCCACCATCATTTGTATCAATATCAATTTTTCCTTTATATTCAGCAATCTTCTTACCGTCTGCCGTGTATACTGTAATGACTCTATTCATACCACCATTCCAATTGCTTTTCATATCAACAACTCCTCTTTTGAATCCTGCGGTACATCCTGTCATTGATCCTAAGCAAATCGTTGTTCCTAGAACCGTTGCCAAAATTTTCTTTCTCATTTATTTCTCTCCTTCTTCCTTATAGTAATATCCATACAAGCAACAATCTCCAGAATCCCATGTGTCGTAATAACAACCGTCTGAAATTGCAACTACATGATTCGCAACATTTACCAAGTAATTGCCTTGTTTATGATCTTTTGCAAAACTTTCAACTGTTGGTCGTTTAGATCCTTTTCGGTTGCTAATACCTTGATAAGCAAACCCATTATCGAATAAATATTCTTCGTAACATTTTCGCTCTGATGGCATACACTGCATATCCCTTGCGTATGGTAACAAATCATCAAATGTTGTTAACCATTCTTTATCAAGCACTTTTGTTAATGCTCTGATCACGCAATCTGAATGATTGTCTTTTGTATCTTTATCGTTTGGTTGATAATATCTGTAAATTTTATTTTTCATCCTCTCACTCCTTTACTTCGCTTTCTTGAAGATTATCTTTCATTTGTTGAATATAATATACCACTTCTTGCAGATAGTGTCAATACAAAATCTTCAACTTCTTGAATATTTTATTTTACATCTAGTATGTAATATGCTACAATATAGATGTGGAGGTATATCATATGATAAGTTATAAACCGCTTTTCGTTACTTTAGCGAAAAAGAGTATGACAAAATCTGATTTGCGAACCGCATTGCATATGAGTCCTGGTACTATTGCTAAGATGGCAAAGCACCAATATATCAGTCTCGAAAACATTGACAAAATTTGCTTATATCTTGATTGCAAAGTTGAAGATGTTATCGAGGTCATACCAAACGATTAATCAAAAAGACTTTGACCATTTAGGTTAAGGTCTTTTTTAGTGGAAACAACAGGAATCGAACCTGTGTCGACAATTTATATGTGATGAAAAATTAAAATGTAAATAATATAAAAATACTTATATGGAGGTAGAAAAATGAATGTTTATGTATTTGCCTGCTCTACCAACTGAGCTATGTTTCCATGACTGGCATTGTATTTCAAATGCCAGTTTTATGTTTGTAAAATTAATTTTTGTAGATGAATTTATCCGTTATTTGCGAGCGTTTTTCATCTGATCTAATATGGCTTTAGCTTCTTGCTGTCGTTCTTCTTGTTCCATATGATAATCCAATGTTTCTGCACTAGATTCATACGCAATAGCAACGCCTTTGGCTTGTTCGCTAAGTTTCTTTGCTCCTTCTCGAACCTCTTCCAAACCTTCCTGAGCAGCATTTGAACTATTATATTGATCTAAATTTTTCTGTAATTCTGCAATCTGCTGATCTGCCTCCATCTGGAGAACTACAGTATCTTTTTCGCCTTTTAACTTAATGAGCTGATCATATGCCTGGTTTTTAATTTCTTCCTGTTTATCCCTTGTGGATTGCAACTCTGGAATCTTTTTTTCGTACACTGATTTCTGTGCCTTTAACGTGGCTAATTTTTGAGCATAATACATTGCTTTTTTATCATCATTGTTATCAATGTACTGATTGATCATTGCCTCAGTTTTAAAAATTTCTTCTTCGGTTTCCTTGAGATCATCTTCCATTGTTGCCAATCGACCAGCTACCGTTGTGTATGTACCCATTGTTTTCTTATAAAAGTCCTGTTTCTCTTTAATTGCAGTATTATATCTGTATCTTGCTCCTTCTGGAGTCATTGCATTTTCTTTGATTTTCTCTGTAACTGTTCCAGATGCCACATTTTTAATCTGCTTTCCATTTTTAGTAAATTGTAAATATGCAATAATCGCTACAATTACACAAATAATAATAATCGCCATTATAATTTCTCCTATATTTTAAATACATCCGCCACATGAGTTAGGGCGAAAATCTTGTTCATTAATTGCTTTGAAAATTTGACGTTGAACATCAATATCTTTTGTAATTTTATTTAACCAATATTTATTAGACTCAATCCATTCATCTTGTTTCAGTCCGTCATAATATGACTCCCATTCTTCAACCCCATCCTTAAAATACCATCGCCAATATCTTTTATATGTATTCATAGGTTCTGTACGTAAGTCTTCTGGAATCTTATCGGTAACATCTTTACCATCAACATAAAGCTTCCATTCTCCAACACAGAGTACAAAACCACGACCTGTCCATTTTGCTTTAACTTCCATATTTAATCATCCAACTCCATTCCTGCCTCGATCCACATGCCAGATATAAATTTAAGCATTGGAGCAAGTTTAAATACATTCTTCTCATGCATTTCATCAATGATCTGTCTCACTGCTTTATCCTTGCATTCACCTGTTCTGATATATTCATCCAACACTTCGTATGTAAATCCAAGATTATCTTCATCTGTCTTGCCACATAACCCATCAGTAGGAGTTTTTTCGATTAACTCTGTTGGAAGTCCCAGAACTCTACCAATTGCTTTAACTTCTGTTACAGTCAGATCACTTAATGGGCTAAAATCTCCTGCTCCATCTCCATATCTTGTTGCATACCCAACCCAATCTTCAGAAAGGTTACAGGTATTGGCAACCCTACCATCCATACTCTGTGCAAACGCATATAATGTTGCCATTCGGATACGAGCAGGTAAATTAGTAGCACTCTGCTTACTCCATTTACCATTTAATACGCTTGATACTTCATGCTTGATACTTAAACATGGCTCGTAGATATTAACCGTATAGTTGTCAATTCTTAAGTGATCACATAACATTCTTGAATATTCAATGTCTGACTGATCTCCCTGTGGCATCATAACACCAATAACTCGATCTTTACCTAGTGCTTCTACGCATAAGGCTGCAACCACTGACGAATCTTTACCGCCTGAAATTCCTACAACGGCATTACATCCTTTACCATTAATTTCAAACCAATCTCTGATCCACTGCACTAATCTGTCTTTGGTTTCTGCTGCATTAAAACTCATGTTTTATATCTCCTCTCTTAAAATTCTCCTTCGTTTAACACTCTTCTAATCTCCTGTAATGACTGTTCTTTGACCAATTTACCGTCTCTAAATACCGTCTCAAGCAAATTATTCATTGGAAGATTTTCTGAAGTATATTCATCTTTAAATGTCAGTTTGCCGTCTGATCCTTTATAGACATGACATAAACCTCTCTGAGATTTCTTAAATCCGCCATCTTTTGGATTCTTAAAAATCGGATATGGTCTGCCATCAATCTCACAATATGTTGCTTTGATGCAACTACTAAACGTATCTCTTGTAAATGGTTTCAAAACTCCATCTTCTTCGATACACTGAAATGAGAATGATCCAACGCCAAGTGCAACATTGCTTGCTGCGAATCCATTTTTCTCTAAGATGTCATAAATCTGCTCACATCTCTGCACTGTAATTGAATCTCCATAAATTGCTTTTACATGAGGATCTAATACTTTGTATCCTTTACTATTCGTAGTTCCGCCAAATTCTTCCCATAACTTGAATACTGTTCTGGTTACTACATCTACACAATCTCCTGAATCCCCTCTTACAAGAAAACATCCATTGTGATTCATGATCTCATTCTTGAGTTTTGGAAGAATATTCTCTACAACATTCCAATAATCATAAGAATCTAACACTGCGGAGAAGCTTGTATTTGGGTAAATCTCTGTTAGCAATCTTTTAATCAGTGTCTCTTCATCTCCGTCAATCGCATAATTACTACACATAACCGAATGCTCAGTAGACGGACTACCAAAAGCAACTGGCTCTTTCGTACAATCACAGTTATAATTTCTCTCTAAATACGGAATTGTTGGAACTGTTGCTGTATTCAAGAATGATAAACACCATCCTGCCCCTGCTTTAACCGCAGACTGTAAACATTCTTCGCCACGAAAATCGAAAGCCCCTAATGCCTTAGATTTTGGGATATCATCATCGCAAGTCATTTCATAAAACTTATTAACGATCTGTCTATATGTATGCCCGACAGTCGCAGCTATCATCGGATGCCACATTTCTGCTGAAATTAAACTTTCTAATGCCTGTGGTAACCATGCAAAATCTTTGTGAGTATTCTCAATACTAAACATCGGCACATGCATTGGTACTAAAGTTCCTTCAGGAAGAGCCTTAATCTCAATTGGAAGATAGCCAAGATCATATAAATCTTCGATTTTCTGTAATCCATATGTACCTTCTCCAAGAGCTGCATCCATTACTGTCTTATAAGTACCAATTGCTTTGTTTCTATATTCAAAGAAAAAATACTCATTAAAATAATCGACCAAATACTCTTTAATGAATCCTTGTAATCCAAACATGGCTACTTCATTCCATCGTTTTACTCTGCTCATACGTGGAGTAAAATAAGAAACAGATTTTGTAATACCTTTTGGTAACATTTCAGCATGGACTGCTTTGTAAAAATCAATTAATAACATTGGATTTGTCTGTTTCATAAATCTAACACCTCAACCTTCTCATGCTCTTTTGTAAAAATACTACGTGTCGTATACACTTTTTTAAACAAACTATCTTCCTTTAATAATTCTCCATCAAGAATTGTATTTTCACAGTGACTAACATATAAATACATATCTTTACAACCGTATTTGTTTAATTCTTTTGATCCGTAGTAGAATGTGCCACCCTTACTACAAATATCATCAATCATTAAAATTGCTGTATTCTCATCTAATTTATCTGTATCTCCATGAATCTCAATACCAAGAATTTTGCCTGTCTTCCAATCACGATTTTTAATTCCATATACAATCGGATAATCATTTGATACAAATTCAGAATATCTTTTTAGTGATCCGCTATCTGGGAAATAGATTACAAGATTTCTTGATGGTTCTGCTTTAAGGACTTTATTGCAAACCTTAGAAATATATAGTTTAATTGGTATATATTGTAGGTGATCAATCAATGCTTTAGAAACATCTGAGTGAGGATCTGCTACGATGACCTTTCTGAAATTTAATTCATTGATGATTTCTGCAAAATATTTTAATGTAAAACATTCGTTATGATCTTTAACCCTGTCAAATCTTGCATTCGGAATATACGGCATCACTAAACACTGTGATAAATGTGGGAAATATTCTCGAATACTTTTTGAAATACAATATAGCGAAAATAATTCTTTATCTGATTCATACAGCCATTCAATTGATACAAATTTATTTACTGCAATCCGTGATCTCATTGCTCCTAACGGTAAATCAATTTTCTGTGTTCCATCTGGAAAAGATTCTGGAACAACTGGTACTCCACCAATAGTAATCATCCTTCATCACTCCTTTACTCATTGATTACTTCAATCTGGCACATTTTCATAGCTTCAAGTGCGTTCTTGTGACTCTCTGGCGTTACACCTGCGCAACACGATGCATCTACAATAAGCTTTGCCTCTGGTAACGTTGTTTTTAACAACATTGCGTTGGAGATTACACAAATATCTGTACAAAGACCAATGAGTGTAATTTCAACATCTTCTGGGTGAGATCTATTACCTTCTCCAAACTCAGCTTCACAATCACATGCAAGATCTAATGACCCAAATGTTTCTTTACGATATGTGTCTAAAAGATATATTCCTTTTTCTTGCTTATGATATTCTGTAAACATTTCAGATGATAATAACTCCTTTGCAATTTTTTTATTGAATCGCCAACCATCTTCTCCTTTAATGCAATGTTTTACTGGAAGTTTCTTTCCTTCCTGTGTAGAAAAATAATCTTCGTGATGTGTATCTATTGTTGCTACAATAATGCCATCAAAATTTTTAATTTTCTCAATTACTTTGGGAACAATTTCCTGTGCTTCTTTGGTTCCAAGGCTTCCGTCGATGAAATCATTCTGCATATCGACGACAACCAATAATTTATTAACGTCCATTGTTTTCTCCTTCCATTAAATTACTGTTTTATTAATCAAATAATCCATACCCAAAGTGCTGTCTCAGTTCATGATTCCAACTATTAATCGATTCAACTTTTCGCTCTTTGACAAGCTTATATCGAAAATCTTTAGGCATAGACAATGCGATAAAATTCATAATAAGTTTTGCACAGTCTTTCCTTTCTTCGATATAATACACGCCATCTTCTTTATAGAAATCAACCTCTTTAAAACACCCAGAATTATTTAAAATTTCAAATGCTGTTTCGCTAATTTCTGATTCTTGATACTCTGTCCAAATCAGTCTCTCACTTCTACGACCAAGACCTAGCCCCGTATAATCTTCATTACAATTAAAACCTACTCCTAGCTTTTTACAGCTGTCTTTATACGCTTGTCGAATTTTATGAATATCATAGTTACAATCAAATAAAAAACTTTCTGATATTTTATGCCCATCTTCCGACCAGTCGCCTAATTCTAATTTATAAATCATTCCAGTCTCCTTTCTTTAGGCACCCACCCGTCAAATATGACGAGCAGGTATATCATCTTAATCTTCTAAAGAATCAATCATCGCACGTAATTCTGCTTCTGACATCTTCTCAATAGCCTCATCCTGTTTCTTGGAAAGAGCATCAATATATTTTCTCTGTGTCAGTTTCTTATTAATACGTTCCTTCTCAGCAAGTCTCTCATTACGTTTTGTTATAAAGATATACTTCACAATACCAATCGCAGCTGTTAACTTTGGATCAACATTTGCATCATCCAACAGACTTTCTTCTGAAGATTTAACTTCCTGATCTTTCAGATTTTTATAAACCACGTCTAAATCTTTATCAGATAAATCCCATAAATCTTCTACGGATAATTCGCCCTTTGTTGATGGGAATCTCAATTTACTTCTTGTTGCCATTTCGAATAAATTTTCTGTTGTCATAATTCAATCTCCTTTTTATATTAAAATTTAATTTTAAGAACTCTTTCAGTAGCGCCCTTGACTTTGACGATCACATCATCTCGTTTTGTAGAACTAAAACCAATTCCTGATAACTGGTTTTGATCATCTGCGACATGCATCTTACTTCCTAAAGCCTCGAATACTCTCTTGTGCTGTACTAATTCCTGTTTCAAGAACTCATTGAAGAATCCATTTGGAGTATCTTCATTTACACATCCGTTTAACATGAACAGATAATGTTTGTGTCCAATACCTGTCTGTTCATCCCAATAGTTAGGCGAATAACACATTACTGTTACTGGCACAAACTGATTTGTATTGACACCCCAGATTTCTCTTGAAGATGTTGTAGATGGAAGTTTCTCTTTGATTGTGAATACTCCATCTTTTAATGTAACTGTAGCCACTGGCACGTTTTGTCCCTGTCGCAAAGGCTGATCGTATTCAAATTCATAAATCTGACCATCAAATTCAATCTCTGCTGTAAATCCTGATGTACCGTTGCTATGGCAATAATTGTGTACGAAAAATTCATAATCTCCATCAACCATCTGGATTTTATCTGCCCATGTGATATTTTCTACAGCAGGTTTCCCCTTTACTGGATTAATTACATCAACATCAAGTCTGCCTTGTGTTTTAGAATCAACCATATGGCTAAAGAAAATATGCTGACAAGGTGTTTTACAATGTGCATCAAAATCATCCCTATTCCAATCTTTTCCTGCGTTCCACTGAATTGAAAATCTTAAGACTCCATCGACTGCTCCGCCTGCGTTTTTAACTCTTTCTTTCATTTCGCTATCTGTCATATTCCCTGAGTATGCCCAACTGAAAGGATTGTTCCACTTCATCATATTCTTAGCATTTTTGTTTACAGGTGCGATCAGTGAGACCATGTTCTTCTTATGTCGATTTTCAAATAAAACTTCTAATTCTTTTGCTGTTGGTAGAACATCTGATACAAATTTCTCTGCACTAATTTCTTCTACTTTAGAGAATTTCTTAGGATTTACAGCGACTTCCTTGCTCATTTCATCAAAAACATCTAAACCGCCCTGGATACGTGGTGCTGCATCACGATTACAAAACAGAATATTATTCACTGTGATATCATCAAGTCTTGCAAATCTACGCTGTAATGAATCCATATATCCTAAATCGGTTACAGTTTTCTTTGCATCCTCAAGCATTTTCTTTGTAAAAATTGCCTTTGGTCGTTTGTAATTTGCAGGAGCTACAACATTTTCATAAGCTTTTACTGCATTATCTAAATCCATACCTTCGCTGATATTCACAAGTAATGTACCGATACTATGGTTTCTAATACGACCAATTACATCTCCGATCGTCATGGCTTTTGTCCATGTGTATGTATCTTTTTCTCCATCAGACAAACCGTTGTATTCTCGCTGATATTTTCTAAAATCTTTTAATACTCTTTCCCATTCCTGTCCTCTGTAAAGAGTATTTGAAGCGATCAGCTCTAACGCTGTATCAACAGCTTCTTCTGTGATTTCATCAAGTGATCTTTTGAACACATTCTTTCGATCTCTAACTTTTGCTTTTGCTGTAGGAATATCAGATTTCCTTTCCAGTAATCTCTCTGGAATCGGTGTATACATATGAGTCCATTTGATAATCTGTTTATCCTCTGTATACTCATTTGTGGTTTTTGTACCAACTGTATTTGTAAAATGTCTCCAAATATCTTTAATTGGCTTTGATTCTACATATGTTCGTAAAGCATCAACTACTGGCTGAAATACTACATCATCGGTATCAATCTCCCAGATCGTATGAATCTTGCCATCAACAATTGCCACAGCTCCACCGATTGTTTTAATAAAGTTTCGGCAATGACCACAGTCATATTCTCGTCGTTTGCGATACATTTTGTTTGTTCCTTCAGGAAAACTGCTCAGATATACTTCCCACAGCACATCTTTATCAATATCAGTTTCATACAATGTAGAGTTGTTTTTCTCCACATAGTCAAGCATTTTATTTAAACGCTCTGACAATTTGTTTAAAAAATTGCTCCAGTTTTCATTCATTGGTGTACACATAATTTATCTCCTTTTTATGTATTATTTAATTGCTACGAATTTTTCATCCTGTTTGTTGTCATTAATATAAATTTCTTTGCCCTTAAGTTCTGGGAAATATTTCTTGGCAAGTTTCTTGAATTCATTAATATTTTTAAGACTTTCGTCATCATATGAATCAAACAACATTTCATCTTTGATTTCCCTAAAGAACTTCGCATGAGGTAAACCTTTTCTTTCCTCTTCTCTCTTCTTGTCTTTCTCCAGAATCTTTTCTAATTTACATAAGTTTTCTGTCACTTCAATGCAACTGCTTGGATATTTCACATATTTGTTTGTCCAAAAATCAACTGCATCATGAGCACCTGCATTACCAAACAGGTATTTTAATACACAAGTCTTGAAACCTTCTTCTCTGTTAAATCTGTCGAATCTGCTTGTATAAGCAACAGTTTCAGTACCACAGTTCCAAACCACCTTAACCATACCTCTGTAAAATTTAGCCTTAGTTACTGGTTTACCACCTCTTTCGATTGGCTTACCATTACTATCTAAAACAGGTTCCCTAACTGTCATCTCTTTGTCTACATAAATAACTTTTTTGATTTTGTCTTTTAATTTTTCTGTATTCATATCTTTCTCCTCTTCGTTTTCTGTAAGTTCACTCATGATTTCATCCAATTTTTCTGACGAAAACGTTAAAGTCGCACTCGTTTCACCATTCCAAACAATATGTGTTGGTGCATAAGGACTCAACCCATGGTCGTCATGTATCATCCTTGATTCCCCTGGGGCTGAGAGTCCACCAAGCCAATTCTTTTCTGCTTCTGACGTCGCAGTAATTGGTTTTTGCTGATAGTGTGGCAGAGCAGACACTCTTCTTTCTGAAAGTGGTGGTAGGGTTAATGTATCAACCTGTATTTTGTCGGCTGAAATCGTACCTGTCTTAATCTCGAGGTCCTCATTTATTGTTTTTAATGATTCTTTTCTTGTTATAGTAATTACCGCTTCTGTTGATCGTATACTCTGATTCCTATACTGTTCTTTTTCATACCAAAATGGAACAATAATCAATGCCTCATTATTCGCATACACGTCCATTTCGATTGGCTCGGCATCATGAAATTTAGTAACTGAATAAAAAGGCGTTGTTCGATCAATCATGAGTTGAGGCTTTATTGTATAAGTAGCAAGAACATTGGAAACACCTGTTAATTCAACAACCTCGATTTTAAATTTTACATATATGTCATCATTCTCTACTTCGACAATATCCCCTACATCAAATGACGAATGACAGTCATGGTTATATCTAATTTCTTTGTTATTCATGCAGCGTATCCAAACGCCCGTTTTATTTTCATCCATATAATTCTCCTCTCTAATGTATCAATTTGTTACTTTACATTTTCACGGTATTGATATTCATCGACACTCAATACCTGCGTACCCATCTCTAGTACCAAGACGGTACTGGAATTTATCTCCTTTCTAACATAATATTTACATTTTAATTTTGCACAAATGCCTGTGCGAGTCATTACATATAATAAGGAAGAAACTCTACCCAATTATATTCTGGATAAGCTCATAATACTTTGTCCTGCCGACATACGACTTATGCTCTGCATCTTTTAATTCTTTCTTCAAAGTACATATGTCTTTCTGATTATCCATGCAATTCTGCATCACTTCTATGTATCGAATACAATTCTTGATCTTTCTATGCAATTCTTGTAAGGTTTTAAGATACCCAACAATCACTGCACGTTTCGCAGCATCAATCTTTTTAAACTCAATCGCATGAAGAATATCACTTCTGGCAGAATCAGCATATGATAATGCATGCTCTAATTCAAACTTCTTTTCTCCTAATTGATCTGAGTCATATGCTAGAAGCCCTACTATAGCTCTTTCCTCAGTCTCTATATTGTCGATCAATGTATTATCACATTCCCAATCCATAAAGCAATTTCCATTGCCTTTACGCATTATTTCACTAGATTCCATAGGTTTTCCAACTTTACCTAGCTCAATTTCTCTGGCATGAAATCCGTCTTTCATCCACGTATATTTATGCTTCAAACCTAAAATGTGCTTTGCTTGCTTAGAGGTAAATTGAGTAGCTTCAGACTTACGATTATCACGAACGTATTTATTTCTTGCATGATCTCTTTTCACATAGAATTCTCCATTCGTAATTATGTATTTCATACATCACTCCTGTATTTAATTGTAGTTTTTTGGAAAAATTTTCATGTTGACGAACATGTTTAGAATTGTTATAATGATTTTAAGGATATTATTATCCTTTCAGATTAAACAATTCTAAATATCAAATTCGATTTTCTATCGTGCTGCCAACACGGTAGATTCAAAAAATCTTTTTTTGTTATCTATGATTTGTTTAGTTGAAATTTTTAGTTTGTGTGAAAGTAGAAGTTTTACCAAAGACTTCTGCTTTCTTTTTTATTGTCTGTATTTTTATTCCAACATTGTATCTCTCTTTGTATGTAAATTGCAGGCATTTGATTATGTCAAATATGTCGTCCTGCCTAATATGAGAGAACAAATTCTCATCTTGAATAAATTCGATCCAATGATATGAAAGATCTTTATCTTTGCCATAGATTTTCATCTTCCTATCATCTGCTCGAATCTTATATTCACTCAGAAACCACGATGACATTTCTGATGAGTGTAAATCAAGTACATCAATATGCATTTGATTTGATTGATTCGCTACCAATGTTTTTAATATTTGATTGTCCATACATATACCTTCCTTTATTCTGCCATGATTTGATGCACACGATAATTTTTATAGTCCTCATCTTTATATAAATAACCAATAGTTTTACCAATTACAGTTTGACGATCACTAAATTGTTTCTTTTTTAATCTATA